AATCAAGGTCTCGTAGGTGCTCAAGGTGCTCAAGGAAACAAGGGTGGAACGGGGTCAGCAGGTGCAAGTGGTCAAAAAGGTGCAACAGGTCCTCAAGGTGATGCAGGTGATAAAGGTAATACAGGTGCTCAAGGTTTAAAAGGTAAAACAGGCCACCAAGGTGATGCAGGTGACGAAGGTGCTAAAGGTACGACAGGTGGTGGTGGTGTTCAAGGTGCTCAAGGTGCTCAAGGAAACAAAGGTGGGACAGGTTCGGCAGGTGCAAGTGGTCAAAAAGGTGCTACGGGTGTTCAAGGTGTAAAAGGTGTAATTGGTGCTCAAGGGGCTTCGATGAGTGGTTTAGGATATTTTGAAGTTCAAGGTGGTATACTAACATTTAAACCAAATGGATGGTCTTCAGGCGATGATGTCTATATCATAAGGTCTGTACATAGTGGTAGCTTTTACTAAATTATTTTTCATATTTATATACAAACATTAAAAAAGTTATGAGAGCAAATTTTGGATTCGATAGAAACCCTCATAGATGGGATGTAAATTTCACAGATTATTATTGGTTCGCAGATGGATTTGATTCAAATGAATTAACTCAAATAGAACAAATGACCAAAATTCTTCCATTTGAAGATGCAGCAACAGGTGAAGGTGAATCATCAAAAAAATCAGATTATAGAAAATCAAGAGTAAAATGGTGTCCTCAAAATCAAGAATGGGGATGGGTTTATGAAAAACTTCACAATATGATTGTAGAAGCAAATCAAAAAATGTGGAAGTTTGATTTATCTACTATGAATGAATCAATTCAATATACTGAATATTACGGAAGTCAAGAAGGTGGGTATGATTGGCATATGGATTGTGGTATAGAAATACAAAATCAAAGAAAAATATCAGTAACAGTACAACTTTCAGATTCAAATGAATACGAAGGTGGTGACTTACAATTTAATATTGGAAAAGAAATGACCGCACCTTCTCAAAAAGGAGCAGCGATTCTATTTCCTTCATTTTATTTACATAGAGTAACTCCCGTAACAAGTGGTATACGAAAATCATTTGTTTTATGGGTTGGTGGTGAACCTTACAGATAAGATATGCAAAAGACTACTTTACCAACGGCATTAGTATATGGTTGGAAACGATTTGGTAAATACGAATTAACATCCGACATCTATCACGAAGAAGATTTATTCGAAAATGTTGTAATTTATTCATACAGAGATGCTAAAAATTGGAAATCACATTTATCTAAACATAAAGCTGATATTATTTATGTAATAGGTGAACTTCCATCGGAATTACAAAATGTAACCGATGATATTGTAAAATCTAAGATAGTTAATGTAGAAGAAATTTATCCTGATAATGTAATAGCAAATGATGTAGTTTGTCAGTCAACTTTTTGGTCATGTGAATCAAATAGAGTTTATAGTAATGAAGATTCACCACTATTATCAGTATTCACTCCAACATATAAAACTGAAAATAGAATATTTAGAACATACAAATCTCTATTAGAACAATCATATCAGAATTGGGAGTGGGTTGTGGTAGATGATTCACCAGAAGACCATCATTTAACTTGGCAAATGATAAATCATATAGCTAAATTAGATTATAGGGTAAAACCATATAGAATATCACCAATATCAGGTGGAAATGTTGGTGAGGCTAAACATAGAGCGGCAATGTTATGTAATGGTGAGTGGTTATTTGAATTAGACCACGATGATTGGTTAATATCAACTTGTTTAGAAGATGTTCTTGATGCAAGTAAGAAACATACAGATGCTGGATTTATTTATACAGATGTAACTGAAGTTGAAAAGGATAATTCACCGAGAATATATGGTTACATAGGTGATGATTGGTATGGTCATTCTGAGAATGGATTTGTATGGGGTTACGCAGGTCATACTTGGCAAGAGATTGATGATAAAGAGTGGTTAGTACATCATTATCCTGAAATAAATCCAAAAACAATTAGATTTAATATTGGAATGCCAAACCATTGTAGAGTTTGGAATAGGGATGTGTATCATAAAATCAGAGGACATAATAGAAATATTTCAGTCGCAGACGATTTAGAATTAATTATTAAAACATTTTTAGAAACTAAATTTATTCATGTTAAAAAAATGTTATATGTACAATATAATAATGGGGACTCTACTGTTGACAACAATAGAGTTGATATTAACCGAAGAGCAAGGTTAATTAGAGATTATTATGATACTCAAATAAAGGATAGATTTGAGGAATTAGGAAAAGAAGATTGGATGTGGGATTATGAAAAAAACCATTCAATAAAAGATATCAGTTATAGAGATTATGACAGATATGGTAAAAACGAAGAATTTGTTAATTATATAGTAGAATAGATATGAGAGTTTTATTTACAGTAGGATATCAAAACGAACCAATTAATGACACCATACTAAAACAAAAAGGTATGGGTGGTTCTGAATATTGCGTCATTAACTTAGCTAAAGAGTTTGAAAAGAAAGGTCACGAGGTAATAATTACAGGTGAAGTTTCAAATAGTCAAACAAATAATCTAAAATTTATTGATTATGACAGTATTGATAACAATCAACACTTTGATGTTGTTATTGCATCAAATTACATTCATTACTTTAAAGTTTTAGAAGATAAAAATATAACATTCGATAGTTCTTACTTTTGGATACATAATTTAGAGTTCTATTCATGGTATAATGGTGAGACTCTTCCAAATGATGGAGTAGATTATCTAAACCATCCTAAATTAACAAATATAATCGCAGTATCAGAGTGGCAAAAGGGTCAATTAGTGAAAAAATATAATTTAAACTCTGAAAAGGTTAAAGTTATAGGAAATGCTATAAACCCATCCGACTTTGATTCCATCCAACAAGAAAAATTTAAAGACAAAGTAATTTACACATCTGGACCTGATAGAGGATTGTGGAATCTGTTAAATATTTGGGATGATTTAAAAAAGATTAATCCTAATTTAACTTTGTGGGTTGCATCACCACCTTATACTAATGATTGGGACACTTTAGAACGAATAAAAAAAGATTACCCAACTTATGAAAGAGACTTTGATGTACATTATTTAGGTTCACTAAATCCATCTGAGTTATACAAACAAATTAAATCTTCTGAGTGGTGGATTTACCCATCTCAGTATCCTGAAACATATTGTATAACTGCTCTTGAAATGATGATGGGTAGAGTTAAACTTCTATCATCTGATACAGGTAATTTAAAACACTTACTCGATAATAAAAGTACATTAATAAGTTCACATACTCATGAGTCAGGTGAAACCCCATTTGATGATAGTTCCCCTGATAACTACAAATGGGAAAATAAAAATACAGGCCTTATGCGATATACATTTATCGCAGCATTTGCTTTTTCAAGTCAACAAGCAAAAGAACACAAGAAGTTGTTAGATAGTGCTGAACAATTTGCAAGAAAACAAAATTGGAGTGACAGATATGTAGAGTGGTATAATTTGGTGAATGATAAGTTACCAGATGAGGCAAGAGGATTTACTCCGCCAGAAGATTTTGGATTTGAAAAACTTCATCCAGAACTATACACATATTGGGACAACAAAGATGAGTGGACAAAAAAATTCATATCATATTCAGCTCGTACAAAGGAATGGGATTTGATAGTAGATGAACCATTTGATAGTTGTTTTCAATTTCCTTTATTTACTGAAGAATTTTGTAAAATGATTAGAGAAGAAGCCGAACATTCTAATAAATGGACTTTTGACCGACATGAAAATTATCCAACAACTGATATGTTGATAACAGAAATTGGAATGGATGAGATATATAATGATGTATTAAAAGACTATGTTATGCAAGTTGCAATATATTTATGGGCGTTAGAAGGTAAAGGATGGGATAGTATGAGTTCCGAAAACTTTTTAGCAAAATATATACCAACTGCACAAGGACACTTGGGAATACATCACGATAGGGCAGATATTACTTGTTTAGTACAACTATCAGATTTAGATGAATACGAAGGTGGTGGTACTTGGTTCAGAAGACAAAAGAAGTTAGTAAAAAATCCAATTGGTTACGCAACATTACATCCTGGCAATATAACTCATAAGCATGGGGCGCGTGCAACCACTAAAGGTACTCGTTATATTGTAGTTTCGTTCATGGAAAATAGGGAAAGCTAATTATTTCCATATTTATATACATAGAGGAGAATTAAATGGCAGTAAACATTCCAATATGGCCTGGTTCAGGTTCATTTTCAAGTGGTTCATCAACTCCTTTCGGATTCTTTGATTCTGATACTCAATTTCAGAATGACGCTCCGAAAGTAGCAGAATGGTGTGCGAAGAGATTGGGTTACCCAATCGTAGATGTCGAGTTGCAAGATATAAACTTTTTTACTTGTCTTGAAGAAGCAGCTAACGAATACTCTTCACAAGTAAATCAATACAGAGCAAAAGAAAATATGTTGTCAATACAAGGTACTGCTTTAGGTACTGATTTGTCTGATACTGAGATTGCACCAAATCTAAATGGTATGGTTAGTATCGCAAAAGATTATGGTACTGAAGCATTAAGTGGTGGACGAGTAACAGTATATACAGGTTCTTTTGAAATGGTAGCAGGTCAACAGATTTATGATTTATCTGATGCAAATGTGGTGAACTTAGAAAATGGTTCAGTAAATGATGGTATCGTACTTAGACGAGTATTCCATACACAACCACCAGCAATCATAAGATACTTTGACCCATTTATCGGAACAGGATTAGGTTCTCAACAAATGTTAGAAACTTTTGGATGGGGTAATTACTCACCAGGTGTTTCATTCATGATGCAACCAATGTTTGATGACTTATTAAGATTACAAGCAATCGAATTTAATGATTATATTAGAAAATCATCATATGGATTCCATGTAGATGGACAACGAATTAGATTATATCCATTCCCTCAAGGAAAAGATACAGGTGCAAAAGTATATTTCGATTATACATTAGAAAGTGAAAGTAAATCACCAATTGCAAATTCAAATGTTGTAAGTGATTTATCAAACGCACCATTTGGAAGATTAACATATACTAATATCAATAGTGCAGGTAAACAATGGATTGCACGATATGCATTAGCATTAGCAAAAGAGATGTTAGGTGCTATCAGAGCTAAATTTAGTTCTATTCCTATACCAGGTGCAGATGTAACACTTGATGGGTCTGATTTAAGAAATGAAGCTTCGGCTGAAAAAGAAACTTTGTTAACTGACTTGAAAGAAATGTTAGAATCAACTTCTCGTAGAGCATTAATGGAAGCAAGAAAAGAAGAGTCTGAATACTTAGAGGAAACTTTAAACAGAGTACCAAGACCAATTTTTATAGGGTAATTTATGGCATTGTTCGGTGGACAAAGAGATATGAGTTTGTTTAATAAATTGAACAAAGAACTCATTAATGATATAATTGATACAGAAGTGTATTACTATATGGTTGCGATTACTGAAACCAAATCTAATTTATATGGTGAGGGTGACAATAAAGTATTTCACAATCCAATAAAAATACCATGTTTAGTAGAAAGAAATCAAGCAGCACAAATATCTGATGAGTTTGGACAATCATATTCTCGTGAAGTTCAGTTTAAGTTTTTAAGAGATACATTAAAAGAAAAAGATTTAGTACCTGCAGTTGGTGATATTATACAATGGAATAATGAATATCATCTAATAGACGCATCATACTCATATCAATACTTTGCAGGAAAGAATCCTCAGTATTGGGATGGTGGTGAAACTCAAGGTTTAAATGTATCTATTATATGTGATAGTCATGTTACAAGACAAACAAGTATTAAATTAGTAGAAACAAGATTCGGTAATTCAAACCAAAATGATAACGAAGTACCAATGGGACTATAAACGATGGCAACTAAATACAGAAATACAGACAACTCGAAACCTCAGATTATACAAACACAATCTTCTACATCACCTGACCCTATATTAAATAAAGCAAAGCAGTTTAGAAGGGATAAGGATAATGTAAAAAATGTAAGTGTTGGTATTTACGATATCGATTCTGCATTTAAAAACTTTTTAGAAAAGGATGTAAGACCAACTGTTGAGGATGATGGAAGATTTTATCCTGTTCCTGTAATGTATGCATCACCTGAAAAGTGGGCAAGTGCACAACGAGATGGGTTTATGAGAGACGAAAACGGAATGATGTTAACTCCCGTTATTGTTTTTAAAAGAGATAATCTATCAGTAAACACCGATTTAGCAAAATTAAAAGTTGCACAAAACGAAGATACACATCAGTTCTTTGAAAGAAAGTACAATAAACTTAATAAGTACGACCAATTTGCAATACTGACAGGAGAAAATCCAAAGAAAGAATTTATGTCAGTTGAAAGACCTGATTATGTTGATTTACAATATGAAGTGATAGTTTGGTGTGACTATATGGAACAAGTTAACAAAGTTGTAGAGCAAATTGTATTTTTCCAAGGTCGTTCTTTTGGTGAAAGATATAAGTTTGTAATAAAAGGTGATTCTTACTCATTTGAAACAATGTCTGAGATGGGTCAAGACCGAATTACTAAAGCAACAATATCTTTAGTAACTAAGGCTTATATCGTTCCAGAATATGTCGGACTAAACAACAATACTAAACGAACAGTATCGATTGGAAAAGTTTCATTTTCAGAAGACCCAAGTCTTTCTGGCATTAAAATCTCTAAAAAGAGTGGTAATGAATAATTTTTCCATATTTATAAGTGTAGTAAATAAAATTAATATGTTATGGCAGAAAAAGAAATAAAAAGTTTTTCGGAAGAAGAAGTTAAAAAAATTACGGAAATTCAAAGTAAAACTCTATCAATTACATCAAGGTTAGGTGAGATTGAAATTGGTATTCAAAACATGGAAGCCCAATTCAATGAAATGAAACTTGAAAAGAACACTTTGATGGAATCTTACAGAGAATTATCCAACGAGGAAAGAGAATTAAGTGTGGAGTTGAGAGCTAAATATGGTGAGGGAACTTACGATGTAGCTACAAATACTTTCACACCTAACAAATAAGTATTCGTTTTGGAAATTTTTGGAGTATTTATATAAAGGTAAACCCAAAGATTTAATTTAGGAGAAAATAATGGCAGAAAGAATTGTTAGTCCAGGTGTATTCACAAGAGAAAAAGACCTCTCATTCTTACCACAAGGTATAGGGGAGATAGGTGCGGCACTTATAGGACAAAGTATAAAGGGGCCTGCATTCGTACCAACACAGGTAGAGTCCTTTCAAGAATTTCAACAAGTATTTGGTGGTTTGACAGAAGATTCATACCTACCTTATACTGCACAATCATATTTAGAAGACGCAGGAACTGCGACTATCGTAAGAGTATTAGGACAGAGTGGTTACACTGTTGAACCTTTAGTATTAAAGATTAGTGGTTCAGTAGCAGCAGTAATTCACCCTACTACAAAAGTACCTTTCGGTGGTGTTGCAAACTCAACAGGTTCATTTGATAGGTCACTTGTAACAAACTTGAGTGGTTCAGCAGCTTCACCAACACCAGATGTTTCGGCATCTAACTTCGCACTTTATATGAGTGCATCAGGTGCAGTAACAGGTTTATCAGAGTCAGCAGTACTTGCAATAGCAACCGCATCATTAGACCCAAGCGCAGTAAACTACATTGGAAAAACACTTGGTTCATCTCCTAAAAATGGTTCGGAATTTGGTTACCTATATATGAACTTCAATTCATTCCAATCGGCATCTTTCGCAGCTGACCCTAATTGTAATGTAGAAGTTGATACATTTAGAAAAACTGACTATACAAAAGCATACCAAGAAGCTTCAACACCTTTCATCATATCACAAGATGTATCAGGTACAAGTAAAAACTTATTTAGATTCCACACATTGTCACATGGTACTTCGACAAACTACGAATTTAAAATTGGTATTAGAGATATTAAACCAGCAAATGAAGTTCCTGGTTCTGAGTATGGAACATTTAGTGTTATCCTACGAAGAGTAGATACTTCTAAAATTGCTAATTCTATATTCGGTCAAACTGTTCAAGATAGTGATGTTAGACCAAGTATTATAGAAGAATTTAGTGGACTTAACTTAGACCCTAATTCACCTAACTACATTAAAAGAGTTATTGGTGACAAGTTTATTACTGTTGATAACAATGGTAAAGTTACTTCAAATGGGGATTATCCAAACGCATCTGTAAACATTAGAGTAGAAGTAAATAGTGATATGGATGGTGGAGCACTTGATGCAAGTCTTGTTCCTTTCGGATTCGCACCAGTTAAGTCACCTATACATAGTGGACATGATTTACCAAGTCCTACATATGTAACAGAACAATCAATTGCAGGTGAATTTAACAAGAGAGCATTCTTAGGTTATTCATTCGACTTTACAAATACAGATAACTTAAACTACTTAAACCCAATTCCAGATTCAAACTCTGAAAGTGTTGGAAATAAGTTCTTATTAAGTCAATGTACTTCTAATGGAGCAGCAATTGCACTAAACGATGGTCTTATAGACAACAAAAAATTCTTAGTACCATTCCAAGGTGGATTCGATGGATTCGCACCAAACAGAACAGTACTAACAGGAGAAAACATTGTTGCAGGTAATATGCAAGGATTAGATTTATCATCAGCAACCGCAGAAGGTACAATCGCAATGAGAAAAGCTATTAGCGCAATGTCAAATCCTGATGAGTATGACATGAACTTGTTAATTACACCAGGTGTAATCAATAGACTACACTCGTCAGTAACTACTTTCGCTAAAGATATGTGTGAAGACAGACAAGACACATTCTATGTAATGGACGCAGGTTCTTACACAGATTCAATCGCAACAGTAGTTAACTCACTAAGTTCATTCGATTCAAACTATGTTGGAACTTATCACCCATGGGTTAAGATTCTTGACACAGATAAAAATAAGCCAGTCTGGGTACCACCAAGTGTTGTATTACCAGGTGTTATCGCATTTAATGACGCAGTTGCTGAACCATGGTTCGCACCAGCAGGTCTTAATAGAGGTGGTTTATCAAATGTAATCGAAGTTAAGTCAAGATTAACTCATGACGAGAGAGATACATTATACGAAAACAGAATTAACCCAATCGCTACATTCCCTGGACAAGGTGCTACTGTATTTGGTCAAAAGACATTACAAGCTAGACCATCAGCTCTTGACAGAATTAATGTTAGAAGATTGTTAATCGCATTGAAGAAGTTCATCGCATCATCTTCAAGGTATTTACTATTCGAAAATAATACGGCAGCAACAAGAAACAGATTCTTAAGTATTGTTAACCCATACTTAGAGTCAGTACAACAAAGACAAGGTCTTTTCGCTTTCCGAGTGATTATGGACGAATCAAACAATACACCAGATATTATAGATAGAAACATCTTAAAAGGAGAAATCTTTATTCAACCAGCAAAAACTGCAGAATTTATAGTACTTGATTTCAATGTACTACCAACTGGCGCAGCTTTTCCTGAATAAAATAAAATAAAGACTATTTATTAGAAAGAGAAATAGGAGAATTAAATGGCACAATTATTAGACCCAAATGAAATAATGTTCACCAACTTTGAACCTAAAATGTCAAATAGGTTCATCATGTACATCGAAGGAATCCCTGCATACTTGGTGAAAACGGCAGCCAGACCAGAAATAAACAATGGTAAAGTTACCATCGACCATATCAATGTTAGAAGATATGTAAAAGGTCGTTCTGAGTGGCAAGATTTAGCAATCACTTTATACGACCCAGTCGTACCTTCCGCTGCACAAGCAGTAATGGAGTGGGTAAGACTACATCACGAATCTGTAACAGGTAGAGATGGATACTCTGATTTCTATAAGAAAGATATCACATTTAACAGTTTGGGTCCTGTTGGTGATAAAGTAGAAGAGTGGACACTTAAAGGTGCATATATTCAATCAGCTAATTTTTCAGACATGGACTACGCAGGTGAAGATTTGGCAACAGTAGAAATGACACTTACTTACGATTACGCAATACTACAATACTAAATACGGATTGTAATAAAAATTGAAATAAGAAACCCGCCCCATAAGGTGGGTTTTTTAATTTTATTTACATATTTATTAGAGGTTAACCAAAAAGGAGATAAGATATGGCAAAATTAATAGTTAAAAGAATTGATGACAATATTGTTGAGTGGATTGGTGATGATTCATATTGTACTTGGGAAGACAAGGACAATGGTGGTGAAGCTGCAACGCATTTTACAATCGCAGAAGCAAATGAAGATTGGGGACTACCAATTAATGGCTTCGATTATGGTGGAAGAGAAAAAATTACCTATGATGGTGATTTACCAGATGGATTTGAATGTGGTGTAACTACACTAACAGGAACCGAAGGTAATTATACTTGGGGATAATCCAAAATCTATTTTAAAATCTTAAAGTCTCATTATTAAAACAATTTTGAGACTTTTTGTATTAATAATAGTCCAGTTACATATATATTATAGTACAGTACAACAAAAAAAGATATAAAACGAGTTTTATTATGGCAAAAGAAAGATTAGAAGATGAGTACCCAATTTCCGACAAGGATATGGTACAAAAAGCTATCAAAGACCACGAACAAAGAGAAGTTCGTGACTATAAGTTCCCTACGGAAGTTATAGATTTACCCTCAAAAGGACTTATATACCCAAAAGACAACCCACTATCAAGTGGAAAGGTTGAAATGAAGTATATGACCGCAAAAGAGGAAGATATCCTAACCACACAATCATATATTAAAGACGGAACTGTTTTAGACAGATTATTTCAGTCATTAATCGTTGGTAATGGTGAAGGTGAAACAATTAAATACATAGATTTAGTTACAGGTGATAAAAACGCAATTATGATTGCTGCAAGAGTACTTGGGTATGGTAAAGAGTATAAGGTTGAAATTGACGACCCAACTATGCCAGGTACAAAGCAAAAAGAAAACATCGACCTTACTCAATTCCAAAATAAGGATTATGAGGGTGAAAATCAAGTAGAACCACATAAAAATGAGTTCGAATTCACTTTACCAACCTCACAGAGAAAGGTTACCTTTATGGCGATGACCGAATCTAAAGAAAGAAAAGTTAAACATCAAGTAGAAGCAATTAAGAAGGCAAATCGTAAATTAAAAGATATGACTTCAAGAGAGTTAACTACAAGAATGAAAAATATGATTCTTTCAGTAGATGGGTCAGATGACCAAAAAGACATCAATCATTTCGTGGACAATGAATTATTCGCAGTAGATTCAAAGGCACTCAGAGCGTATATCAACCAAAGTGTTCCCGATATTGATTTAACATTTGAATTTGTATCTGAGGAGACCGGGGAAGAGAGAGAAATGCAACTGCCTATGGATGTCGGGTTTTTTTGGCCTTCCGAGTGATTATAGAAAGCATTTACATTCTCAAATTTTTGACCTCATATATCATGGAAATGGTGGGTTTAGTCACACCGATGTCTACAATATGCCTGTTTGGGCGAGAAACTTCTATATCGGTAAGATAATAGAATTCAAACAAGAAGAAAAAAAGGCACATGATAAAGAAATGAGAAAAATCAAGTCAAAAACACCAAGAAAATAATAGTAGTATAAGAACCCGACATATTTGTTGGGTTTTTACATATTTATAGAATATAACAAAGGGATATTATATGAAAACCATCAAAGCAACTAAATTAAGAGAGGTCTTATCTTCCAAGGGAGTAGATGAGGGTTTTATTGATAGAATCTTTCACAGAATACAAAAGGCTAAAACCGATACCAAACTTAAACAGATTGAAAAGGACATTGAAAGGTCTAAACAAAAAGTGAAAGACATAACTTCAGCTCAAGAAAAACTACTTATCCAACAATATGGTAGTAAGGATAAAATTCCTCAAGTAATGAAGAAACAATTCGGAATTGAATAACTTTAGGGTTCTAAATGGCAGATGATTATAAAAAGATTGAAGAATCATTTCTTGGCGCAAGAAATTACGCCAATGAATTAGCAGACCTTCTTGGTAAAGCAGGAAAGAATACCAAGGCTGCAAATGAGTTTGCCTCAAAATTAGCAGACAATCTTAAATCACAAACAAGTGCCGCCGATAAACTAAACGCAGCAGTTGAAGCTAGACAAGACTACATAGAAAAAACTGTAAAGAGTGGTAAATTCCTGAATAAGGGATTGATGAAACAATTGGACACTACAATTAAAATTCTTGATGCTGAAAAAGAGAAAGAATTAGAAGTTCAAAAACAAGTAGACAAAGCTAAAGAATACGAAGATTTACTTAAAGACCAAAACGACCAATTAAAAGAATCATTAGGATACTCATCAGAACTTGCAGACCTATTTGCAGCAGGTGGTGTAGCGGCATTAGGTGCAAAAGCATTTACTGAAGGTATTGGTAAAGCAAAAGAGGCATTTACTGGAACTTACGATACTGCAATAGATTTATATAAGACAATGGGTCTATCAGCAAATGAAGCAGCAGGAATGGCTTCAAGTATTCAAGGTGCATCGATGTTCTCACTAACAGTAAGTGCAGAAGATGCGGCATCAGCTGCAACGGCAATGAGTGACGCATTTGGAACGGCTCAACATATAAACGCAGAAACATTAAAAGATGTAGCAGAACTATCCAACTTATTAGGTGATGGTGCTGGTGCAGTCGCACTACAACAAATATTTGAACAAGCAGGTGCTGACGCAAGTGATATGACATCTGAAATAAAAGACATCGCAAGTGGTGTCGGTGTCAACGCATCCGCAGTTCTAAAAGATATGGCAAGTCAACAAAACCAAATGTTGGGGATGTCAAAAGAAGAAATTAAAGTATTAGCTAAAAAATCAGCAGAACTTGTTAAACAAGGGATGTCAATGGAGAAACTGAATGCGGTATCTGACAATATGTTAGATATAGAAGGTAGTATCCAAAAACAGATGAAAGCAAGGGCATTTGGATTAGGTGAAATGTTACCTGACCAACAAGCTATGTTAAAAGCCGCAGAAGAAATGCAATTCGGTGACCAAGCCAAGGGTGCTGAAATGATGATGAAGGCTATAAATGACGCAGGTGTATCTGCAGAAGACTTTGGTAAAATGGGTCGTAAACAACAACAGATATATGCTGACGCAATTGGAATGTCTGCATCTGAGTTGGGTAATATGTTACAGACTCAAGAAAAGAACGCAGAGTTACAAGCAAAGTTTGGTGAAAAAGGTGCAAAAGTTTACGGATTCCTAACCGCAGGAGCTACCAGTATGGGGCAAGGTTTAATAGAGACGGGAAAACAACTTGCTTCAATGATTATACAATATGGTATAATGAACAAATTAGGTGGTAAGAGTTTCTTTGGTGGTGCACCAGGTAGTGGTGGTAATGATAAGTCAAAATCAATCACCAAGAAAAAGTCTAATATCAAAAGTGGTGGTGGTAAAGGAATGAGTGGTATGACAGACGCCATTTCAAAAATAGACGCCAAGAAACTACTCGCAGGTGGTGCAGCATTAATACTTGTAGCGGCAGCCGTATTTGTATTCGCAAAAGCAGTACAAGAATTTATGAAGGTTGAATGGAAAGCTATTGGTATGGCAGTTGTATCCATGTTAGCATTAGTAGGTGCATTGGCATTGGTAGGTGCAATAATGATGAGTGGTGTTGGAGCAGTTGCTATTCTCGCAGGTGCAGCCGCAATGTTAATCATAGCCGCAGCATTATTAGTTCTTGGGTACGCAATACAAGAAATTGCTAAAGGATTTGAAATGATGGGTAATCTTACAGAATCCTTAATGGGTCTGATTATGATTGCACCCGCATTAATACCATTAACCGCAATATTAAGTTTACTTGGTATTGGTATGTTGGCATTGGGTCTTGGATTACTTTACGCAACGCCGGGTATTCTTGCATTTGGACTCGCATCTATGATATTGATTGCAGCAGTTCCAGCAATATCGGCATTAGCCGCAGGATTAAGTCAATTAGTGTTAGTCGCACCAGGTTTACTTTCCTTGGCGGCAGGACTTGCGGCAGTAGGGTTGGCGATGATGCCATTCGCAATGGGTCTATTGATGATAACACCATTCCTTGGAACAGTATTCGCATTAGGACTTATGTTACCAATGATTGCAGGAGCATTTGGAGCAGGTGGTGACGATGGTGGTGGTGCAACCGCAGGTGGTGGTGGTGAAAGTGACCCATTATTAGAAGAACTTAAATTGTTGAGAGCTGACATAAAGGGTCAACCAATACAAATAGTATTTGATAATAAAGTAGTTAGTGAAATATCAAGAACACAGAGAACAAGACAAAGTAGAGGAACATAATGTCATTAAAAGACTTAAAATCAAATCTTGGTGATTACAGAAAGCCAAAAAGTGAACCTCTTGAAGTAAAAACAAGAATAGAACCTTCTGCGTTTAATACTGTACCATTAACTGATAAAATCAAAACAAAAAATGATGTACAATATTCAAGACAAACTCCTGAAAAAGTAGGTACTTCTCAGAATAAAGTAACACAAGGTGATAAGTTCAAGGGTGAGACTGAAGCAAATGAAGTAACTCAAGGTGATAAGTTCAAAGGACAAACCGACCCAACACTTGTTAATCAGACAGAAAAGTTCAAAGGTGAAACAAACCCTACACTTGCAAATCAGACAGAAAAGTTTAAAGGTGAAACAAACCCTACACTTGCAAATCAGACAGAAAAGTTTAAAGGTGAGACTGAAGCAAAAGAGTTTAAGTTTACACAAAAGTTTTTAGGTGAGACAACTCCTAAAGAGTTTAAATTTGCACAAAACTTCTTAGGTGAGACAACTCCTAACGAATCAGATAGAAGTTCTAAGTTTTTAGGTGAAACAACTCCTAACGAATCAGATAGAAGTTCTAAGTTTTTAGGTGAAACAACACCCAATGAATCAGATAGGTCTTCAAAGTTTTTAGGTGAAACGACACCCAATGAATCAGATAGAAGTTCTAAGTTTTTAGGTGAAACGACACCTAACGAAATGTTAAAACAAACTGGTGAATCATTTTTAGGTGAAACGACTCCACCAGTTGCAGGACAAGGTGATAAATTTAAAGGTGAAACGACACCTAATGATTTTACTTTCAATGGTAACTTAGAAGGTCAAGGACTTGAAGTAGGACAACAGGTTAATTTCTTTACCGATGATAAAGCAGTTGGATTCTCACCATTTATGAGAACCAAAGATGATACTAAATTTACAGGTATAAATGATACTCAATTTGATAACGCATCGTCATTATTAAGTAATTTTAGTCAACAAAGTCCTGGAATATCATTTCAAGCCGGATATGGTCAATATAAGGTAGGAAAAGCAATTGGTGATACACAAAGATACTCACCAGATGGTGATAGATACATAGATTCATATACAAGTATTGGTGATTTATTACAACAAAGACAATCACCATCTTTCTTAGACGAAATGTACTCTAAATTCAATCTTCAAGACCCAGAAGCAAATAAATTTAGTTTAATACCTCAACCATATGTTTTAAGAGGTATACAACGAAAGAAAAAAGGTGAACCTCAAAGTTGGGGATTTGGATTCCCAATTGATGATGGTTTAATTCGTGGTGGGGCAGTTGCTTCAACTGAAAGAGCTGCAATAGACTTAGTAAGGATGGGTTCATTCTTTTTATCAGTAAAAGGTTTACTATGGTCTGCAACACAAATTGGAAATCAGAGAAGTAACACATATAATAAAATTTGGACTCCTGCAAACTTCTTAGCTGCGATAGGTGGTCAACAAATAGGATTTAAACCTGATAGAAGTGGTATCCTTGGATTAGATACGCTAGGAAAATACACAAAAATAGGTGGTGTCACCGAAGGTAATCTTCAAAAACCAAAAAATAATCTAATTTCGTTATATGATAGTTTTGGTACGATTGAAATTGGTAGTGACTTAAAAACATTTAGTGGTGGTACTGATTCCTTATATGGTATTGGTCAGACTGTTGTAAAAAGATATACAAATTCATTTATAAAAGGATTAGGTGCAATCGCAACTGGTAATAAAATTACAGGTCTATCTGATTACACTCAAAAGTTCTTTTTTAAAGAAAAAAATGAAGAAACTGAAGAAACATATTTTAAATCTATACCAACTGACCCAGAAGACCTTAAGAAATATGGTGTAGTAGAACAATTAGGTAAAATACAAAAGTTCAATGAAGATAACAAACCAAATCTTGTTGAATCAGATGGATTAGTAGGGCCAGATATTGTTGACATTGGGGATTATATGATGATTTCTCATGGTAAGTTAATGGATATGGCAGATGAAAGAGCGCAGCTTGGAGCTACACCTGTATCGCCAACTGATTTTAGGAAAAAGTTAAAAGGTGGTTCAAGGGGTAATGTAGAATCAAAAGAGTATGACAAAGAAAATATAGAAACAATATTTAAGTTCCCAAGTCCAGGTAAACCTGTCTATACAGATGGTTCGGCTAGAACTGGTCAAAAGGAAATGAAATATGATACCACAAAGCTTACTAATTGGTCATCGCATTACGATAAAATACAAGCATCAAAAATTGGTGATGAAATCCAATCAGACTTAGTTAATTTAGTTTTCAGATTAGGTACTGAAAAGAGTAATCTACAATTTAGAGGAACTGTAACGGGGTTAGCAGAGAACTTCTCACCAACTTATACTGAAATAAAATATAGTGGTAGAGCAGAACCTGTATATGTTTATGAGTCATTTAAACGAGACATATCATTTAATTTTAAAGTATACCCAACATCAAGAGTTGAGATGCAACCATTGTGGACTAAGTTAGAACGATTAGCAACTTATACAATGCCAAATTATACAGGAAACGGATATACTGCGCCGGGTAGTAAAACGAACAAAGAATTAAAACTAACAGTTGGTAAGTTGTATGTAGAAACACCAATGATATTAACATCATTATCATATACATACTCAGACGAGGTTGCATGGGATGTAGATTTTGGATTACCAATGGGTATTGATGTTGCGGTAGGTGCTACTGTACTTGGAAATAATATACACGAATATGATAGTGGTGAGGTATTTGTTTTTAGTAGTGATTTTAGAATTCAAGGTGCGAGTTAAATATGAAAAGATACGATAACATACCAGTAATTAAAAAAGAGGGTGAACGAAAGTACTCTACTACATTAGTATATCCTATAATAAATCCTGAAATTAATGATACTTACATTATAACAAAAGAAGGTGATAGGTTAGATAATTTAGCATGGGAATATTATTCAGACCCTACATTGTGGTGGATTATAGCCAGAGCTAATAATATAGGAAAAGGTACTTTGTTTCCAGAAGTTGGAATACAATTAAGAATTCCTAACGATACACTAAAGTTTATAAATGAGTATGATGCGTTAAATAAAAAAGAAGATTAAGTTATGAGTTTTCAATTAGGTGCAAGAGCTTTACCAAAGCCAACACAGCAAATGTCAAGTGATGTAAGTAGTATCGGTGTCTCAGGAGTAGGACTTCACAGTAGAGCTTATGGAAAAATTACACTTGCAAGTGGTGGAATTGTTAAATGTTCTTCCAATTCATTTAAGTCAATAGAAAGTATTACTAATGATGCTACACACGCAGACTTGCTTACAGATGATAGTGGTAGATTAACACCTTTTCCTGTATTAGAAAGTATTTCTATAAATAACGATGGTGGGCAAGATATATCAGACGCAATGTTATTTGAAGCAAGTTGTAATTGTAAAGTTTATAGTCGAGCTCATTTTAACCATATCGAAAAAAACTTTATGACACCAAGACAACGAGTAAAGGTTACGATAGGATGGGTTGGTGGAACGGCAAAAACAGTAACAGGTGAAATCACAGGATTTAATTTCACTATTAACTCTGATTTAAGTTACGATGTTAGTTTAAAAGTAGCAGGAGCAGCAGATGGTGTTTTAGATGTTGACTACATGACTTTAAAAGATGTGGGTAAAGAAACAGTTAAAGACCCTGAGTCTGGTAAAGAAGTCCCATCAACCGACTTAATAACAAACCTTGTTGGAATCTCATCAAAACTAACGGGTAAACCTGCAGAGGGTAAAGCTCAAGTTAGAAGTGGTGGTGCAGGTAAACCTAAAATTGGATTGGTTAATCACCAAATGGTAAATACGGGATGGTCATCGTTCTTTAATAGTGCAACAGATAATGTTTTACCATATGTAAGATTAGATGAGTTTATTGACTATGTTAATAAAAATTCTAAAAGTGTTGCCGGTACTGCAGCTCAAAAGTTTGATTATTCTCAAATAAAAATAAAAACATCAAATGATTCAAAAATAGCATCAGCAAATCCATTAGAAATGATATTTGGTTGGGCATCGAAGTATGGTCCTAATGCAGATTATAGCGCTTTAACAAAAGGTAGTAATCCATTGGCAGGTATTTGGGTTCAAATTGGGTTTATGCAAACCACAATGAAAGAACTAAAAAATCCACCAGGAAAACAAGATTCTCCAAGTAGGGTAGCAACATCTATGTTCTTAAAAAAAATATTTAATAAAATAAATGAAAACTCAGGTGGATATCTTACATTATTTTTATACAATGACCCAGATTCGCCTGAGTCTGAAAAAGGTAAATTTCTAATTTTAAATAAGGGTACTGCAGCTAAAAAACAAGCAACTCCAACAATGATTAAATTAGTAAAAGGTTTTGGAGATGGTGTTAGAGATTGCAGTCTTACATCTAATTTAGACTCAGACCTAATTGCGTTAGCAACTGCAGCAGCTATGGATGGTGAGGGTTCACCACAATTAGATGCAGTTTTTGCGGGTTGTTATCCAGGTTCTGTTGGAGAAAATGCTAATGATTTCGAAGGAGATTTAGCAAAAGCAATTGAATCACTTGGGGATAATATTAGTGAAGATGATATTACAGGTGCAAAACAAGCATTGAAAGCATATGTAAAAAATAACAATAAAAAATATAACCCAAACATTAGTTATGGGTTAGAATGTGAACTTACTGTTGATGGTTACAATGAACCAAAATATGGAGATTGTTTTAGCGTTGATAGATTACCAACGAGAATAAGAGATAAAGCATATTTTATAGTAACAAAAATTGGTCAAGAATTTAATGGTGGTGATTGGTCTACTAAAATATCTGGCCTAATGATGATTGATGTATAATGGGAAGACGAAGAATATATTATCCAGAAGGAAGTATCCAAAAGGGTCTATACACCGAGGGTGGTGAATGGATGACTGATGATGGTGACGAATGGGTTGGGCAATATCACAAATATACCAACACAGGAGAAATATATACTCAGCCAGTATATGTAAAAGATGTATCTGTAAAATTAGTACCACTTTATAGATTGAACGAACAACTTGCGAAAAATACTTTTCAATATAATGTATTAAAAGAGTTAGTTGAAGATTATGAACAAAATCTTGTAGTACCTGACCCTCATTTGTTTCAACCAACTCAAGAAGATTATGACAATTCTTTTGCAACAAGGTATTTTTACAAAAGAAAGGGAAGTACCATTATTAATGAAGTAAGTGAAGATGGGTTTGGTGAGTTAGAGAGTGTATACTATCAGAAACTCGAATTAAAATGGAAAATTGCTGGACCTTTAAATGATACACCAGAAGAAAAAGGTATTATTGATACCAATAAAAGAACAATTATGTTGTATCAGAATGTATTTTTAGGCCTTGAACGATATCTTACCAACTTACAACAAGGTGCAAAAATTTAACAATTATTTAACATTAAAAGTTTGGTAGTCTCAAATATTATCACTATATTAGTAGTGTAAGATTAAGAGATATGATAAAATCAAAACCAAAAAGTAACGGAAAAATTGAAATAGACTTGACAGGTCCTCAAGGTAATGCATATTACATATTAGGAGTTGCAAAAAACCTTTGTAAACAAGTGGGTGTTCCATTTGAACCACTAATGAAAGAAATGACAAGTGGTGATTATGATAATCTAATCAAAGTGTTTGATGACAAGTTTGGGTCAGTAGTAATAATGTATAAATAAAATGAAAAATATGAAATACGGAATTGAAATCACAAAACCATGGTCAAAAGAAATGTATGACCACAATGAGAAAGTAGCAGAATTGATGAAAGCTGAGATATTACTTAGTATTAAGAACAATAAAAATAATTGGGATAAACTCAATGAACTGATACAACTTTGTGGTGGAATCCAATGGGGAGCATCATACGGAAGTGATGATGATACTTCAGAATTATACCAAGAAGTTATAAACGAACTTGATAATGTTCAAAACTATTGGTTAAACGAAGAGTATCCTTACTATGCTGAAAAAGGATTGGTAAGTGATATTGACTTAGAGTTTATCGGATATTAATTTGGATAATTCATAAAAGTTTCGTATATTAGTTACGGATGAAAATTGTAGATAGCAACAAACAACTTAAGAAACATATATCCCAACTCTATCGGGAAAGGATATTGGTGTACCCTATACTTACGAGTTTAGATAAACACCCTATAAAGACACGAGTATCCGCACTAATCATATCAGATGGTACATTAGACCTATTTGTTAATTACAACAACATAGACGCAAGTAAAATAGACGAAAAGGTAGAGTTTCACAACTTTAAAGAAGTTTACATAGTAGGAATGAAAGATTTTCTATATCACTATGATTTCTTACCCAATATGTATGATTTAGAAATGTCACTCTTTTGGCAAGCTAAACCATTCGATGTACAAGAGAAACCCATCTACACTATATTCAGAAGACGACAGGCACCTAAAGCAAATGACCTTATTCCTATATGGAAACACTACGAACAATTCGAAGATTGGAAGAAACTTTTTGTCGACTCAAAAATTTCTAAATTCTCACAACTATATGCGAAAGCATTACAATGGGTTGAGAAGAATGGACTTTATACGGATTTAGATACACTTGAACATACTCAATATAATACACTTACTACAACATCACGACCATCCAATACATTTGGTGGAGTAAATTACGCAGCACTTAAGAAAAATGATGGTACTCGTAGTAGATTTATTTCACGATTCGAAAATGGTAAATTGTGCCAATTAGATTTCGATGGATATCATATTCGACTTATATCAAAACTAATTGGCATAGATATTCCGTTAGATAAGAAAGCACATGGGTGGTTGGCAAATCAATATGGAAAAGATATTAGTCAAGCAAAGGCAATCACATTTAGACAACTATATGGTGGGGTGGAAGATGAATACTATCACATACCATTTTTCAAAAAAACATCAGATTACATAAACTCACTATGGTTAGATTTCTTACGAAATCGTGAAGTGGTTACACCTATTTTACAAAGAAAAATTAAATTTGATGAGAATCTAAATAAAAATAAATTATTTAATTATGTTTTACAAGCGCTTGAAACAGAAAGAAACATATTTATATTAGATAAATTGTCAAAAATCAATTTGAATCAAAAGTCAGTACCTATATTATATACATACGACTCGATTCTGTTCGATGTTGACGCAAACGAAGAGAATTACATTAGGGAAGTTAAATCAATAATGGAAAAAGATGGATTCCCTGTCGAGATAGAAATTGGAAACAATTATGATAATATGGTTAAGACCGATATTTAGGTATTTATAGTTATGAAGAAATCCCAAAACATAGTAGATAGAATATTACGGAAGGTTTGGTCTGATATAGACACTAAACTTACTGAAGGTATTTATACTGAAGAATTCTTAAAATCTTTTTATTATCATCTTATAGATGAGGTTGGTGAAGCAAACGCTGATATTCTAATTCAAGAGTTTGATAAAGGTAATGAAGAAGAGCCAGAAGAAGAAAGACCTGACTCTGGTGAAGAAAAAGACATTGACAAATTTGGAATGTTGACTCAGATTGAAAAAGACAAGTTAAAGGATAAAGAAAAAGTAAAAGAAAATATACTAATTCAATTAGGACAACTCCTTAGTGAAGCTTCCATATATGACAACAAATATGCAATAGGTGATAAATTCATACCACTTAAAAATACGGCAGATTTATTACAAATGGGATTACCAAAAGGTGAAAAAGTACCTAAAGGACCTTTTACTAAAATAGCACCTACTGAAGATGGTGTTCAAGTAAAAATAAATAATGGTCAAACTGTATATGTATCCGCTGAAGATACTGGTAAAAATTATATAATTACCGCAAGTAATGGAAACATTCAGTCTTTATTTGGTAAAATGAGAAAAGGTTCTAAACCAACTGATGTAAACTTTGATACAGAAACGATGGAAACTGCACAATGTATGGGAACATATGTAAATGGTTTCAGTATACTTAAACAATTAAATGCAGCTACCGAAGAAACTTTACCAAAAGTTACTAACGATGTAAAACAGAAATTTGTAAAAGCATTGGGGAGTAGTGGAGAATACGCAAAACCTAATGAGATTTTATCTAAATTAGATACGATGCCACTCGGTGATTATTTCTTGATAGCACAATTAATGGCAGGTATGACCAAGTTTACAGATGATATGAAATTTAAAGGTGCATTTATAACTCATAAAAATATAAAAGGATATTATCAAGCTACTGAGCGTTCTGAATTAGTAGATGGTGTAAAAGATAATACTGCTGATTGTGTTATATCCAATGTCCCATCGTCTGAACTTATATCTAAGTTAGGTGAAGGGTTACCTGTTGAATATGATAAAAAGGGTGTTTGTACAATAACTGGTACAAGTATTAAGTTTATACAAGTATCACTCAAAAAAGCAGAAGGTGGAGCTCAATTAGGTAAAATATATGGATTCTTAAAAGACAAGTATGGGTTATTGGGTACTGAGGATGTTAAGAATTTGGCATTAGAGTCAGTTCAATTGAATGAGGGATTAAGAGACTTTTTAAATAAGGGTGTTGCTTTTATAAAAGGTATTGGTTCTAACTTATTACAGAAAATTTCTCAATTAGGGAAATTCTTATTTGGATTCTCAAAAAAGATATTCAAGGGATTAAAAAAATCTCCAAAATCTGAAGTTAAAAAATTAGAAAAAGAATTACTAAGAGCAGGGTTACATGAAGGTATTCTAAATGAAGCTAAGAAACCATCTATATATGATTCTTTTGAACAAATTGCAACAAATCAAAAAGTATTAGATAAATTAGTAACTAATGTGGATACTAAACTAAAAGCATTGTATAGTTCAGCTATATCAAATCCAGCATTTTACTATAACGGATATGAAAAACTCTCTTTAACTGCACCTGTATCAAAAGATACTGTTGCTAAGTTATTGACAAACTTTCAATCAGCAATCGTACTTAAAAGTATATTGGGTGATTTATCTGGCGATGCAAAAAAGTTATACTCACAACTAATAGAGATAGAGAAAGAAATGATATATGGTAAAACAACATTACCTTTATATAAAGTCTTTGGTGTAGATAAAGATGGAAAAGGAACTACATATAAACAATTTCCTGGTTCTGAAAAATTTGTACAAGACAAGTTGTCAAAAGACTTATCAGATACAACGGTATTCTTTTTAAGAACAAACGCAAAAGATGGTAAGTATTTCACAATGACGGGATATGGATTAACAGGTATAAATGAAACAACAGGTGATATGAAATATTCCCAATTTAGAATGGGAACTAATTCATCTGGTAGATATAGTTACAACTTTGAAGGTACACAAGAACTTCCATTAGGAAAAGTTAAATCAGCTTTAAAGATAAAATAAGGGATATGGGTGAGAACGCAATTATTATGTACATTTACTAATGAAGCTGAATTTGAATCGGTTTTAGAAACTATTCAAGACTCATTCATCCTTTATAGTAGAAAGATATTTATTTTAAAATTAAAACCATCACAAGAATTAGTGATTAGTTATAACATCATACCAAACAATGAAAGAAAATTCTTAGGAAGTACTATATTAGCACATCGTAAGAAAGAGTCAAACACTATTTACACAATCAACGCATTGAATAGATTGATTGTAGACTTAAATGGTGGTGTTGAGGATAAAACATATAAAATTGATTGGGATAGTTATAGAAACTCTATGATTCTAACAGATGGTGATGGATACAAAATATTAAATACAAGTTTATTTAGAATAGTCAATGTAAACTAAATTATATGCAAAAAAGTTATAATGGTCTTGATGATATGTTATCATGTATCATAAGACACAATTTTCATAAAGACAATTATCAGATAGGTAGTGGTAAATCTGTACCAGTTGATTTACAACCAAAAAGAACTGCGGTTATAGTCGGTTATACTGATGATGAGTTAATTCAAAAATTTGTAGACTCTAAACACTTCAAATGGATATATGTAGTACATGACTTTACAAGAGAGCAATTAGATTTTCTTAGAGTTCAGTTTGGAGAGTATGGGGATTTAGTTAGACCAATACTACACGAAGATGTAATAAAGATATTCAGAATGGCATGGGAATGTATTGACCTTGTGTTCATTAATAGTCCATTAGAAGAACAATACAAAACCTTTCAAAGATATTACACTTATGTAAAGCACATTTCAGCTGGTTCTAATTTTGATTCCGAAGTTCATGAAGAAATGCTTAAACACTCATATGCACCTAAAACAAAATTTAAAGATGGGGTTTGGATGCTTCAACACGAAATGTGGCCATGGTATTATGAAAAAGATATTAGACGACCAATCCAAAATCCATACGATTCAAGTAAACCTCGAAGTAAGTGGTTAACAGGAACAGGAACATTACAAGTAGGCAAGAGATTCAGATGGTACGAACAAGATTTAATGATTCATACAAATTGGGACGCAAAGAATCCGTTTGTTGAGTACTATGATGGGATGAAGTTATATGATAGAATACCTGATTTTGAACAATCAATGCGTATACTCGCAATGAATCAAGAATACAGTACTCCTATTGAATTAAGACAAGGTGATATGGAAGATATAGATTACAAAAAGCACTATTTGGAACTCGTCAACGAGGGATTACTAACTAATCTTGTTTAATTCATATAAACTGCGTTATTAAATATTTTTACATATTTATAGTAGTACTGAAAAGAACAAAATAAAAAATAATTAAGAATATATTTGGATTTGTCAACCAAATGTTGTATATTAGTGACTAACATAAATAATTAATAATTAAAAAAGGTAAATTATGGCAATTGATTTAAACGCAATCCGCAATCGTCTGAATTCTCTTCAGACCAAAGTAACAAAGACCGACAACTTGTGGAAACCACAACCCGGCAAACAACAAGTAAGGATTCTTCCTTATGTTCACAATCCTTCTAACCCGTTCATCGAACTTTATTTCCATTTTGGATTTGGTGGTAAAAACATTATCAGCCCAAGTTCTTTTGGTGAAGCAGACCCTATTTTAGAGTTTGCAGAAAAGTTGAAAGCAACAGGTGACAGAAACGATTACCAACTTTCAAGAAAATTAACTCCAAAGATGAGAACTTATGTTCCTATCATCGTTAGAGGTGAAGAGTCTGAAGGTGTTAAGTTTTGGGGATTCGGTAAGAATGTATACCAAGAACTTCTTGGATTCTTCGCTGACCCTGACTATGGTGATTTAACTGACCCTGTGAATGGTAGAGATGTAACAGTAGAATTTAAAACTGCTGCAGAATTAGGTAAAACTTACCCTGAGACATACATCAGAGTAAAACCTAATACAACACCTATCTCAGAGGATAAGAACATTTTAGAAACCTCTAAAGACCAAATCGTTCTTGGTGATATGTTCAAAAAAGTTTCTTATGAGGAAATGGAAGGAATGTTGAAAGAATGGTTAGATACAGGTGAAGTTTCTGATAAAAAAGAAGAACCTAAAGTTGAAGTTAAAGAAACTACAACTGCAACCTCTCCAGCAAGTAATGTAAAAGAGGCGTTTGACGACTTATTTAACGAATAATTTATGGCAAAGAAGAAGAAAGAATCAGTTCGTGATGAACTATCTTCCATCTTAGCTACCAATCTAAACAAGAAGTTTAAGACCACCCACAAGGTGGCTTACTTCTTGGATGGTGGGGAACAAACTCCAACTGACCTTGATGGGTGGGTTTCGACAGGTTCTCCAATGTTAGATTTGGCAATCTCAAACAGACCAAATGGTGGACTACCAGTAGGTCGTATAACTGAGATTACTGGCTTAGAAGGAAGTGGAAAATCATTACTAGCTGCACACGCAATAGCAGACACTCAAAAGAAGGGTGGTCTTGGTGTTTACATAGATACTGAGAATGCTTGTAATACTGAGTTTTTGGCGGCTATTGGAATTGATATCGAAAAGATGTTATATGTTCCTCTTGAATCCGTAGAAGATATATTTGAAGCAATCGACTCTATCATAGAATCCGTAAGAGGTTCTGATAAGAAGAAGTTAGTAACAATAGTAGTAGACTCTGTTGCTGGTGCATCAACTAAGGTTGAGTTATCAGCAGATTATGACCAAGCAGGTTATGCAACTCAGAAAGCTATTATTATCTCTAAAGCTATGAGAAAAGTTACTAATCTTATTGGTAGAGAACGAATCTCATTAATATTCACAAATCAGTTAAGAACAAGATTAGGTGTTTCATTTGGTGACCCTTGGACTACAAGTGGTGGTAAAGCAATAGCATTCCACTCATCTTGTAGACTAAGACTAAAATCTATGGGACAACTTAAATCTAAAATAGGTGGGGTTGACCAAGTAGTTGGTATCAAAACTCGTGCTCAAGTTATCAAGAATAGAATGGGACCACCTCTTCGTTCAGTTGACTATGATATCTACTTTGATAGTGGTATCGACAATTATGGTTCATGGTTACAAATGATGAAAACATATAAGTTGGTAACTCAAAGTGGTGCATGGTACACTTATGTTGACAAATCGACAGGTGAGGAACTAAAATTCCAAGCAAAGAATTTTGAAGACATTCTCGAAGAAAGACCTGAGCTAAAAGAATCTCTTTACGAAGAAATCTGTAATTCATATATTATGGCATACAAGAAATCAAGTGAAGAGGCAAATATTGATAATGTTGAAGTAACAGATTTTGATGAATAGTAAATACGCAGAACTTCTTAAGGAAGTAAACAAAGAATATAATACAACTAAAAATGAATCACTCAATGATAGAGTTCTTATCATTGATGGTCTTAATCAATTCATTAGAGTATTTGGAGCAGTACCTGCTTTAAATGATGATGGTGAACATTGTGGTGGTGTGACAGGGTTTCTCTTGTCCACCGCTGCAACGATTAGAAGATTAAAACCAACTCGTGTTATTATAGTCTTTGATGGAAAAGGTGGTTCAAACAGAAGAAAGTCCGTATATAAGGGATATAAGGAAGGTAGAACGGGGTTAACTAAGTTAAATAGACTTGCAGGATATGAGGACTTAGAAGACCAACGAGTATCTATGAGGAATCAATTTAAGAGACTAATTGAGTACTTACAGATATTACCGATAACAATGACTTATATAGATTATGTAGAAGCAGATGATATTATAGCATATCTTGCAAATCATTACTTTGAAAAGCAGGTAACTATTCTTTCATCTGATAAGGACTTTTTACAATTAGTAAATCACCGAATCCAAGTGTATACACCCACTAAAAAGAAAATGTATACTGAAACAGAAGTTAAAGAAGACTTCGGAGTAAGTGCACAAAATCTTATATTTTACAGAGTTTTAATGGGTGACAAATCAGATAACATAAAAGGTGTAAATGGTGTTGGTATTAAGACAATTGAATCTAAAATGAAGTTTTTAACGGAAAATCACCTTTCTTTAGATACATTCATAGAGAAATGTTCTAAAGAGTGTGATGAGAAGTTGTCAAAAAAACTTATGGACAATTTAGATACAATAAATATGAATTATGGGTTAATGCAATTATCTGACCCTGAGATATCTTCATCAATTACATCTAATGTTAGAGAAATGATGGATGTACACCAACCTCAACTAAACATAGTAGAGTTCAAAAAGATGTTTATGTATGACAAATTATACACCGCATTTGCAAATGTAGATTCGTGGTTAAGAAATTCATTTACATCATTAGACAATTATCTTAAGAATCACTTTGATATTAAAAAATAATTTCGTATATTGTAGTCTATGGAAAAATTAGGAAGTAAGTTCAGTACCTCATTTCAGAATAAAGTTATATCTTCTATATTATCAGATAGGTCGTTTACACGACAGATATATGATATTATTAAGCCAGAGTACTTTGATGCTGAATCAGCAGAGTGGTTAGTAAAAAATATCCTAAAGTATATGCATGAATTTGAGAAGATGCCAACCTTAGATGTTCTCAAAGTCAAAATAAACACCATAGAAAGAGATGTATTAAAAACTTCGGTAGTTGATACATTAAAATTTGCATGGAATCATTTAGAAAGTGATGATTTAGAATTTGTAAAAGAGCAAGTTCTTGACTTCTGTAAAAATCAATCTATCAAAAACGCAATCTTAGATTCAGTACCATTATTAGAAAGTGGGAAATACGATATGATAAAGAAAAACATTGATACTGCTATGAAAGCAGGTCAAGATTCTGATATTGGTCATGAGTACAAATCTATGATTACCGAAAGATATGAAGATACAGTTAGGAATGTAGTCTCAACAGGTTGGCAAGTTATTGATGAAATTACACAAGGTGGTTTTGGTAAGGGTGAGTTAGTTTTATTCGCAGCACCTCCTGGTATTGGTAAGTCTTGGTCGTTAGTAAACATTGGGGTTAACGCAATGAAACAAGGGAAGATAGTAGCACACTATACTCTTGAATTAAATGAAGGTTATGTTGGTCAGAGATATGATGCCGTACTAAGTGGAGTAGCAGTAGGAAACTTGAAATTTAATATGGAAGATGTCGAGAAGGCAGTCCAAAATGTAAAGGGTGACTTAGTTGTAAAACATTATCCAACCAAAACCGCAAGTGTAACATCATTAAAAGCCCATATGGACAAGATGATTTTACAAGGTAAGAAACCTGATGTAGTTATTGTTGATTACGCAGACTTACTTAGAGGTCCTCAGAAAGAAAAAAGACACGAAGAGTTAGAAGAAATTATCGAAGACCTTCGTGGTATGGCAGGTGAATATGAAGTTCCCGTTTATACGGCATCACAAATTAATCGTAGTGGTGCAGAAGATGATATTATTACAGGTACAAAAATCGCAGGTTCATTCTCTAAAATGATGACCGCAGACTTTGTAGTATCATTATCTCGTAAAATAGAAGACAAACTTGCAGGAACGGGTAGATGGCATGTTATTAAAAATAGGTTTGGGCCAGATGGAATGACATTCCCATCTAAAGCAAACTTCTCAACAGGCCAAATTCATATTTACAACGATGATTCCATTGATGGTAGAAAAACTACTACCCAGATGAAACAAGGGGAGAGTTTAGTAAGAAAGGAATTAGCGCAAAAATATAAAGAAATGTCGGGTGATATCGATTTTTAATCATATATATTAAAACCGACAAGAACATAAATGTATAATATAAATCTATAAAAATTACTATGGCATTATTTGACAATCGTATCCCATTTAAACCTTTTGAATACCCTGAATATTATACAGAGGGGTGGTTGAAACAAGCACAGGCATTTTGGTTACATACTGAAATTCCAATGCAAGGGGATATCAAAGATTGGAACGAACATTTAACACCTGAAGAAAAAAACTTAGTCGGTAATATATTACTTGGGTTTGCACAAACTGAATGTGCGGTATCTGATTATTGGACTAATATGGTTACCGATTGGTTTCCAAAGCATGAGATAAAACAGATGGCGATGATGTTTGGTTCACAAGAAACAATTCACGCAACGGCATATTCATATCTAAACGAATCATTAGGTTTGGAAGACTTTGAGGCATTTTTACATGAACCTGCAACGGCAGAGAGATTTGAGAACCTTGCAAGTATAACAAACAGATATACTCATGAAGATTTAAAATCTAATGCAGACGCAAGAAAAGAAGTAGGAAAATCACTCGCTATATTCTCAGCATTTACAGAGGGTGTGGCGTTATATTCTTCATTCGCAGTACTTTACTCATTTCAAATGAGAAACAAGTTAAAAGGTATAGGTCAGCAAATGAAATGGTCTGTAAGAGATGAATCTTTACATTCTAAGATGGGATGTCAGTTATTCAGACATATGTGTGATGAATATCCTGAATTATTAGATGAATGTAAAGAATCAATTGAAGAGGCAGCAAGATTAATTGTTGACCTTGAAATTAAGTACATTGACAAAATGTTTGAGATGGGTGATTTGGAAAACCTAAAATCAGACAATTTAAAAGAATTTATAAAATCAAGAACAAACTCTAAATTAAAAGAATTAGGATATAATGGTATCTTTGACTTTGATGAGGAAAAAGCATCTAATTTAGATTGGTTCTACCACTTAACAGGTGGACAAACACATACAGACTTCTTCGCTTTGAGGCCTACTGATTATAGTAAGGCAAATGAAGGTGAAGATTGGGACGACATATTTTAAGAAAACAAGTTATGAAGAATCACGCAGAACATTTAGAATGGGAAATAGGTACGGATTTTCCCGTTTGGGCAAATACAGAAATATATGTAAAAACTATATCAAATGGTTATTTACTACCTGGAGAAAAACCAAAAGATGCATATTGGAGAGTATCAACGGCAGTAGCTCGTAGATTAGAAAAACCACAACTTGCATCAAAATTCTTTGATTACATTTGGAAAGGTTGGTTAAATTTAGCATCACCTGTACTATCAAATACAGGTACAGACAGAGGACTACCAATCAGTTGTTTTGGAATTGATGTCGCAGACTCAATAAATGATATCGGTAAAAAGAACTTAGAGATGATGTTACTCGCCAAACATGGTGGTGGAGTAGGTGTAGGTTTAAATATGATTAGACCTGCAGGTTCTAATATTACTCAAAATGGTACATCCGATGGTGTTGTTCCATTTGCTAAGATTTATGATTCTACAATCCTTGCTACAAATCAAGGAGCAGTACGAAGAGGAGCAGCATCCGTAAACTTAAACATCGAACATGGTGATTTTGATGAGTGGATTGAAATCAGAGAACCAAAGGGTGATGTAAACAGACAATGTTTAAATTTACATCAATGTGTAGTTGTTGGTGATAAGTTTATGAGAAGATTAGAAGAAGCTGACCCAGAAGCAAGAAGAAAATGGGGTAAAGTACTTCAAAAAAGAAAAGCAACAGGTGAACCTTATATAATGTATAAAGGTAATATCAACAAAGCAAATCCACCAATGTACAAAAACAATGGATTAAAAGTCCATATGACAAACATCTGTTCTGAAATCACATTACATACAGATGAATCACATAGTTTTGTTTGTTGTTTATCCTCACTCAACTTAGCAAAGTACGATGAGTGGAAAGATACAGATTTAATATACACCGCTACATACTTTTTAGATGGTGTACTTTCAGAATTCTTACAAAAAGCTAAGAATATGAGAGGATTTGAAAACGCAGTTCGTTCAGCAGAAAAAGGTAGAGCATTAGGTTTGGGTGTCTTAGGATGGCACACTTACTTACAAAGAAAAGGTATTTCCTTTGAAGGATTACCTGCTCAATTTGAAACTCGTAAGATTTTTTCTCAGTTAAAGATTGAATCAGAAAGAGCATCAAGAGATATGGCTACCGAGTATGGTGAACCATTATGGTGTAAAGATAGTGGATTTAGAAACACACACTTAAGAGCAATTGCTCCTACTGTTTCTAATTCTAAATTAAGTGGTAATGTATCCGCAGGAATTGAACCTTGGCCTTCCAATGTATTTACGGAACAAACGGCAAAGGGAACATTCATTCGTAAAAACCTTGAATTAGAAAAGGTATTTAGAAAAGTGGGTATTAACAAAAAAGGAACTTGGGATAAAGTTTTAGAAGATGGTGGTTCAGTTCAAGATATTAAAGAATTGGACGATTGGGGATATGTTGATGGTAAACTCTTAAAAAGAGAAGACATTCCTCAAGAAGCATTTGATAAAGACCAAGTCTTTTGGGTCAAAGATGTTTTTAAAACATTCAAAGAGATTAATCAATTAGAATTGGTTAGACAAGCGGGTGTTAGACAACAATATATTGACCAAGGAGTTTCGTTGAATCTGGCATTTCCATCTGAAGCAAGTCCAAAGTGGATTAATCAAGTTACTTTAGAAGCATGGAAACAAGGAATCAAAACTTTATATTATATGAGAACGGAGTCTGTCCTTCGTGGTGATATCGCAGCACGAGCATTAGACCCCGATTGTGTATCCTGTGATGGTTAATTAAAAAAAGGTAAGTAATGAAAGAATATTTGTACTTTTCAGCACCATGGTGTGGTCCATGTAAAATGTTGAGTCCCGTAATGGAACAGGTGGGGAATACTATTCCCGTAAATAAAATAAATGTAGATGAACAACCAGACTTTGCACAAAAGTACGGAATCAGAAGTGTACCGACTGTTGTGTTATTAGAAGGTGGAGTTGAAGTGAAAAGACACATTGGTGTAAAACCTGTAAACGAATATCTATCTGCATAAAAACAATTAATAAGTTATGAAAAACACTACTGCAAAGTTTTGTTTTAACACAATGGTAAATAACGAAGCTCATGTCATCACAAGGATGTTAGAGAGTGTTTACGAGTATATCGACTATTGGGTTATTCAAGATAATGGTTCAACTGATGGAACACAAGATATAATTAAGAACTTCTTTGAAGCTAAAGGAATACCTGGTTTCTTATATCAATTAGATTGGTGGAAGGGTCATGGAATAAACAGAGACCATTGTATAAAAACTGCATTAAGTGCAGACCATGGGTGTGATTGGATACTTAGAGTTGATGCAGACGAACAATTACAAGTGGATGATGATTTTGATTGGTCTGTATTTAACGATACATCCATTCAGAGTTTCAATGTACCATGTCAAGGGCCAGGTGTAAAGTATTTTAGAACTTGGTTATGGAATGCAAAAGAACCATGGGCATTCTACCCAGAAAAAGCGCATGAGACAATTTATTTAGATAGAGATGATGTTGGTGAAGGATTTCAACGAGTACCATTAGACAAAAAGTTTAGACACATTCTAACTAACGATGGACAAACTTGGTTACAACCAATGAAGTTTTTAAAAGATGCATTAAACTTAGAACTTGATGTAGTCCCAAACAATAAAGTCTTAGAGGATAATTATCATTTATTCTACATAGCAAAATCCTATCACGATACACTTGGTGATAATTTTCCATTTGGTGAAGACCATAGGAAAGAGTTTGCAAGACGATGTATATTTTATTTTGAACAATATCTTTATAAAGTAAATCCAGAGTACAAAGAGAATAATTTAGTATCATCTACAAAAGATGAATTTTCTTATTGGTGTTGTTGTGGAATAGCAGCTGCATACAGGTGGATGGGTCAAATTGATAAACAAATAGAGTGGTTGAATAAAAGTGTTGAGTTTTGTCACGACAGAAATGAATCATACGCCAGATTGGCAGAAATATACTTGGAACGAAAACACTTTAGTAAAGCATTACAATGTACTAAAATGTTAGTAGATTTAAACAGAAAAAACCCATTCCCAAATCTTCAGTTTATAATAGAGGATACCGCATATTACGATACAAGTGAATATCCAAAAGAACTTCATACTAAAGCATTAAGAGGATTGAATGGCTAAATACGATTACATTATTGTAGGTTCTGGATTCTTTGGTGCAGTATGTGCATACGAACTTAGAGAAAAAGGTAAAAAGGTTCTTGTATTAGAAAAACGAGACCACATCGGTGGTAATTGTTATACCGAAGAAATAGAAGGTATTCATGTACACAAATATGGACCACATATATTTCATACAAATAATGATAAGGTTTGGCATTGGATAAATCAGTTTGTAGATTTTCATCAATTCCAATTGAATATAGTTGCAAACTATAAGGGTGAAATATATCCGTTACCTTTCAATATGTATACATTCAACAAAATGTGGGGTGTAACGACACCCGAAGGAGCAAAACAAAGGATTGAATCACAAAGATTTAAGGATACTCCAACTAATTTAGAAGAACAGGCGAAAGCACTTGTTGGTGACGACATTTACGAAAAGTTAATAAAAGGTTACACCCAAAAACAATGGATGAAGCCAGCTAAGTTGTTACCAAAGTCAATTATCAAAAGATTGCCTGTAAGATACACATATAATAACAATTACTTCAATGACAAATATCAAGGAATACCAATCGGTGGATACACTCAGATATTTGAAAGACTATTAGAAGGTATTGAAGTATTTACAGAAACGGATTATTTTGATAAAAAAGACTTTTGGGATGATATGGGTAATAAAGTAATTTATACAGGTCCGATTGATAAGTACTTCGATTACAAATATGGTGACTTAGAATACAAGTCTTTACATTGGATGCATAAAATGTATAAATCAAAAGATAATTATCAAGGATGTGCATTAATGAACTATACGGATTCAGAAACACCTTATACTCGAACCATAGAACATAAACATTTTGATAATCAGAATCAAAAAGGAACTTATGTTAGTTGGGAATATCCACAACTTTACGAAAGAGGGGTAGAACCATATTATCCTGTAAATGATAAAATTAACAATGAGATGTATAACAAATATAAAAAACTTGCGGATGGTCAAGATAAAGTAATATTTGGTGGTAGGTTGGCAGAGTACAAATACTATGATATGCATCAAGTAATCGCATCCGCACTTAAGAAAGTAGAAAGTTTATGATAGTAATAGATGATTTTATAAAAGACGAAAGTCTATTGAATGATTTAAAGAATGACACCACATTTTTTAATGATAAAAGTTATATGTGGTGGGATGGTTGGTGGAATTCACCTACCGATACACTTAAAAAAAGGTTGATAGAATACATTTGGGGTGAGAACTCACCATACGAACCATTAAGTGTTACAGGATTCGAATATTGGACAGGCATTTACTCGGAGTTTGAAGAAAAGGATGAACTACCATTCCATTTTGACAAAGACGAAGCACATTACTGGAGAACAAACGAAATTATTACACCAATAATTGGAACAGTTTACTATCCTTGGGAAAATGATATTGATGGTGGTTATCTTGAAATATATCCACATGGTCAAGATGGTGAACCTGAAAGATTAGAACCAAAGTATAATAGACTGGTTATATTCCCTGCAGGCGCCCATCCACATAGAGTTACTAAAGTTACTCGTGGTACAAGACACGCAATAGCAATTAATCTATGGGATATCGAACCAAGTGGATTAAAAAGTGGTGATATAATTTTGGAAAATTAAAATAAATTTCGTATATTAGTGAAAAGATTTAGAATGGCATTAAGAGGTGAATTACATCCACAACATAAATTAACGGAAAGACAAGTAAGGTCTATTCGTAAATTATGGCAAGTGGGTCATCGTAATATTAGAGTATTGGCAAGAAACAATGGAGTATCACCTGCTAACATAAGAAAAATTGTTAGAGGTGAAACTTGGAAACACTTACTATTTGGTGAGTTTAACGAGTATCAATGAAAATTAAAGGGAAAGAGTATACAGATATTTCAAAGTTATCCGTAAGACCTATCTCAAAATCAGTAGCAAAGGACATTATCATAAAAAACCATTATAGTGGTATATGGACAAAGGTTAGTTATTGTTTGGGATTGTATATTGAGGATAACTCACACTCTTTCTTTTCATCGACAGATAAGTTAATCGGTGTTGCAACATATGGTGACCCAATCGGAAGACACTCTGGGCAATCAATATCAGAGTTATTGGATAGAAAAGAAGTATTAGAACTTACAAGATTATTTGTATTTGATGGATACGGATGTAACATTGAAAGTTGGTTTGTAGGTCAAACATTTAAGTGGTTAAGAACCTACGCAAAACACATCAAAGGATTAATTTCATACTCAGACCCCAAAGCAGGTCATTTAGGAACTGTATATCAGTCAACTAATTGGGTATACCAAGGAAATAGAATAAGACCAAATGATAGTTGGTTATTTAAGTTTGAAGAAAATGGGGAGTGGCAACATGGTAGAACAATATTTCCATATTATGGAACTAATAACCCCACCAAAATACAAAAGGTAATTGGTAAAACTTTTTGGATTAAAAAAGAACCAAGAAAGCATCGATACATTTATATTTTGGATAAGTCAAAAAAAAGTCGTATATTAAAGAGTTTAAAATATCCTTCACTACCATATCCTAAACAGGGTGAGTTATTTGAAGAAGAAATAAAAAAATTAGAACCAATTGAAAGAACCTAATAAACATTATGTAGACGCCTCAAAGGTTTCAATCAGAGAAATCAATAAAAGTGTTGCAAAACATATGATAGTGAAGTATCACTACTCTCACGCATGGACAATGTGTAGATACGCACTTGGTGTGTATTACAAAGGTGATGGTGAGTTTTTTGGTAGTGAAAAACTAATTGGTTGTTTGGTATATGGATATCCCGTAGGTCGTTCAGCGATTAAGTCTGTAATTGATGGTTTAGAAAAAGATGAGTGTTTAGAATTGACAAGATTGTTTATACACGATGGATATGGTTCAAATGTAGAATCATACTCAATGGGTCAGTCTTTTAAATGGATGAGAGAAAATGCACCAAATATTAAGATGTTATTGAGTTACGCAGACCCTGAACAATTACACCTCGGTGGCATTTACCAAGCAACTAATTGGTTATATCAAGATTGTCGTGATATACAACTAATGCCAAACTATTCAGTATCACTAACTGAAAATCCTTACAATTGGATTCATTCGAGAACTGTATTCTCAAAATGGGGTTCACATAATGTAGAACACTTAAAAACAGAAATAGGTAAACAAAACAAATCATGTTTTTGGCGAAAGAAAGAAGCACCTAAACATAGGTACATTCAAATCTTAGGTCAAAACAAATCTGAGAAACGAAAACTTAGTAAGATGTTAAAACATAAAACAAGTCCGTATCCAAAAGACCCTGAGGAGTTTTTACCACCTATTGAAAAACATGAAACTTATACGCCAGAAAACGCAGTTAACTTTTGGTAAAGTCAAAATAATTTCGTATATTTAACATATGTATCAAAATGTATTCTTCGAAAAAGAAAAGTCTATCATCCATTGTTGGGATGATGAAAAAGGTTACTTTACATCTAAGTATCGTAGGTACGCCTATGTAAGAGATGGTAATGGAGCACATCAATCCATTCATGGTGAACGACTTAAGAAATTAAATTATTGGAAACAAGATGATGACTTAAAATTATATGAGTCTGATGTTAATGAAATGACGAGGTTTCTAATTGATGAGTATGGTGATTCAGACGAACTATCAACAGGACATACAATTCTAACATTTGATATTGAGGTTGAAATGAATAGTGGGTTGCCTGATATTGAAACTGCAAGTAACGCAATTACTTCAATCGCAGCACATGACTCAATTACAAATGACTATTTTGTCTATGTAGTTAACAAAGGTGAAAAGATTGATAAAACAATCAAAGGTGCAAAGGTAGAATCATTTGATACTGAAGAGGGATTATTATCAGCGTTTATGTCCAAGTGGAGAGAGATAAATCCAACTATTGTAACGGGGTGGAATATTGATTTCTTTGATGTTACATATCTTTACAATAGATATAAACTACTATTCGGTCAACAATATGCAAATCAATTATCACCAATTGGTAAAGTATCATACAACAAGTACAGAAACAGATATATTATTGCAGGAGTATCTGCATTAGATTATCTCGCTTTATATAAGTGTTATAACTTTACAGAACTACCCAACTATCGATTAGATACTGTTGCAACAATTGAGTTAGGTCGAGGTAAGATTGAGTATGAAGGAAACTTAGACCAACTATTCAGAGATGATATTGAAAAGTTTATTGAGTATAACTTAGTTGATGTTGAGTTGGTAGTTGACTTGGATAAGAAATTACAATTCATTGACTTAGCAAGGGCAATATGTCATACAGGTCATGTGTTCTACGAAGACTTTCTGTTTTCATCTAAATGGTTAGAGGGAGCTATTCTTACATTCCTTAGAAGGAGTGGTAGGGTAGCACCCAATAAACCATGGAGAAAGAAACGAAACGCAGATGGGTCTGATGGTGAAGGGAAGTTTACAGGCGCATATGTAAAAGAACCAAAACCTGGTCTTTACAAATGGGTTTATGATTTGGATTTAACATCACTATATCCATCAATCATTATGAGTATCAATATCTCACCTGAAACTAAGATTGGTAAACTTAAGAATTATGTAGCAGAAGACCATATGAGAGGTAAGATTGATACTTACTCTATTTTGGATGATGAGGGTAATGAGTTTCCACCACTACCTAAAGATAAATTTCTAAAGTTTATTGAAAAGAATAGATACTCTGTTGCTGCAAATGGTGTTTTATATAGAACAGATAAAGTTGGAGTTATACCTGAAATACTAAGTGTTTGGTTTGACAAACGAGTTGAATACAAAGACTTGATGAAAAAGTATGGTAAAGAAGGTAATGACGAACAATACAAGTTTTATGGTAAACGACAATTAGTACAAAAGATTATGTTAAACTCATTGTATGGGGTGTTGGGATTACCATCATTCAGATTCTACGATGTGGATAACGCAGAAGCAACTACAATTACAGGTCAAACTGTAATTAAAACAACTGAGTTGATTGCAAATCAATATTATTCAAAAGTAATAGGAAAAGAAGATGACTACAATGTTTATACCGATACTGATTCTGTTTTTTATCAAGCAGCGCCGTTAGTAAAAGCTAGGAATCCACAACTTAATGAAGAGTCGGATGAAGAAATGATTCCTGCGATTATATCCGCAGCAAAAGAAGTCGAAGGTCATATCAACAAAGTTTATGATACGATGGCAAAAAAGTTATTTAACATCGATACACATAAATTTGATATTAAACAAGAAACGATTGCAAAGGGTGGGTTTTGGGTATCAAAGAAAAGATACGCACAATGGATTATCAATGATAATGAAGTTGATTGTGATAAGTTAGATGTGAAAGGATTGGATGTAAAAAGAAGTTCATTCCCAACATATTTTAAGGAAGTTATGAAGACTGTTTTGTTAGATATTCTAAGGTCGGTTGATAAAAAGGAGATTGATACTAAGATTCTTGATTACAAAAAAGGTATGGAAGACCGACCATTCATTGATATCGCAAAGAACTCAGCGGTCAAAGGTATGAGTAAGTATACAACAAAGACACAAGTATTAGGTGAATTCCAAAAGGGGTCACCTGCGCATGTTAAGGCAGCAATAACATATAATCAATTACTTGCTTTCTATAAAGTACCATACAAGTACGAACCAATGAAAGATGGTGATAAGATTAAGTGGGTATATTTGAAAAAGAATCCTCTCGGATTAGATACGACAGGACTAAAAGGTCACAATGACCCACCTCAGATTTTAAATCTTGTAGAACAATATATTGACTACGATAAAATTTGGGAAAAGGAGTTAGAAAATAAACTTGATGACTTCTATAAAGCTATGGATTGGGAGAAACCAAATCCAAATCTAAATAAAGCTTCAGAATTTTTTGGATTTTAATGAGTGTAACAAATTACATAGTTGAAAAGTGTCCAAGAAGTCAAGTAGTTGATTTTATTGAAAAATACCATTACTCTAAAAATATGAATGGATTAAAAACTTCATATTGTTTTAAGTTAATGGATGGTAACAATATGATTGGGGCAATTGTATATGGTAAGATTGGAATGGGTGGAGTAGAACAAAAGTATACAAATAATCCTGATAAAATATTAGAATTAAAAAGATTAGTTTGTGTAGATGATACACCTAAAAATACAGAGTCTTACTTTATAGGTTCGACTCTTAGATGGTTACAGAGAAACACCGATTTAGATATGATTATATCATATGCAGATAAATCATTTGGACACGAGGGTGTGGTTTACAAAGCTACAAACTTTGAATTTAAAGGTGAAACTCAACCAGGTCGTGTTATTATGTATAATGGATTTAGATATCACGATAAAACGATTAGAACTAAACATAATGGTAAGTTTAAACCATTTGCGTTAGAGATTAGAAAAGCACTTGAAAATGGTAAAGCAAAGTATGAAAAGACCAAACCAAAAAACATTTATATATACCATTTCAAAAAAAGACGATTAAAAATGTTAAAATGGTTTGGATTTTAAAAATAAATTTCGTATATTAGTATAATAATAAATCAATAGTAAAAAGTAAATTATGAAAAAAAGCTCGTTTGAAGGGTTCATTACTCGATATAATTTGGGTGGTGAGGTAGAATCAGTAAAGATTGATTCAACAGATGCAGGGTTGTCAGTAAAATTCATTTCTGATGATAAGACCCTATTAGGAAATGTAAGTAGTGATAACAAAGACTTTCCAAATGGAGAGTATGGTGTTTACACTACATCTCAATTAAAAGGACTATTATCTGTATTAGATTCAGATATTAGTGTAAAAGAAGGTGACGCAGCACTTGTGTTCTCAGATAAAGGTACTTCAGTAAACTATATGTTGGCTGACCTTTCTGTAATACCTGTTGTTCCAGATTTGAAACAATTACCTGATTTTACATCTACTATCAAAATGGACAATGACTTCGTAAACAAATTCGTAAAGTCTAAAGGTGCATTATCTGATTCAGATACATTTACATTTAGTTGTAAAAGTAACAAAGGTGAAGTAATCTTAGGTTATTCAAAGATTAACTCTAACAGAATCTCAATCAATGTAGAATGTGAGTGTGATGGTGATGTAGAACCAATATCATTCTCAGCTAAGTACTTAAAGGAAATCCTTAATGCTAACAAGGGTGCAAAATCATCTTCATTGAAGATTTCACCAAATGGATTAGCTCATGTTTCATTTGAAAATGATGGATTTAAGTCTAACTATTATTTAGTGGAGATTAAGTAATGCAATTTTGGGACACAGAACCAGCGGCACCAGTCTTTGACTATGATGTAGAGAGAAAACGATTCATCGACAATATGGAATACCTATCAAGTATGCCAGTTGAGGAACAAACTCTTTATAAAAAGTGGCAGGAGTGGAACTCAGACCTACCTAAGTCTATGGCAAGAAAACCAAGTCTTGCAAAGTCTTATGATATGATTTGGACTCCAACTGACATCTACAACAAGGAACAGACTATTAAAGAAATTGAAGAGTTAGAACCTTATGTAGACTTAATCGTAGATTCTGCAGGGACTGCAAAGTGGACTGACATCCGAAAGTGTATTTCATCAATGGAGTTTACTGCTAATCCAGGTCGTAATATAAAAGCATTTGCTAAAGACCGAAAAAGTGGTAAAGTACTTGGTGTAATATCACTTGGTTCTGATGTAACATCTTTAGGTGTTCGTGATAAATACATTGGGTGGGATAAAGAAAACAAGTTTAAAGATGGTAAGTTGAATCATACTACAATTGGTACATCTATCATCGCAACACAACCTTTGGGATATAACTTCTTAGGTGGTAAACTTGTTTCGGCATTGACCACTTCACCTACATTCAGAGATTTGTGGAAAGAAAAGTATGGACAAACTCTAATCGCAGTTGGTACAACTTCTCTTTATGGAATCCATTCACAATATAATGGAATACCACATTTCAAAACATTAGGTGAATCGACAGGTAAAGTTTCTACTAAACCTGATAATCAATTTTACGATATCTGGCATCAATGGATGAAAGAACATAATGCTGATGAATACAAAAGAGTTACAACCCAAAAGGAAGGTATCCAAGGACCTGTATCTGGTATCAAACAAAGAATATTGTCTATGATTTTCAAAGAGTTGGGAATCAAAAGTACACAATATCAACATGGATTTAAACGAGGTGTATACTTCGCAATGATGTATGATAATGGTAATGAGTTTCTAAGAAACGAGATTGATGAAAGTCAGTTGAAGATGAAAAAGAAGTTCGAAGAAGGTGATGATTACACAATCAGATGGTGGAAGAAGAAAGCTATTAGAAGATACACTAAGTTACATGATGAGAATAGGTTGAAACCAGATACATTGTATTACATGGATATTATTGGAATGACTTGGGAAAACGCAAAAGAAACATATTTAAAAGAAGTAGGTAGATGAGCAATTCACTATGGGTTGAAAAATACAGACCCGATACATTAGATGGATATGTTGGTAATCAACATATATTAGACAAAGTAAAAATATACATTGAAAATGAGGATGTACCTCACTTGTTACTCTATGGAGTTGCAGGAACTGGTAAGACTACCCTCGCAAAGATAATCACAAATCAGATTGATTGTGATTTGATGTATATTAACGCTTCTGATGAAAACTCAGTTGACGCAGTTCGTGACAAGATTCGTGGATTCGCATCATCAATGGGTTTCAGAAAGTGGAAAGTTATCATATTAGACGAAGCTGATTATTTGACACCAAATGCACAGGCAGCACTTCGTAATCTTATGGAAACTTTTAGTAAATCTACAAGGTTCATTTTAACTTGTAACTATGTAGAGAAAATTATTGACCCGATTCAATCTCGTTGTCAAACATTCGCAATAACACCACCTTCTAAAAAAGAAGTGGCAAAAAGATTGTTTGATATACTAAACGAGGAATCAGTTAAGTTTGAAAAAGAAGACTTGGCAATTTTGGTCAATAGTGGTTATCCTGACATTCGTAGAGTTCTAAATTCAGCACAAAGACAAGTTGTCAAAGGTGAATTACAAATAGATACAACCTCTACAATTCAGGCGAACTATACTGAAGATGTAATAAAAGTTTTACAAGAGAGTGGTGAAATGAAAACAAAGTTCAACACAATCAGACAAATTATTGCAGATTCAAAAGTGAAAGACTTTACACCATTGTATAGAGCACTTTATGATGAAGTAGATTCATATGCAAATGGTAAAGTCGGACACACTATTTTAAATATAGCCGAGGGTCAGTACAAAGACTCCATGGTAGTTGATAAAGAAATCAATGTGATGGCTATGGTATTAACTATTTTAATGACATTAGGAAAATAAATTATGGCAAAAAAAGGAAAAGGTAAAGTTGTTAACTTGGGTGGTCAACAAAACCCACAACAACAACCTCAATTAAAACTTGACCCAAGAAAATTAGAGACAGTAAGTTGTCCTGAGTGTGGTGGGATATTTTTTGACGAAGTAACAATGTATAAAGAAGTACCAGCAGTACAATCACCAAATGGTGTAGCATCAATGTTACCAATACCTGTTGTATTGTGTAACAATTGTGGAACTGTTCATCCTAAATTTACACCGAAAGAACTAATTGATGGCGACAACCAAGAAGGCTAAGACATTATTTCAACATCTATCTGGACTTAAGGAGTCAAAAACTTCTTGGGATAGTCTTTCAGTTATGGATAAAAAAACCTTTGAACCATTTATGGTCAATAGGTTTTTGTCTATGAATATGGGATTATTGGAGTTGGTTAACGAGCTACAAAAGTTTACTATTGGTCAACTCAGTCCAAGAGATGTTTATAAAATGTATCTTGATTTTTTACCAAAGAAAAGGTCTTTTGACAAATACATAAAAGGTAAAAAAGATGACAAGTATAATTCCAATGTGTTGGAGTATCTTGCAAAGTACTACTCAGTATCACAAAGAGAAGTCAGAGACTATCTTGAAATACTTAGTAAAGACGATATTACTGAAATATTGTTAAAATATGGGTTAGATAAAAAAGAAATAAAAAAATGGCTAAAGTAATAAAAGACAGAAAAAATAAAGTAGAGTGGAAGGGTGAGAGAACTGAAAAAAGAAATGTAGAAGAAAACGCAGTAGAATATTGTGAAAGATTATACCCAGAAACTACATCAGAGTTCCAAAAGATTTTAGATGAAATGTATGAAACATTTTGTAAAAAACAAAGAAACTATGGGCCAGGTAATATATCGGTTGGAACTAATTTAGAATCAGACGAAGATATCAAACTATCATTAGTTGGGTTATGGTTTAGAAAAAACGATAAAATCCAAAGACTAAAGCAATTGGTTGTATTAGGGCAACCTGATGAGGTCGGTGAGAATATCCAAGACACTTACGAAGACTTGAGTGTATACGGAATTATCTCTCAGATAGTCCAAAGAAAGAAGTGGGCTAAGTAAAAACTTAACAATTTAATAACATTAAAAATTTGGCATTCTCGTCAAATTGTCGTATATTAGAGTGTATGAAAAAATCTATGGTATCTAACATCTTTAATTTCCCCGTTCATAAAGAACAGAAGGGTGATGTTAAAGTTTCGTATTCTCAATATACAATGTGGGCTAATTGTCCAAAACAATGGAAATTGACCTATATGGATGGTCACAAAGACTTTGACCCATCTATTCATCTTGTATTTGGTACTGCGATGCACGAGACAATTCAATCGTGGTTACAAGTAATGTACAACGAGTCGGCAGTTAAAGCAAATGAAATGGACTTAGAATCTCTACTATTAGAAGAGATGGCTAAGGAGTACAAAAAGATGATGGCAGTCTATGGTGTCAAGTTCACCACAAAAGACCAAATGAATGAATTCTACGATGATGGTGTTCAGATATTGGATTTCCTTCGTAAGAATAGAGCATCATACTTCTCAACAAGGACTATGAAATTAGTTGGAGTTGAGTTACCAATATACTATCCAGCATCCGATTCTAATGAAAACATTATGATGAAGGGATTCCTCGACTTAGTATTTGAGAATCTTGCAGATAATACAATAGAAATTTGGGATATCAAAACCTCAACAAAAGGTTGGAACAAATGGCAAAAAGCAGATAAAACAAAAACTGCTCAATTAGTATTGTACAAGAAGTTTTTCGCTGAACAATATGGATATCCTTTAGACAAGATACAAGTTAGGTACTTTATAGTTAAGAGGAAGTTATGGGAAGAAGCTATGTTTGCTCAGAAACGAGTACAAGAATTTGTACCATCACATGGAAAACCAACACTAAATAAGATTGTAAAAAGTTTTGATGAGTTTATCGCCAACGCTTTTAACGATGATGGTTCTTACAACACAGAAGGGGACTTTCCCGCTACGATGGGTAAAAACAAGAAAAGTTGTAAGTATTGTCCTTTTAAGGATAGTGAATTATGTCCCAAAGTTGAACGAATAAAATTTGTATGAGAAATCTTTCAATAGTATTAGTCGGATTACTATGTTCTTCGGTAAATAACAACGAACAACCAATAGAACAAATTGACACGATTCCTATTAAGGAAATTAAAATTGAAAAAGTAGAAAATGAAATAAAACCCATTGTAAGAAATTTAGATGATTTGGTAGAGGCAATGGTGTGGGTAGAATCAGAGGGTAACCCAACTGCATATGCAAAAAGAGAAAACGCTGCAGGAGTATTACAGATTAGACCCATAATGGTGAATGATGTAAATCGAATTTTAAACAAAAATGATGATAATAGATTTTATACACTTGATGACAGATGGAATAGAGAAAAGTCTATTGAAATGTTTTATGTATTTGTAGATTATTATCACAAAGAAAGTTCATATGAGAAAATCGCAAGGTGTTGGAATGGTGGTCCGAAGGGATTACAAAAGAAACAAACTAAAAGGTATTGGAAAAAGGTACGAAACACACTTAATAAAAATGAAGGTAGCTCTGATAGGGGATGAGAAGTACGAGAATAGAGGTGAACTTAAAGAAGCAATCTTTAAACTCAAACAAAAGTTTGGTGATGATTTAACAATTATCACGAGAGGTAAAAAGAATGGTGTAGAGAAGTGGGTTAGAAAATATGCGTTAGAAATGAATCTAAAGTATATCGAATATAACGCAGCACATACATCAAGTACTTTGTATAGTGGAATGGACGATGATTATTATGATAAACCATATCATCCAACACAACCACTTCATCAGTACGATTGTATAGTACATAATTCAGATAGAATAATATACTTTGGTGAAATAACAAGAAAAGACTTTAATCATTTTAGTAGGTTACTAAATAGATGGGGTAAAAAAGCAAGTTTTGTACAATGAGTAAATTAGAATCAAACCAATCAATAACTGCTAGGGGAATCTTAACTGAAACTCGACCATGGGGAAAGTATGAAGTATTGTTAGATGACCCTACAACAAAAGTAAAAAGAATTACAGTAAATCCAAATCAAAAACTATCTTATCAGTATCACCACAAAAGACAAGAATGTTGGACGATTATAAAAGGTGAGTTAACAATTGTTTTGGATGATGAAAAGGTATTCAGAAAATATGGTGAGACCATTAGAATACCATTAGGTGCAAAGCACAGAGCATGGAATGAAACGGATGAACCCGTTGAGTTTATAGAGGTTCAAACTGGAACCTATTTCGGTGAAGATGATATCGTTAGAATTAATGATGATTATAATAGGATTTAATAAATATTTTTTGTATATTTATAGTTAAATAAATTAAGAAGAAGTTATAGAATGAGCATAGAACTACCAAAACTAAAGAAGGTATCTAAGAATAAGGTTAAGAAACCAAAGATACTTTTACTTTCCGATGATTTACGATTACATAGTGGGATTGCAACACAATCAAAAGAAATCGTACTATCAACAGTACACAAATATGATTGGGTACAATTGGGGGCTGCATTAAAACATCCCGACCATGGTAAACAATTCATTTTAGATGATGATGTTAGAAAACTTACAGGCATAGAAGATGCATCTGTAAAGATATACGCCCATACAAGTTATGGTAATCCTGAAGTTTTAAGAGAATTATTGAATGTAGAAAAACCAGACGCAATACTACACTTTACTGACCCAAGATTTTGGGGATGGTTGTATGATATGGAAAATGAGGTTAGACAGATTTGTCCAATCATGTATTACAATATATGGGACTCATTACCTGACCCACATTGGAATGCACCATTTTACGCAAGTTGTGACTTGTTGTTAGGTATATCCAAACAAACATATGGTATTAACAAAAGAGTAATGGATTGGTATGGTGAAGATAGAGAAGATTGGTCTTTCAAGTATATTCCACATGGAGTAACTAACTTATTCAAACCACTATCAGATACAGATACTAATTTAATAGCATACAAAGAAGAATGTGGTATTAATGATTATGACTTTATTCTCGGATGGTGTAACAGAAACATTCGTAGAAAAGTTCCAGGTGATGTTGTTTTAGGAGTAGAAGAGTTTGCAAAGAAACATCCAAATAAAAAAGTACTATTGTTCATGCACACAAATCCAATTGATGATAATGGTACAGACCTTCCTGAATTGGTAAAAATGAATGTAACTAATTGTGATGTAAAGTTTTCAGATGGAAAACTAAGTACGGAAGGATTAAATATGTTTTATAACTCGTGTGATGTGGTATTGAATGTCGCATCAAACGAAGGGTTTGGTTTGGGTTCTTGTGAAGCATTACGAGCAGGTACTCCTATCATTGTAAATGTTACAGGTGGATTACAAGACCAATGTGGATTTAAAAGAAATGGTGAGTTCTTAACTGGAGATGATTATGTTGAGATTGGTTCTTTACACGATAAAGATAATCCAATTATAGACGAACTGACTTGGGGTGAATGGGTTGAACCAATCTGGCCTTCTAATCGTTCACTACAAGGGTCACCCGTTACTCCTTATATATTTGATGATAGATGTTCTTATAAAGACATCGGTTCGGCAATAGATAAATGGTATAGTAAGGGTAGGGATGAGTGTACATCCGCAGGTATGAAAGGACATGAATTTATTATGGGTGCAGGTGATATGGCAGCCGAAACAATGGGTAAGAAATTTATTGAAGCAATCGATGGTTGTTTTGAAAATTGGAAACCAAGACAAAGATTTGATATTTACAAGATATGAAAAAAGTATGTGTAATTAGTTGTCCAATAGCTACAAGAAGTGGTTATGGTGCAAGAAGTAGAGATTTCGTAAGGTCATTAATTCAGTTAAAGGGTGATGAGTGGGACATTAGAATATTGTCTCAACGATGGGGACAAACTCCTATCAACGCATTGACACCTGATGATTCAGATTTGACTTCAAGAATCAGTCGTAAAATGGAAACGAAGCCAGATATTTGGATTCAAATGACAATTCCATCAGAGTTTCAACCAGTAGGTCATTTTAATATTGGTGTATCAGCAGTTATCGAAACATCAGATGCACCTGCAGAATTTATTGATGGGTGTAATAGAATGGACTTAACTATGGTTTCGTCAGAACATTCAGCAAGAACTTTATCGGCAGTTTATGATAAACTCAATGACCAGACAAAACAAAAGATGGGTGAGTTGAAATTAGAAAAACCTGTTGAAGTTTTATTCGAAGGATTTGACACAAAGGTTTTTGACAATAAAGCACCTATAAACAATACTGTTAAAAAAGTATTTGACAAAATACCAGAAAACTTTTGTTTCTTATTTGTGGGTCATTGGTTGCCAGGTGCAGATGGTCAAGATAGAAAAAACATATATTCATTAGTAAAAGTATTTTTGAATACATTTAAGGGAACATCTTTTAAAAACAAAACTAAACCTGCGTTGGTTCTAAAAACTAATAATGGACAACCATCAATATCAAATATACATCGACTAAGAAAAACAATCGAAAGATGTAAAAATAGAATCGGTGGAACTAACTTTCCTAATATTTATATTTTAGATGGTGATTTGACCGATGAAGAAATGAATTCAGTATACAATCATCCAAAAGTAAAATCTCATGTATCATTTACTCATGGTGAAGGATTCGGTAGACCATTACTTGAGGCATGTGTTAGTGGTAAACCAATTATAGCATCAGCTTGGAGTGGTCATGTAGATTTCTTACATAAAGAATATAACTTTTTAGTAGGTGGTAAATTAGAGAATGTTCATAAATCAGCTGCAAACAAATGGATTCTTGAACAAGCAAAATGGTTCAAGATTGACCATCAACAAGCAGGTGGTGTTCTAAAAACAGTTTATAACAATTACAAAAAAGCAGTGGTAATGTCTCGTAAAAACAGACATTATGTAAAAACTAACTTTACTCAAGATAAGATGACAGAGAAGTTAGGTGAGTTGTTAACACAATATAAAGTTGGTGAAGGTCCTACTCAAGTTGGATTGAAACTACCTAAATTGAAGAAAAAGTAATGCCAGATTTTACAAGTAGACATAGAAGTAAATTAACAGACCCTACAAGAGTTTCTAAGACTAAATTAGAAAGAGGTATGGTTGCAAAGATTAGGTATAAGAAACGAGACAACACTCAGAGAGATATGTTTGTCTTTATCTTACAACCTAAATTCAAGAATTACTTTCATTGTTTAGATTTAAAAGATTGTGCACCCGACAAGTTTACTAAACTTGCAGAGGATTTGAATGAGGTAACAAGTACTACTCCTCAAATTAAAAAGTTAGATTTGAGTAAATTGAGAGTAGAAGTTAACTCTAAACAATTCTACACTTCTAAACTAAAGAACAAAGACCTTCAAAATGGTTATAGAACTTTGGTTGAAAAGAATGTAGGACAGATAACAGTTTATAACTATGACTATGGTGTATTTGATAAAATAGCATCAAGGTCAGAACGAAGACAACAAGAACAAGTTCGAAAGGACGATACGGATTTGGAGACCACACAAGATACTCCACCCGTAGGATTATAAAAATAGAGTATGAAAATAAGTTACGCAATTACAGTTTGTAATGAGTTGGTAGAAATTCAAAAACTAATACCTTACTTATTAGACAATATCAGAGACGAAGATGAAATCGTAGTTCTATACGATTCTAAGAATGGTGATACAAAAGTAGAAGAATTTCTAAGAGCAAAATCAGTAAATCCAACTTACTCATGGCATAGTGGTGAGTTCGATGGACACTTCGCAAATTGGAAAAACAAATTAACAGATTTATGTAATGGTGATTACATCTTTCAGATTGACGCAGATGAAATCCCTAATAATGAATTGATTGAAAACCTTCCAGCAATCCTTGAAATGAATGGTGTTGATGTAATTCTTGTACCAAGAGTAAATTTGGTAGATGGATTAACCGATGAGTACATTCAGAAGTGGGGGTGGAAGGTTGATGATAAAGGTCGAGTAAATTGGCCAGACCCACAATGGAGAGTTTATAAAAAATCAGACTCCATTCGTTGGATAAATAAGGTACACGAGAAACTCGATGGATATGACACGATTTCTAATTTACCTTGGGTTGAGGAACTATCATTGTTCCATCACAAAGATATAGAAAAACAAGTAAAACAAAACGACTATTATGACACCCTCGTGTAACCCACATTTTGGGAACGATTCGTGTGTCGAAAGAAAATTTTAACAAATTTCCTATGATATTAGATTGTACATTAAGAGATGGTGGGTACTACACCAATTGGAACTTTGACACTCAGATGGTCAGAGACTTAGTACAAGCCCTTGACCTTTCGGGAGTGGGAGTAATGGAGATGGGTTACAAATCGCCTGTTAAGGGTGGTAAATATCGTAAGTGTAACGATAGGTTCATTTGGGATGTATTGGACAATAGAAAGCCAGTAAACCTCAAACTTGCGTTTATGATTGACGCAAAGGATTTCATAAAAGGTAATGAAGTAGATTTCTCATTGATTGATGATGTTATCCATGATGGGGAAAATTCACCATTCGATATTTGTCGTCTCGCGATAAAGTATTCGGAATTAGACCTCGCAATCGAAATCGGTAAATATATCCAATCAAAGGATTACGAATTGATAGTAAATCTGATGGGTATATCTTTATTAGATGATAGTGAAATAAATACTTTCGTAAATGATATGGGTGAATTAAAACCACTATCATTATACTTTGCTGATTCATATGGAGCATTGACTCCTGATAGAACAAAAGAGATTGTAGAACTATTCGAAGGTGATTCGAAGATTGGGATTCATACACACGATAACCTTGGACTTGCATTCGCCAATTGTCTTGCCGCAGAATCCGAAGGGGCACTTTGGTTAGATGGTACTTTACTTGGAATGGGTAGAGGTGTCGGAAATGTTAAAACAGAACAACTTGTAACTTACCTACAATACGCAAAAGACCAAACAAAATTTCTTTGGGGTGATAAAACACAATACAATTGTAAACCCTTACAAAAAGTTATTTCTGATTGGATGAATCCTTTGATGGAAAAATACAAATGGGGCTTTACACACAACTATATGGTTAGTGGATTGAAACACATTCACCCATTGTATCCTCAGAACTTACAACAATCGTTCTTACATCCTAATAGGATAGAAGATGTATTACTTGACATACCTGAATCGAAGTCGTTTGATAATAAAAAACTTGATGGGGTCTTAGACCCAAAGGTTGCGATAGTTATCCCCGCAAGATACAAATCGTCAAGATTCCCTGGAAAACCTCTTGCGATGATTAATGGAAAAGAAATGATTCTTTGGGTTGCTGAACTATGTCAAAACTCGATGGTGGGTAAAGATAATGTTTACATCGCAACAGAAAACGAAGAAATTGTTGATGTTGCAAAAAACAATGGTTTAAAAGTAATCTTAACTTCAGACGAATGTCCAACGGGTACAGATAGAGTAGCAGAAGCGGCAATGGAAATAGACGCAGACTTTATCATCAATGTCCAAGGTGACGAACCTATGTTATCAGCAAACGATATTGATAAAGTTATTCAAGCTAAGATTGATAACCCTGACCATATTATAAATTGTATGGCATATTTGAATCCTCACGAAAAGATTGAAGACCCAAAGATACCAAAAGTAATCACAAATCTAAATGATGAGTTAATTTGGTGTTCAAGGAGTCCACTCCCAGGAACAAAACAGGGTAAGACCAGTAATCCAATGAAACAAGTTTGTATCTACGGATTCAATAGAGAACATCTAAAAGACTTTGCCGATTATGGTAAAAAGACACCACTCGAATTTGAAGAAGACATTGAGATTGATAGATTTATAGAGATGGGACATAAAGTAAAAATGGTAATGGTGGACAATGTATCACACGCAGTTGACTATCCATCAGATATCGAAATCGTTGAAAAAATGTTAAGTTAATGGAAGCAATAACAATAGGACACGCAGGTGGAGTTGGTGATGGGTTAATGTTCTCATCAGTAATTAAAGAAAAGTATTGTAAAGAATACGATAGAGTATACATACAAGTACCAAGACTAAATTGGTTATTTGAAAAACTATACAATGAGACACCAAACCTATCAACAGGTACTTGTCCTCATGAATATCACGCACCACATATAGGATTAAAATTTCAAGATGGTGTTGAACATAGTAGTTGGCGAGATTTAACTTGGGATTATGATGTAAATGAAGAGGATAGATTATATAATGAGTTGGTTCAAACGCATGGTAAAGATTACATAATCGTACATGAAAGACCACTTGATAATATGAATCGTCCAATGATTGGTATTAACAGAAAACATTTTATGAATCCAAATTTACCTGTGATAAACCTTGATGGTAGAGCAGGACATATATTGGATTACAGAAAAGTATTACAGAACGCAAAAGAAATCCATGTTTATGAAGGAAGTTTTATGAATATGGCAGATTCAGTAACGAGTGGAGTTCCACTCTTTGGTCATTTATATTGTAAGCCACACTATTTTGATACAAAGATGGTACACCATGATATTATAAAATACATTAAAGAAAATAAGTGGCATAAACAAAAATGGAATTACATATGGGAATGAAATTAGGAGTAATCGGAATCGGAGCAGTAGGTTCTGCAATATCAAAAGGATTTGAATACATCGGACACGAAGTGGTTGGTTACGATATCAAAATGCCTGAGACTTCAATAGAAGATACATTAGATACAGAAATCAACTTTATTACCGTTGGTACTCCAACAGGTGCAAATGATGAATGTGATTTAACGGCAGTTAATAGTGTAATAAAACAATTAAATGACTTGGAGTATAAAGGTCTTGTAGCATTGAAAAGTACAATTGAACCTGGTACAACAAATAGATTAAGAAAAGAATATCCAAATCTTAATATGTGTTTTGTGCCTGAATTCTTAAGAGAAAGATGTGCATACGAAGACTTTGTATACAACAATAACATTTTAGTTGTTGGTACTGATAGTGATGAAAACTATGATTTGATTGTAAAGAGTCATGGTTCACTACCATTTCACAAAGTAAAAGTCAAAATCATTGATGCCGAACTTATGAAGTACTTCTCAAACACTTACAAAGCGATGAGAATCACATTTGCAAACTCATTCCATAAAGTAGCACAACATTTTGGTGCAAACTATGATGCAATCAAAGACGCATTTTTATTCCATGGAGTTGGTGAAGGTCACTATCTAAATGTAAATAAAGAGTTTGGTGGTTATGGTGGTATGTGTTTACCTAAAGACACAAAGGCAATGAAAGTTCTATGTAAAAAATACGATATTGATGTAGACATATTCAGATTCATTGACGAAGAAAACGACAAATTTGTTAAAAAAGTTCCTAAAGGAATGAGATACGAAATATAATGAAGATATTAGTTACAGGTGCAGCAGGATTTTTGGGGTCACATCTTTGTGATACTTTATTAGATAAAGGTCACGAGGTTGTTGGAGTAGATAACTTTTTTAGAGGTAAAGTGAGTAACTTACCAAATCATGAAAACTTTACATTTAAAGAGTTAGATTTGGTTTATCAAGACCCCATTAAAAAGTTTATGGAAGAACAACAATTTGAAATAGTTGTTCACTACGCTGCAATAAATGGTACAAGGTATTTTTATGATATACCATTTAAAGTATGTAACAATAATATCTTAATGACTCAGAATGTATTGAACGCATGTACACCTTCAGTAACAAAAGTAGTATACGCATCATCATCTGAAATTTATGGACCAACTCCATCGATACCAACGAAAGAAGATGACGCAATGATTCTACATCCATTGGCAGATAGAGATTCATACGCATCCTCAAAAGGTATGGGTGAGTTCTTGACAAGGTTGTGGGCAAATGAGAAAAGAAAGAGTTTTGTGATTCTTAGACCATTTAATACTTACGGCCCGAGAATGGCAACAAATGGGTATGGTCAAGTAATACCTGAATTTATAGAAAGAGTACAATCAGGCGAAGAGTTTTATCTATATGGTGATGGTAATCAAACAAGGTCTTTTTGTTATGTAACAGACCACGCAGAAATGGCATCTCAGATTATTGAAAAAGTTGATAACGAAATCATAAACATTGGATTTGATGAAGAAGTTAGAATCAAAGATTTAGCTAAAACTATCCATAGAATCATGGGTAAAAAATATAAAAAGAAATACAAAGAAGCATGGGGCAACGATACTAAATGGAGACGACCATCACTTTCTAAACTAAAAAGTTGTGTATCTCATAAAAATTTTGTATATTTAGAAGATGGTATTAAAAAAATGTTAGAAAACTATGGCAATAGAAATTAAAACACCGATTGGTGACGCATTTGATAAGTTATCAATCCTTGAAATAAAATTAAAAAATGTTAATGATTCAGTTCAAAAAACTAATATTACAAATGAACTAAATTATTTACAAGATAAGTTGAAACCATTTTGGGAAGCAGGTGGTGATGAACTTAAAGAAGTTTACCAAAGGTTATTAAAAACTAATGGTGAAATGTGGGTCATCGAAGACTCAGTTAGACTAAAAGAACGAGACAATAAATTTGATGAAGAGTTTATTGAGTTGGCAAGAGCAGTATATTATACTAATGATAGAAGGGCAGCAGAAAAGAAAGAAATTAATCACTTGTTAAACTCAGAATTTTTCGAAGAGAAAATATACGAGAAATATGATTAACTTTAATAATGCAAGAGTATACAATTATCCATATGACTATATAGTCATTGATGATTGTTTTGAACAAGACATCTTTAATAATTTGGTTAAGGAATGGCCAGGTAAACTCATAGAAGAAAAGGCAAATACTGTTATGGGTGGTCGTAGACAAATCGCAAATAGTGCAAGTCAACCAGATACTTGGAAGTGGTTAGAATCTACAACAACATGGAATGAGTTTCACAATTACATAGATTCAGATGAAATGCTAAACTACTTTAAAGACAAATTCCAATCTTCTATGGAATATTGGGGATGTACTTTAACAGATGAGTCATTATCAAATCAAAAAATGTTTACTCATATAGATTGGTCAGAGGCAGGTGATGGTTATGTTAGAGAAGTACACGCAGATTCTCAGAAGAGATTTCTGAACTTCTTAATATTCTTTAATGATAAGGATTGGAGTGGTGGTGACTTTATAATACATTCAAGCGATGGAGTAGAAACTTATCAACAACCAAGGGGTGGTGCACCTAAGTTATACAACGATGAGGAAGTACTTATTCACTCAGTTGTACCAGCAAAAGCAAATAGAGCAGTATTCTTTTTATCGTCACCAAACTCATTACACTCTGTAAGTAAACAACACGAGACTAAGGAGTTTAGAAAGTTTATTTATGGGGCATATTCAAGTAGAAATAAATCAACACCAGTATTCAGTAATTATGAAAACAGAAGACACCCTTAAGAAAGAAATAGAAGACTACGATGCACTACAATGGCATGAAAACAATCATCAAGTTGCAATAGACTTTGATGGTGTTGTCCATGGTAATTCAAAAGGGTTTCATGATGGAACTGTGTATGACCCACCGATTGAGGGTTCAATAGACGCAATCAAATGGTTCGATGAAAAGGGATATGATATAGTTTTATTTACCGCTAAAGTAAAACCTGATAGACCACTTGTAAATGGTAAGACAGGTGAAGAACTAATATGGGAGTGGTTAACCAAATATAAGATTGATACTTATATAAAAGAAATAACTTGTGAAAAACCAAGAGCAGTCTGTTACATAGATGACAGAGGTATTAGGTTTGAATCGTGGGAACAAACACTTAAACAATTCGATGAAATTACAGACAAGTAAGTTACGAGAAGAACTTCTAAAATTAGAAGAACCTGAAGATAGGTTAAAGGTATTAAAAAATCAGTACAAAAATGAGACTGCATATATAATCGCAGGTGGTCCTTCACTTAAAAAGTATGATAAAGAATTCCTTAATGAGTTTATGGCAGATAAATTATGTATGCCAATCAAACAATCATATAATTTAGTAAAAGATGTTACTGACTTTCACTTACTAAACTTTTGTAACTTCGCACCATACGATTGGTCAGATAATAAATCAATCATAACATGGGCAATATTTGAACAATTTCATCCTCAAATGATTTTTGATAATAATTTAGAATCAGACCTATTCATTCCTATATTTAGAAACAATCCAAATACAGGTGGTGGAGTTGGTCCTAACAAAATGATTCATTCTCTATCAGAAAAAGAAGATTGGGATACTATGAAGTTAGACCACCCCGAAATAGGATTTCAACAACCTTGGGGGCCTGGTATTATGTATGAGATGGCAATTCCATTGGCATTGTACTTAGGGTGTAGAAAGATTGTTACAGTTGGATGGGACATTGGTGATTTATCATCATTTGAAAATGGAACAGAAGACGATACACAACGAGTATTCCAAGAACATTTCTATGGTAATGAACACGAAAAGATTGTTTATGCAAAAACATCAATGGGGCCAAGAGAAATCAAGTCAGTAGCAAACGCAACTAAAGGTATCTACCAATGGTTACAGAAACAAAATGTTTCGTGGGTAATCGATTCAGAAACTAATCCTGGTTGGGAAGGGATTCCAAGAGATACATTATGGTAGCGGCAGGTTGTTTAGTACAATGGTACGAAGTTGATATGTTTGAGGAGTATTTAGATTCCTTAACTAAATCAATAGTAACAAAAGAAAAAGTTTTGATTGATATGTGTTTAGTCACAAATCAAGACTTAGAAAAAGTTTCTGATGAGGTTGATATGTTAACATACATTATGGAAAAGTATGTTAGAGTTTGTAATCAATATAAACTACAAGGTTATCAAATCAAATACGAAGTCAGAGATGATTTATATACAATCGCAGATTACAGAAGAGATTTTAACGAAAAGTATTGTGAACTTGTAGACATCTTGTTTTGGGGTGAATCCGATATGTTAGTTCCATCACAAGCGATGGAAACGATATTATCATTACACGAGGCAGTTAAAGAACAAACACCAAAGTGGGTTGGGTTCTTTTCAACTTGTAAAATGTGGGATGATTCGTGGAAACCATTAGAACACCCAAAACTAACCGATTTACCAAGAGACCCACACGCATGGTATGGGACGAGGTGTTATATGGATTATGATAAAATGGAAGAGATAAACTCAGATGTTGAATCACCACATATAGAATCTACATACAACTATAAATTTAATGGTTGTGGGTTGGTAATGTCATCGGAGATAATAAAAAGTGGAGTAAACATACCAAAATCAGTATTCTTTACCCACGAAGATACTGCTTTTATGAATAAAATGTTAACAATATTTGGAAATAACCAAATTCCTTTGTATATTGTAAAGAATATTTTATTAGTACATAACAGAGAACATCCAAGAAAAAGAAAATATGTTGTTAGTGAGGATGGTAAAGATATAAACGAACAAAGAAAGTCAAATGATTGGTATCCTAAAGCAAGTGAGTATTCTAAATATAATGCTTACAACTTTATGAAACAAACAAAAACATATAAATGGGAAGATGTATGGAAAGTCCAATAACAACTTGTATTTCAACAAATAATAATCTTGACTATGTAAAACTTGCTTACGAGTCTGTAAGAAAGAATGCATATTACAAAGACCAACCGATTGTGATTCACGCAGAGAATTGTACTGATGGTACAGATGAGTGGTTAATGAATCAAATGCAAGCAGACAAGAATCTAAAAGGGTTTGTAGAACATAATGATATACCAAGAGGAATCGGCGGTGGTATGGATTTTTGTGTTGACAAAGCACAAACAGAGTATGTAAATATAATTCACTCAGATATGTGGATTGCTCCAAATCAAGATATAGAGTTACAAAAAATCGTAGAAGAGAATGCAGAGTGGACTATTCAAGGTAAAAGAATAATCGCTTCATCATTTAGAATTCAACCTAAAATATTTCCTAATGACCCTGATTACCGACCTGGTACTGTATTTGTATCAACTGATGAGTTTGGGGAGTTCCATCACAACTTCGATAAAGATTGGTTTGATGAATGGTCTCAAAAACTTTCCGCAATGGATGAAACTCGTGTAAGAAAAGGTGGTGGTGCCGGATTCTTCTGTAAAAAAGATGATTATGTTTGGATTGGTGGTAACGACCCACTATTCGCACCCGCTTCATTTGACGACATGGATTTGTTTATTAGAATGCAATTAGAAGGATATAAATTTATTATGTCATCCAAGTCAATTGTATATCACTTTTCAGCAAGAGGTTCTCATTTCAGAGATGAAGCAAAGGATAAACTGAATTCTAAATCTAAAAGACAACAAGAATCAGAATCAACAAATGCACAAAAGTTTATTAAAAAATGGGGTAGATTGCCTGAACACGATGACCAAACTTTTGTAAAACAAATAAAAGGAACAGATAATCCAAATAGAATACCATTATTATGAAAATATTAGTTACAGGAGGTGCCGGTTTTGTTGGTACAAATTTAGTTAAAAGATTAGTTACAAATGGACATGAAGTAGTTGTACTTGATGATTACTCAACAGGTACAAAAAGTAATCATGTCAAGGGTGCAACATATTACGAAGATGATGTTAAGTGGATTAGTAGTTGGTTTTCATTTACTGAGGACATAGACTTGATATATCACTTGGCAGGATTGTCAAGAATACAACCTTCATTTGAAAATCCATCAGAAACATTTGATGTTAATACTTTAGGAACTCAGAGGGTTTTAGACTTTGCAAGAAAAAAAGGTATTAAAGTTATTTACGCAGGTTCATCTTCTAAACACCACGACCCATATCAATCACCATATGCAGCTTGTAAATATCTTGGTGAGGAATTATGTAAGTTATACAAAAAGACTTACGGAATGAGTATAGAGATTTGTAGGTTCTATAATGTATATGGACCACATGAAGTTATTGATGGTGATTGGGCAGCAGTAATTGGTATCTGGAGAAGACAAATCAGAGATAACCAACCAATTACAATTGTCGGTGATGGTGAACAAAAAAGAGACTTTACCCATGTACACGATATAGTAGACGCATTACTAAAGTTAAATGCTCATGATACTAAACCAACATTTGATGCTTGGGAACTTGGAACAGGTACAAACTATTCAATTAACCAAGTGGCAGATATGTTCGAAAAATATAGTGGGTGTAAAAGAAAGTACATTCCAAACCAACAAGGTAATTACAAAGAAACTCTAAGAGAATCAGATGAGGCAATCGAGTTTCTTGACTGGGAACCTCAAGATAGATTAGACGAGTATATTAAATCTTTGTTTAGTAGTAGACAATTGAAATTTGATTTTTAATGACAACAACCTTTGATATACATGGTGAGTTTGGTTACGAACTATTTGCAGCACTACCTTTAATAAATTATGCAAAAGAACAAGGGGTTGATGTAAAAGTAAGAACTTCAAAGGGTGGTCATATCTTATATCCAAATTTAGATGTGACAGAAGTCTATCCAAATAGAATTCAGTATATGCAACTGAAAATAAACGATGTACCCTATTATAGACAACACAATCATGTTGCAGGATTTTTTGGTAAAAAGATAAACGAACTTTGGCCTGATGCAAAAGATGCAGGGAATCGTAATGTTTGGGAAGACAGATGGTCACCGCCTGATTTGAATGGTCACTACAAGGGAGTTTACAATTGGATGGGATTAAATTTTGATAAACCTTTATTAGTAATATCAAATAAGTATCAAACGGAGTGGGACTCTGACCCTGTAAATTATATTAATTTAGACTCATTAAAAACAATATTTGAATTATGTTCTGATAAGTTTCATATAATCTATAACAGACCTGATGTAGATGATATTACACAAGATGGTAGTCCACCACTTGATTTTGGTGATAAAGAACTGATAAGTAAATATAATATACAAACAGTACAAGATATCGCAAATGAATACAACCTATCATATAATGAAGCACAGATGGCAGTTTTAAGTCTAACCGAACATCAAATATCAACACAAGGTGGTAATTCAGCATTGGCTGCATATTTCGGTGGTGAAAATATTATATATGGAGTAAAGGGGTATGAAGTAAAACATAAAGCATATGAAACATTCTTCCCTAAACTATCAGGTCAAAAAATATATCATACAGAATCATACGATGATTTAATTAAAAAGGTAAAAAGTTATGTTAAGTAAAAAAGATATTAGTTTTATTCAACCATCAAGAGATAATTTAAAGTATCTCAAGTGGTCTTACGAATCAATTAGAAAGAATGCAGGTCCTGAACCAACAATATGTGTAGCAGATGATTTCAGTTCCGATGGGACTTGGGAATGGTGTGAGGATATGATGGTACACGACCCAAACTTCAAGGCAATTAGAAACGAAGGACCAACAAGAGTAGGACATACAATCCTATATGATGAGTTAGTAGAGATAGCAGATACTCCGATTGTAGGAATATACCACGCAGATATGTATCTCTGTCCTGGCGCATTAGAATCTGTATTAGAACACATTAAACCATTGAGTGTTGTTTCATTGACACGAATTGAACCACCACTTCACCCAGATGGGCCTGAAAAAGTACTCAAGGATTGGAAAACTGAACCTGAGGACTTTGATGAGGATGGATTCTTAGAATGGTTTAATACAGGTGATGAAAGATATAAACATGGAAAAACTACTAAAGGTATATTTGCACCTTGGTTTTTATTCAAAGAAGACTTCACCTCAATTGGTGGACATGACCCATTATACGCACCTCAATCCAAAGAAGATTCAGACATATTCAATAGATTTCTCTTGAATGGATATGATTTGATTCAAACTTGGGATGGGTGTGTATATCATATGACTTGTAGAGGTTCAAGATTCAACCCAACATTAACTGAAGTTGGTAAAGAATCAGATGAATGGTTGAAACAAAATATGAGGTCAACAAGGAATTTTATTAGAAAATGGGGTCATTTTGTAAAACATGACGCAATGATGATGCCAGAAGTTCCACATAAATATGATATTAAATTTAATGTAGAAAATGGTAATTCTCAAATATTAAACATTTTAGAACCTTGGTGTGATTCAATAACAATTGATATAGACGAAGATGTCATCGAGAGTTATATAAAATTGGAACAACCAAATACTAAGTTTGATTTAACTACAAGAATAAATGTACAAAAAGAAGCTGATATTGAAATAAGTTTTGATGCAAATAGACTATCAAATACATCATATTCTTACATACAAAAGTGGTCAGAAATCTTCGATTCTAATGGAATTGAATGCGGTGAGTTCGAATTGGACATATTTAATATAAAGGTTAATAAAGTAAAATACTACGAAAAAAGTTTGATAAATCTATGATATACTACATATTGTTACCAGAGGATAATGAGGATGATGTAGACTATTCTACAAACATCTTAGGTGAAACATCCTTTAAGAATTTTTGGACAGACCAAGGTTTCGAAATTCTTGAAAGGCTGGTTAACAAATACCCTGATACACTTACAGAAGTAAAAATCAAAGACGAAAAAAACAAAGACTATTCAGTTGAACAATTTCTCAAAAAAATAGAAAATTTAAGGATAATTAAAAATGGGTAAAATTGATGTGCGAAGTATAGACTTCGAGGATGAATATTTTGAAACATATGAAAAAATTACAAGAAAAAATAGGAGAAAAGATATTGATGAGGGAGACCTTCAGCAATCACAGGGGAAGTCTGGTAGAGGGCGAAAAGGTGACTCTTATATCACTCAACGAACAAAAGGAAGAAGCAGAGGTTAGTGACCCTTTTGATATTCATTGGATGATTCCTTTTAAATTTTTACATACTTATTAGTAAGGAGATTTTTATGCCCGCAGTAAGTAAACAACAACAGAAATTCATGGGTATTGTTAGAGCAATACAAAAAGGTGATGCAAAAGCTTCAGATTTTTCTAAAGATGCACAAAAAGTTGCAAAGAAAATGAAGAAGTCTGATGTTAAAAAGTATGCTGCAACTAAACATAAAGGTCTTCCCTCTAAAAAAGAAACTTTAGAGAAGAGATTGGAAGAACTTATCAAAAAGATTGATGAGAAATGGTCTTCCGACTATAAAAAATCAATTGACTGTAATAATCCGAAGGGGTTTAGTCAAAAAGCACATTGTGCTGGTAGAAAAAAATAAGGGGTCAAAATGTTACTTAGAGTAGGTTCAAGAGGACAAGAAGTAAAAGATTTACAAGAATTTTTAAATATAGGAGCGGATGGTATATTCGGTGAGGGAACTAAGAAAGCAGTTCAAGAATTTCAAAAAGCCAATGGTTTGGTTGCTGATGGGATTGTTGGTCCTTCCACTTGGGATACTATGGGTCTTGCTACTACTGATGATACTGAAAAGACATTCACAACAGAAAACGGATTAGTGGTCAATAGACACTATCTTCCAGTTGGTGAATACAAAAGTGGAATCACAAAAAAAGAATATTGTTTCTTACATCACACCGCAGGATGGCAGAATCCATACAGAACTGTTGACCATTGGGGTAGAGATAGTAGAGGAGCAGTCGCAACTGAGTTTGTATTAGGTGGTCAATCAATCAAAGGTAATGATGAAACATATGATGGAGTAATGGTTCAGGCGTTTCCTGAGGGTCATTATGGATGGCATTTAGGAAAGAATGGTTCACAACATATGCATACACATTCGGTTGGTATCGAAGTAAATAACTTTGGATATCTTAAAGACGGAAAAACATATGCAGGAACAACTGCACATGAATCACAAATCGTTACATTGGACAAACCATTCAGAGGATTTAAACATTGGCACAGATATTCTGATAAACAAATTGAAGCATTAAGATTGTGGATTTTGTGGATTGCAGAAAGAGATAGTATTGATGTAAGAAAAGGTCTTGTAGAAGAGGTAAAAGCAAAAGGTGCTGACGGATTTGAGTTCAATGAAGATGCATATTATGGACGAGTAAAAGGTATGTGGACACATACAAACACTCGTAAGGATAAGTTTGATATGTTCCCACAGGCGGAATTGTTAGATATGTTAGTGGATTTGTAGGAAAGAAACTATTTATATGAGTAATCAGTTAACAAAAAGGATTAGAAGTTATGTTTAAATATATTGGGAGAAAATGGATGGCATTTAAAAACATATTTAAGGACAACAACGACATTAACGAAAAAAATGTTATAGGGTTTATGAGCTTTGCAGTCATGACACTATTTGCAATCGTTGACTTGGGAACTGGATACTTTGGAAAAGATTTAATAATCAATGAATTTATATACAACTCATTCGTATATATAACTCTTGGTTGTTTTGGTATCGCAGGGTTAGAAAAATTTGCTAAAAAGTAAAGAGGGGAAACATACCACAATGAAAAATTTATTATCATTATTCATGATTTTCTTAATGTTTGCACCAATGAGTGTAAATGCACAAGAAGAGAAGAAAGAAAAGAAAAAAACAAATATTATTAAGGAATTTTACCAAGATTTCTTAAAATATGGTACTGTTTACGCAGCAGGTGATATTCGTAATTCATACGAACCATCTCGTAGAGAGTATTTTGTAAGAACAAACCAAAGTGGAAACATATTCGATATTCCACAAATCGTAGAAGTTACTGAGTACAATCCATTTGATTACAGAATCGGATTAGGTATCAGAAAACTTGCAAGATTTGATTACGAAAGAAAGCCAGGTAACTTTTGGACAGGTAATGCAGATAGAGAAAGACAAATTGCATTATCCGCACCAACTTCGGCAGTAAAAGGATTCGAATACTTATTTCATTGGGAAAAAGAACGCCAAAGAGGTGAAGTATGGACAAATAGTAGATACTTCCTTAGACATACAGGTAAATATCACATAGCAAAAATCGAAAGTAGAAAACAAGGTGCATTTGATTTTGAATACAAATCAGCAGAAGTAAGAGCAAGATTACCAATCGGTAAGAAATTCTCATTATCAGCAGGTGCAATCTTCAGAACTCATCAGAGAGCATATGGATATAACCCGTTTGAAATTTGGGTGAATGAAACTAATCCAGATGGTAGTATTGCAAACTATTGGTATACTTTAGGATATGACAGAGGATATACAGACCAATGGTATGAATCTACATGGACAGACCAAGATGGTAATGACCAAAGTAGTTTTGATTATTTTTGGTTAGACCCAGATGGTAACAGAGTAGCAGATTCGGATTTAGAATTTAGAGATGGTGTATTTAGAGACCTTATTAACGATTACAACAATGAAATATGGGATGAAATCGGAGAATTTGGTTTAGTATCGCCAATCGTTGGAGTTGATTTCTATCACTACACTCCAAAGTTTTGGGCTCATGCATACGCAAATTGGTTATTACCTTACCACTCATATGTAATGGGTGATGGTGATTTCAACTATGGTAACAGGAACAACTGGGGTAAAGGTGGATTGAGACAAGATTCTGAATTTGAACAATGGGATGACTATCAGTTCGGCGGAAGCATTGGTTGGAAGTTGAGCAAAAGTTTCGGTATATTTGTCGAAGGTGAATATACTAAGATGTGGGCTAGTGAATTCTTTTATAGTACATTCGGATTTAATTACACATTTAGATAAGACAAAAGGGAGTCATGGCAAAGCAGGTATCAGAAGAAACAAAAATCACACTTGATTTAAAAACAATAGGAATTATTTTATTCTTTGTTGCAACTGTTGTAGGTATGTGGTTTACACTACAAGGGGATATTCAGGAAGCAAAGGAATTACCTTTACCTGAGATAGACAGAATTGAGTATGATTTAAAGGACGAATTAATTCGCCAGACAATTATGGACACTCAAGATGATGTGGATGCGATAAGAGACCAACTTGATAAAATTGATGAAAGATTGTACGAGATACAAAAAGGTAGATAAGATTATGAAAAAGATATTATTATTTTTAAGTTTATTTTTAATTTTAGGATGTGAAAAGGAAGAGGTTGAACCTTTAGTTCCTGTTTTTGAAATTAGTTTAAATGGAGATTCATTTGACCCTTATGAGAGATACGCTCAAGTAAAATCATATGGTGGTTCAAAATGGGTAGATGGTAAATTAAGAAAGATATTTATCCTTTACCTACAAGTAGATGATGGGGAAATTAGATTAGACAGACAACACTTTGCATTATATTGTTTAGATTCAGATGCAATTGATGATGGTGAGTTATTAGATATTGGTACTTACACTTGGTTAAACCCTGATGATAAATTCGCAGGTGTTGAAATACCAGGTGACCAAGAGTATGTTGTTTGGAATGAGGTAATAGTTCAAGACGCAGGACAATTAGGTGGTCAACATAGTGGTTTAATATGTTTAACCGCTGAAGGGGAGTTTTACAACCCTTACATACAATCTAATATGACTGTTTCTATGAGGTTAGAAAACTTTCCAATAGGTTTGGATGTTGACGATACACCTTATGGCTATTTAATAGATTAATAAAAATAGGTAATTATGAAAAAATATTTGTTTTTGACAATATTATTATTAGGTTATAGTAGTGTTTTCGGTCAAGATTATATAGATGATGCAAAGTTCGATGAAGCAATACACGAAAAATCAGCATTTGGTGATGATGAGACCTCAATAATAGTTGTCGAGTTTTGGGCAAAGTTTAACGAAGCAAACGCATTCCAAGATTGGGATAAAGTTAAAGGTATCACTCATTATTACAGAGTTGATATTGCAAAAGCACCAAACGCAAAAAAAGATTATAGAGTGAGAATGGCGCCAACTATCTTTATTTTTAAAGATGGTATAAAAGAATCGACATTCAAAGCAGGATTGGATTTAGTATGTCCTGTTGATTTAGATGAGTTACAAGAAACTATTGATGAACTTAAAAAGTCATCTCAGTTTTAATAGGGTTATAAAATGGCAAGAGGGTTAGTTACAAATCACATAACAAGTCATCGTAAGAAGAGACCTGGAGTACATTCCAAGACTAAACATTCAAGAAGTAAGGGGAGTAAACATTACAAAAAGAAATACCGCGGACAAGGAAAATGAAACTATCAGATATACTCAGTTTAAAACAAATGGGTTATACAGATGAGATAAAACCAAAACATCTGGATAAAATGAAAAGAACCCCATCCTTACTCCAAGATTTTCCAATCAAAAACTATATGGGAAATCCACCTCATTGTAATGCGTCATCAAACACTCGAATAGAATTAGAAGAATTAGCAAAATTACCACAGAATCCTGAATTTGTAAAAGAAATGGATGATGTGGATAAAGTATTTAAAAAGTATTTAAAAACAGTAGGATTAGATTTTCCAGAAGCTTTGGTGGAAAAACTATTAGATGATAGTTCTATTATTATTATGAAGCTTAAATATCATTATAATAGACCAAGACCATATCAAGTAGTTGACCATCCATTAGTAAATGTAAATATTGGAAAAGAATCTATGATGGACTCTATGAAGACACCATCGTATCCAAGTGGGCATTCAACACAAGGAATACTTATAGGGAAACTACTATCAGATATGTACCCTCAACATCAATACAATTTGATGAGTTTAGGTAGAGATATATCTGATAGCAGAAATATTGGTAGAGCACATTATCCAAGTGATTCGAAGTTTGGAATGAAATTGGGTTATGAAATGTTTAATTATTTAAAGAAAACGAAAAGAGTTTAAGAAAAGAGGAGCTATGTTTAAAGATAAAGAACTAAGAGGATACATAGGAGCAGCAACAGTATTTTTACTTGTTATGGGACTTCTATTATTTTTAGCATTTTTTGAGATACCTGAAACTAATAACGATATATTCAAAGTGATTGTCGGTATGTTAGTTGGTTCACTTTCAGTTGTTATCTATACTTTTATAGGTAAGAATCCTGAAGAGGTAGAAGCATTAAAAGCGAAGAATGAAGCATTAGAAGATAAAGTATCTGGTATGGTTGTCGAAAAAGACAAGTTAGAGAAACTATTGAGAGACATTCAAACTGAAGTTATAGATAAGTTATCTATTACAGGTGAGAAGTTTAAGTTTCAAAACACAACTAAAAAATAAAAGAATATGAACACACTTTTTGAAAATATAGTAATACCAATAAAAGTAGGTGATACAGTATTAGGCGGTAAGTTTAAAAACAAACGAATCGTAGTAAAATCTATTGGTAAAAACGAAAAGGGAGACATCACTATCAACGGAAGACCATTACTTAAATATAGAATGGTAGTTGACGAGATGGTTCAAGTAGATTTACAAGAAGGTGTTCCATTCCCTATGGATACTCCAAATGAGTTTACCTATATGGATTTTAAGAAGTATGCATATAGAAAACGAGGGTTATTCAAAAAAGAACTTTTAAAAGCAAATGGTGATTCAAGTAAAATGTTCAAGATATTATCAGGATTATGGTACAATTGGGCAAAAAAGAACGCACCATCGTTTACACGAATTACAGATACTAAGAAGTTTGGTAGAGCATTAATGGTTATGATGGTCAAAGACAATTTAGTTTTTGATAGAGACAATTGGAAAAAAACCAATAAAATTACTAAACTCCAAGAAATCTTTTATGATAACCTTGGGAATCCATGTTCTGGAAATGTAACAATGGATGGTAGATGTATTGCAGATGAAGTTGATGATAGACCATTAGAAGAAACTGAAATTAATGAAGTAGGTGTATTTCCTGTAACTAACTATATCAGCGGAATTATTCCACAAGGAAGATTAGATACAAATACACCTGAGAATAAAAAGAAGTCAATGAAGTTAGTTAAGGATTTAAAAACTACACTTAATAAGTTTTGGAAAGAGCACGATATACCATTTAGAATAAAATAGGGATACAAATGAAAAAGAAGATGTTAGCAATAGCTTTAAGTTCAATATTATTAGTTGGGTGTGGTAGTACAAAACCTGTATCAGATTCTTGTTGTCAAGAAACTGCAGTAGAAAAAGTTGTAAGTAAAGACCCCGTAATGAAATTATTGGCATCTGCATTGATTATATACGCAATTCAAATACTTGTAACAAAATAAACGGAAATTATGAAATTAAAAGATTTATTAGACGAAGGTAAAGTAGTATTAACATCTACTGATAAAAATTCAGATTTACCAAGTGAATATCCTGAATTTAAGGTAATGACACCTACAAGTGGTGGTAATACTATCGTCTTTATGGCCAAGACATCTAAGGACTTAGACGCAATAGATAAACTCGGTGATACAACAAAAAGAGATATCTGTAAACAATTGGCAATATTTGCTATGAAAAGAATGAAACCTTTAAAGTTTGTACCATTTGATAATTATGAAGGTGCTGGATACGCAATTCAAGTGGATATGAATTTTATCGCGAGAAAACTTGGATAAGTCGTATATTTTTCGTATATTAGTGTAAAAGGTAAAATTATGGGAAGAATTTTAAGAGTTTTTGACTTTGACGATACACTCGCAAAGAGTACCGCATACATTTATGTTACACATAAAGATGGTACAGAAACTACATTGAGTCCTGCCGAATACGCAAAATATAACGAAAAAAGTGGTGATACATTTGATTTTAAAGATTTCAATAGTATGTTGAATAATCCTAAAGTGATTAGAAAGAACTTCAAATTATTACAACAAATGTTATCGAATCCAAACAAAAAGGTAACAATATTAACTGCAAGAAAGTTAGGATTCCCAATCAGAAAGTTTTTTAAAGATACATATGGAATGAATGTGTATCCTGTAACATTGGGAAGTAATAATCCTAAAGACAAGGCAGATTGGATTGAAAAACACATAGAAAAAGGATATACTGATATCGCATTCATGGATGACTCACTTAAGAATGTAAAGGCAGTACAAAGACTTCAAAGAAAGTATCCTGATGTTAGAATCAAATCAGTACTTGCAGTAGAACATCTATCCTCAGACCAAAAGAAAGAGGTCATAGAAGAATATATAGAAGACCAATTTAAAACTATGTTATGATAAACACATCATTAGCTGATGGATGTAAATCAAATTATTCATTAGCAAATCCATTTCCACATATTATATTTGACGATTTCTTACCAACCGATATGGCACTTCAATGTTATAATGAAATGTCAAATCATACAGATTGGCAGTGGGATGATATGATGGGATATCCTGAAGACGAAAGAAACTCACAAGTAAGTAAGTTTTGGACTCCATATGATACAGAGTCTAAGAATCGATTAGAAACGGATATGCCCGCAGTGTGGAAGTGTCTTGAATACTTTAACTCAAGACAATTTTTAATGTTCTTAGAGAAGTTAACAGGCATAGAAGGATTAATCGCAGATGTGGACTATGAGGGTGGTGGTATTCATAGAATCAAAAATGGTGGTAGATTAGAACTACATTCAGATTACAACAAACACCCAACTCAAGATATGTGGCGAAGAATTAACTTACTACTATATCTTACTCCAAATTGGAATTATAATGGTCACTTAGATTTATGTGAAAAAGAGGGATTGGTTAAAGTAAAATCTGTACTACCAACATTCAATAGAGCAGTGATATTTAACACAACAGATGACTCAATTCATGGACACCCAACTCCATTAGTTTGTCCAGATGATATATCAAGATACTCATTCGCATTGTATTATTTTACAAAAGATAGACCTGAACACGAAAAATCAAATAGTAAGTCTGCGATTTGGTACAAGACTCCATATTTATAATCAAAACTTAGGATTTGTAATATGGCATCTACACAAAAAGACATTTTAGAAAACATTCTATCCGAGTTAGGTACTATGAAAAAGAAGTTACCTAACGGGGAGCTAAAGAGAATGGAACAGAACTTTCAAGAGATGAAAGACTTTCAACACGAACTAAAAGAAGATTTTTCGGATATTAAGTATACTTTACTTAATCCTGAGAATGGTGTGATTGTCAGAGTCAATAAGAATACGGCATTTAGACGAGATTCAGAGACAACTCCTGAAGAACTTCTTGAATTAAAGTTAGAATTATCTAAACTTCAAGATTGGAAAAGTGGTGTAGTTAAGGCACTTTGGGTACTATTTAGTGGTCTCATTGGTGTTTTGGGGTGGATTTTCTCCGAAGCTATGTCCAAATTTTAGTTTTATTAACTTTCCAAACTATATTTATGGCAGAAGAATATGAAGTTAAAGCGATGGATGAGGTTTACGACATTATGTTGTACAACCCTACTTTTATCGATTTATCTACTAAAAAACGATTGTTAGAAAAGATGATGTCGTTTTATATTGCCGAAGAGGACTATATGAAATGTCAACATATTAAAGACCTTATAGAGATGTTGGAGAGACCCAATGAAAATAGTAATAAAAAAACTTGACCCTTTGTTTAAGGAAGAGTGTATAGTTTATGTAAAAACTGAAGATGATGTAAATGTTGAAGCATCAATTGGAGCAGAAATAGAAGTACCAATTTATGTTGAAAAATTTAAACAAAAGTATGATATTAAACAAGTTATTCAATATGAACTTTAATCATGGCTAAATTATATTTGTTAGATGATGACATTCATACATTTGACGAAGTTGTGAGTGTTTTGAGAAAATACTTGTCCTTTCCAATGACGCAAGGGCAATCAGTTGCAAACATTGTACATAATAATGGAAAGTGTGATATTTATACTGGGGACATAATAATGGTTGAAGACTTATACGAGTTGTTTCGTAAAGAGGGATTCAGCGTAGAGATAGACGAAACTTATGAAATGGAATGAAAAGTCAAAAGGTGTCGGTGATACAATCAAGAAAATCACATCAGCAACTAAATTAGACAAGTTGGCTGAAAAGATTGCCGAGGTCGCAGGTAAAGAAGATTGTGGGTGTAAAAAACGCCAAGATAGATTGAATCGTATGTTTCCATACCAAAAAGAAAATTACGATAATCGTAGTAAACGATTTCCATTAAGGGGAAAAAATGATTAAAGACTTTATTTTAGAGGTACTAACAGAAGAACAATTAGACGAAAAGTTAATTGTATATAATAATAGAAAACCATATGGTCAAGTTGTATTCTTGGCAGGTGGTGCAGGTAGTGGTAAAGGATTCTCAGGTTCACATTTTATAGATAATACCGCATTCAAAGTTCGTGATGTTGATAAAATGAAAAAACAACTTCAGATTCTAAATAGAATGGGTAAATTAGATATTGATTCTGTATTGAACAAGTATGGTAAAAATATACCAGCAAAAGAAATAGAAGTCATTAGGAACATTCAATCACAAGGATTTCAGTTAAGAAACTTACAATTAAAGAAACCAGACCATGTTAGGGCATTACATCAGTTAGTAAAATCAACGGGTATCAAAGATAGTTCATTAGAAAAACTATTAGTAGGTAAAGATAATCCTGAAACACTTCCTAATATTATGTTTGATATTACGGCAAAGGATGTTACAGATATTACAAGTATAATTCCTCAACTAAAAAAAGCTGGATACAACTCTAAAAACATTCACTTAACATGGGTTCTTACTAATTATGTAACCGCACTTGATAACAATAGAAAAAGAGAACGAATGGTGCCTGAGGATATTCTATTAAAAACTCATGAAGGTGCAGCAAATACTGTTTGGGGTCTTGTAACAAAGGCAATGCCAAATGGACTAAATGGTAGGGTTGATGTAATATTAAATAATCCACAACATACGGTATTTTACAAAGATGCTGATGGAAACAATGTAGAAGGAATAGCAAAAGGATTCTTATCTCTGCCAGTTAAAAGAGAGGGTAAAGGAATATTACCTGAAAAAGTATGGAAAACAAAGTTATTCAATTGGGTGGCTCAGAACGCTCCCGATAGTATAACTAAAAACATGAAATAAATTTAATAAACAAGTTATGGAAGTAAACGCATTCATTATTGAAAACTTCTACTCAAATCCTGACGAAGTAAGACAATTCGCATTATCACAAGACTTCGGAGTACGAGGTAATTACCCAGGTCAAAGAACAATACCATTTTTAAATGACTCAATAACAGATACTATCGAATCTGTTATATCACCACAATGGGGTAGAGTTACAGATTGGGGAGACGAATATACAGGAGCATATCAATATACAACACAAGGTGACAGAACTTGGATTCATGCAGACAACACTACAAGGTGGGCAGGTGTTTGTTATTTAACACCAAACGCCCCATTAAGCGCAGGAACGGGTTTATTTAAACACAAGGCAACTGGGTTGACCAGTCATCCATATAAGGCAGACGGAACTCCTGACAAAGAATTGATGGATGAAATATACAAAGACTCTCAAGACTATACAAAATGGGAAATGACTGATAGATTGGCGAATGTATACAATCGATTGGTAATTTATAGAGGTGATTACTTTCACGCTTCATTAGACTACTTTGGTAGAGACATATACGATGGTAGACTATTTCAGACTTTCTTCTTCAATACGGAAATGTAAATGGATTTTCAAAAAAGAGGTGCAAACATAAGTCACAAGTATAAATTCGTATGGACTGCTCCCGCTAAGGTAGCGTCAAGGTCTGTTCGAGATATTTTCTTAGAATATTGTGATTTGAATCCCGATTGGCCTTCCGATGAACATCCATCCGATTTTACCCATGTAAACAATTGGCCTGAAGAAGCAGGTGATGATTACATTCATATTGCAAGTATTAGACACCCATATTATAGATGGTTAAGTTATTGGAAGTATGGATATGGTGGTGAACGACACGAAATGATTGACCCATCAAATGGACCAATACTTTGTTTACAAGCTATGTCAGAAGATTGGATTCAAGGTTGGAATCTATGGGATTTAGTAAATAATACATCAAAACAAATAGATTTACTTATCAGAGCAGAAAATATTAAAGAAGATTTAAAAGAATTGTGGTTTATGCCAGATGATTTTCAAGTACCATTTATTGGTAAAACTGAATATCCACCCATTGATTTTGACGAAACTCATTTAAGGCAAGTATGTTGGGAACGATTCAACAACGATTACATCAAATTTGGGTATAAAAAGGATGAAATCTATGATTTTTGGGAAAAACCACTAAAAAAATTCAAAATAAAGCAAAATTTAACAATTTCTTAACATTAAAAATTTGGATTTCTCATTTAATTGTCGTACTTTAGTAGTGTAATAAGTGATAAGAGTAATAATTAAATAAATAAAAAATGAGTAAAAAAATCAAATTAACAATCCAAGGTGTGAACTACGAGTTACCACAATCAGCATTAATCAAAAAGAATCAAGACAACTGGTATTCTGAAGAAAAAGATTACATCTATATGAATGCTAAGAATTCAGCATCGGTTATCAAACAATATGTTAAGAAAAACTTCCCTGAAATAAAAGTGTGGAGTAACTCCAAAACTTATAGTGGTGGTTCGTCAGTTGATGTGAATGTATCTAACGCAGATGGTTCATCGGTTGATGAAAATATTTACAAACAAATAGAGAACTTCTCTCAGATATTTAAAGGTGGTTCTTTCAATGGTATGATTGATATGTACGAATACAATGACTATGATACTTGTACTGACAATGGAACTGAATTGAAGTATTTTCCATCTTATGTTTTCTGTAATAACAAACCAAAGTGGGGTTCAGTTGAATATTGGATAAACTCTTGGAACGAAGAATCTCAAGCAGTAAATCAAGTTTGGAGTACAATCGAAGGATTTTTATCCCACAATAAGACTTACATGACCGATAAAGAGTATGTTAAGGTTGAGAAAGCGTTTCAAAATTTAACAATTTCTTAACATTAAAAGTTTGGCGATATCAAATAAATGTTGTATATTAGTAGTGTAAGATTAAGAGTTAATAATAAATGAAAAATAAATTAAAAATTATGAATTTAGTAGAATTAAAATCAGTAGGAAGTTGGGTTGATACCAACTCAGGAATTGTTTATCCGGCGTTTGTTAACAACAAGCCAGACTTTGATTGTCCAATATCTCTTGTAGAAGATGAGGTGGCATCAGATTGGTATGACGCTTTGAGTCACCAAGAATATGGAGTTGTTAGTAAGTTTATCAATAGCGGTTCATTCGCATAAAAAATAAGAAATATGAAAGAGTGGTACGAATTCAATAAAGAAGCTATCGAAGCTATAAAAGAAAATCCAATAGACGCAATTGTATCTGTCCTTTTTATGGGTGGTATATTTGGTTTGTTATATGTTTCACTATGGATAGTATGTCCATGTTAAAAATAAAAAATATGTATAGTTTAGATTGTTCCTATTATGATAAAAGTTTTGACACGATTCAACAATTAGTTGATTCAGTAATTAGTTCAGGTATGGACCCAAGTTATGAGATAACTAAAAACGGAGTCGGTATCGGTGAAGAGTTAACGGATTTTATAGTTTATTAGATATGGCAAAGATTGTAATTGATACTCAGTATTATGAAAATTATGGATTCCATGAGGGACGAACTCATTGGAAACCAAAAGGTGGACATCAGTTCACGATGGAAGTGGCAACGGATGTTGTAATGTATACCGATGACTTGGAAGGTAAATTAACTGAGATAGTTAAGGAACAATCCAATGACTTGGAAAAGTTTGAGTATCGTGACCATGAGGTTCTATTTCAAGAACCAACTGAGTTGTCGTATGATTTATTAATGAAAAAAATAGATAATGAGGAAATGGCAGTATAGAGAAATGGGTAGTCGTAACAAGAAGACAGGCAAGTTGTCTTACTACAATGTAACTGTAACTGATTACCGAATAACAGATTGTGAATGTAAAGCAAGGGAGTTCAGACCATATTCACCTTGTAAACATATGAAAAGATTACACGAAAAATTAGGACATTTAGAAATATGAATACAAAAATACCAAAAATAATACACCAACTATGGGTTGGTGATAAACCTATACCCGAACATATCAAAGAGTTTACTGATGCGATGCCAATAGTAAATCCAAATTACGAATGTAAACTTTGGGGTAATGAGGTTTTTGAAAAATATAGCGATGACCCATTCCTAACAAACTACTTAAAAGAACCAGAGTTATATAAATGGGCATTCATTTGTGATAGGATTAGATGTTTACTACTAAATGAAATTGGTGGAATTTATGTTGATGCAGATGCAAAACCAGTTCAAAGTTTTGATTTATGTATGAATCAACTTGGTGAAAATATAACATTCTTTACAGGACTAAAACCAACACAACAAAATAATACTTTGTTTGATTGTGCAGTATATGGGTCAGCACCTAACTCAAGAATGATAAAAAATCTATTAGCTACTTATTCCGACATTCAATGGGCAAATGGGTGTAAAATATTTTCAGATAGAATCATACAAGTAATTGACGCAGATGTAGGTTGTTTTGGTTATGAATATTTCTATGATGATAAAATGACAGATAAAACCATCGTACTACACGATGTCGAAGAGACTCGACTATTAAGTTGGGCTTGGGATGATGAACACTTTAGAAGAGAAAATTGGTAAAATTTAACAATTATTTAACATTAAAAGTTTGGCAATTAACAAAAATTGTCGTACATTTATAATGTAAAAGTTTGAAAACTATGATAAAAACAAAAACAATTTTTAGTGATATAGATGGGACTTTAGTACATCAAGTAAATTTCGAAGACCTTGACCCTTTCAAGTCTGTTGCTCTGCCAGGTGTGGTAGACAAGATGGTAAAGTGGTTCAAAGAAGGTCATCATATTGTATTGACTACGGCAAGACCTGAGTCACTAAGACACGACACTATTCAAGAGATGGATATATTAGGAATACCATTCCACCAATTAGTTATGGGAATCGGTAGAGCTGAGAGAATTCTAATCAACAATAGTAGTGATAAAAATCCTGATGAGGTAAGAGCCAAAGGAATCATCGTTAATAAAAATGGTGGTTTTGGTGATGTAAACATATAGTTATGATATATTTAAAAGACGAATGGATTAAACATCCAAGACTCAAAAGATTTAGTCAACTAAGTTGTACAGGTCCTAAATGTGAATGTGATTCTCAGAATCCAGTATATCTTTGGGAGCATGATTCATGTGTTAGAGGAAGAATAGACACAGAGTTCTGTATGGATTGTGATGGCGTAGTATCTTTTGATATAGTTAGATAAGGGGAAAATATGACAATGACAGAGCAAGACCTAATTGATTTAGGGTTTGAGCGTGAAGAACCTTCTCATGAAAATATTAATGTAGAAGGTATATTTCAGAATGTAGAAAGTCCAACCTTTTATACCTTGGTGATTGGTGAGATTGAACTCCAATCAAATCGAGAAGACGAATGGGAAGACGAATTAGAAGTAGAGATTGTAGACACATCAATAGTATTTAATGACTTAGAGGATTTAAGACTGCTTGTGGAAATATTGAGAAGAAACGAAAAATAATTAAAAACATTTTGCAATATCAAATAAATGTTGTATATTGTAATCAAATTAGAAAGAAGTTATGGCAAAAACAGAAAAAAAACTATGGTGGGAAACATACCAACCATTAAATGACTATGTATTAGTCAAAGTTATTAAAGAAGACGAAAAGACCAAAGGTGGGTTGTACAAACCCGAGTCTAATAAAGAACAAATGAGGGGTGAGGTACTCGCAGTTGGTAGTGGTATACACACTACAACAGGTACAAAAATACCTATGAAACTACAAGTAGGTGATAATGTTATCGTACCAAATACAGGTGTTCAACTAAAATTAGATGGTGAAAAGCTAAATCTATATAGAGAGCAAGAAATCTTAATGAAAATCAATGCATAATGAATAAGAGTGTATTGATGGGTATAGTTTGGTTTCTGTTAGGACACATCGCAGTGTTCTTTCAGTTAAACGGACAATTCAAATGGGATTGGTTCAAAGATAATACAATTCTACTGGCAATATGTGGTATACCAATATCATTTTTGTATATATGGGGAACTAAATACGCAGTAGAGGGATTTGATGGACAACTATGGCCAGCAAGGTTTTTAGGATTTTCAATCGGAATGGTAGTATACGCATTCGGTGTCGCATATTTCTTTAAACAAGGAATAACACCAAAGGTGGCAGTATCATTGGTATTGGCATCTACTTTATTAGCAGTACAATTATTTTGGAAACAATGAAAATAATTAAAAGAGAATTATACAGACACTTTCACTTTGTTAGGGTTGCAGAAGATATAGTCTACTCAAATCCAAAACATATAAAAGGATTATTTGCATATAGAGACAAGAAAAGATTATACGATTTAAAAGAAAAGATTCAAAAGAATCAACAAACACTAACTTTCAGAGAATTCCAATTTTTAGAGAGTATAGTAGAAAAATATGGGTAGACCATATTTATATATAAATGAAGGATATGAAAAAGGGTACTAAATTGCCAAATGGTTATGTATTAGGAAAAGGACGAACTCCTTTGAACCTAACTGAAGCACAGATTCGGTATGCGATGAAGAACTCCAAGTCAAATTCAGGCGCAGCAAGATTCTTAAATGTGTCCTTGACTACATATCAAAAATATTCAAAATTATATAAAGACGAAGAATCAGGTAAAAATCTTTGGGACTTACACAAGAATCAAAGAGGTAAGGGTGTTAAGAAACCATATAATGTAACTCAAGGTAAATACGCATTGAATGATATATTAGATGGTAAACATCCTAAGTATCCTGTTTTCTTACTAAAGAAGAGACTAATTAATAATTCACATAAACCTGAATTAGAATTTCCGCATGAATGTCATAATTGTGGTTACAATGAGAAAAGAGTTACAGATGGAACAATTCCATTGATTCTTGACCATATGGACGATGATTGGACAAATCACAAAAGAGATAATATCAGATTTTTATGTTATAACTGTTTTCATAATCTAAGAGGTAATCTTAGAGGTAAACAACCACAATGGAGAGCAGAACAAATCAAACAAGCAAGAGAAAAACAAAAAAAAGGTAAATAAGTTATGGGTAAACAAGTATTTCATGGAGAGAGTTCAAGAACAAAACTCTTAGAAGGTGTCAATGAATTGGCAAACGCAGTAAAAGTAACATTAGGACCAAGAGGTAGAAATGTAGTGATTCAAACAGAAGCATCACCACATATTACTAAAGATGGTGTTACTGTTGCTAAAAGTATTAACTTTGAAGATAATACTAAAAATGTAGGTGCACAAGTAATCAAAGAGGCAGCTCAACAAACGGCAGATAACGCAGGTGATGGAACAACTACATCTACGGTATTGGCTCAGTATATTTTCAATGAAGGTATGAATGAGGTTAAAGCAGGTTCAAATCCTATCGAACTTAGACGAGGTATGGATATTGCATCAAAAGAACTTGTTGATAAATTAGTACATAGTATCTCTATTGATGTTAACACTAATGACCAAATCAAACAAGTTGCTACAATTTCAGCAAATGGTGATGAAACTATTGGTGATATGATTGGTGAGGCAATGCACCAAGTTGGAAGAGATGGTGTAATTACTGTTGAAGAGGGTAACGCATCTGAAGACGAACTTGAAATCGTAGAAGGTCTTGAGTTTGATAGAGGTTACTTATCACATTATTTTATTAACAATCAAGAAAAACTTAATGTGACTCACGAAGAACCTGCTATTCTGTTATATGATGGTAAGATTTCTGATATGGATGATATTGTTGGTGTTCTTGAAAACGCATCATCAAAGAATAAACCTATCGTAGTAATTGCACACGAAATAGAAGGTCAAGCATTGGCAACTATGGTTGTTAACTCAGCAAGACAGACTTTGAAGTGTTTGGCATTGAAAGCTCCTGGATTTGGTAATGAAAGAAGTGAAATCCTAAAAGATATGGGTTCACTAACAGGTGGTGTAGTTTTCGGTGGTCTTGGTAAAGAATTAGAAGATATCACTTGGGATGACTTAGGTTCTTGTGATAGAATCATATCTACAAAAAACAAGAGTGTTATTGTAGGTGGTCATGGTGAATCAGAAGATTTAGAACTTAGAATCACTCAAATCAAGAATGAGATTGATTCAACTGAGTCAGACTTTGAAAAAGAAAAACTTCAGAAAAGACTATCTAAATTGAGTGGTGGTGTGGCAGTATTAAAAGTAGGTGCACAATCAGAGATTGAAATGAAGGAAAAGAAAGACAGAATCGATGATGCACTACTCGCTACTAAAGCAGCAGTTGAAGAAGGTATTGTTGTAGGTGGTGGAGCTGCATTGATTCACGCAAGACAAATGATTAATGGTTCACTTACGGAAGATAACTCAGATAGACAAAAAGGAATCGATGTTATTCTAAAGGCGTGTGATGAACCATTCAAAGCAATTGCAGAGAATGCAGGATTGAAACCTGATGTGATTTTGGATAAATTTCAATCAGCACCAACCGAGGTTTCATCAACAATGGGTTATGATGTAGTAGATGAGTCATTTGGTGATTTGATAGAAAAAGGTATCATTGACCCAACAAAAGTTGCAAGAACGGCACTTGAAAAAGCAGTTTCTGTCGCAGGTACTCTACTTACTACTGAGTGTATGATTGTAGAAGAACCTTCGAAGGATGAGTAGTGAACCGAAAACTTAAGATATTAAAATTAAAATTAGATTATTTAAAATTAGAACTTGAAGATGTCAAGGAAGATTTTGATAAATATACTGAAGATTTTGATTCTTATTTCAAGAAGTACTACGATAAAGCAGTAAAAACTAATAATGATAATAATCAGACGAATTTCGAAAATCCAGCAACCCACTTTGAAAACGCAAAGAGAGAGCAAGAGGAACGACAAAAAGAAATTGACGAACAAAAACAACTCCTCAAGAATGCGCCAACAAAGGTAAAGAATCTCTATAAGAGACTCGCAGCCAAAACTCATCCTGATAAATTAAAAGATGGACATGAGGTTTTTCAGTCAGTAAAAGAGGCATATGAGAAACAAGATTTGGCAACGATGTTGGAATTGGCAGGTAAATTCGATGTGAATTACAAGTTAGATAAAAATGATGAAAAAATACTCGATAACAACACAAATAGGATTTTAACTGAGATTGAAGAAATCAAAGGGACTATTGGATGGTTGTGGGGTAAAGGAAATAAAGAACAACGACTATATTGTGTTAACCGAGTAGAAGAAGAAACTAAACTAAAGGTAAAGAATAAAGATTTACCAAAGGATTTACAAAAAGAAGAAGCAAAACTATTAAGTGATGGAAACAAAAATACTAAACAAACTGATGGAGATTCAGTATCTCAAGGGTAGATTAGACGAGTTGTACAAAGGATATGTTCCACATTGGAGTTCAACGGATAATAGGATAGTAGACTCAAGAATCAGTAAATACGAAACTAAGTTGAGACAAACTGACGAAATCGCATTTCTCTTATATCAAGTAGAAAGAGAAAACAGAGGATTCGCCAAAGTCAGAGGTAAACGAAGAGTTGTTGAGTTGTTAGAAGAATTAAAAACTACACTAACAGATGATGGATTGAATAAACATCAAAAGTTAGTAGATAAAATTAATACTCAATTAAACACTTATGGATAGAGATTTAGAAAAAGAACGATTCGATGTGGCTATGAGAGGTAAACGAAAAATAGTAGGGTGTGTTGCAGGTAACTTTGATTTGTTACATCCTGGATATATTTATACTTTTCAAGAAGCAAAAAGACATTGTGACCACTTTATAGTATTTCTTCAGAAAGACCCAAGTCTTCATAGGAAATCGAAATACAAACCAGTTATACCATTATACGAAAGATATAGAACATTGATGGCAATACAATATATCGATGAAGTATATGTATATCAAACAGAAGAAGAACTTTATGACTTAATTAAGTTCTTTAAACCCGATGTAAGAATCTTAGGTGAGGATTATATCAACAAGTCTTTTACAGGTGATGACCTACCACCGAGAGTTGTATATACAACGAGAGCTCATGGATGGTCAACAACTAAAATGAAAGATATGATTGCGATGCAGACAATCAAACAGAATCCTGAAATACAGGACGCTGCCCAATATTTTGAACGAAAATTAGAATTCGATGGCTAGAAAAATATCATACAAAGTACAAATAACCTACCTTGACCCAGAACAGGGTGAAGATAATATATTCATAGTAAAAACAGATAGACTTAGGTGGACTATGAATCAATATCAGAGAAACAGACCACCACTTAAGTATAAAGTTTTAGCAAGAAAATGAAAAACAATAAATTTGACTCTATAAATGTACTGATGTATTTCGCATTGGTATATTTCACTCTTATTGGTTTCGCAACAACATTAAATGCACAAATCAAACATTATGATGGTGAACTCTACGATGTTGTATATAGTGAAGATTATCAACAACCACTTCAAGTGACATATAAGATAATGTGTCCAACAGGAGAAATCAGTAGAAGTGGGATGGATTTTTGGAAACCAAAGGGATATATAACTTCAGACAATAATGACTATAAAGCAAATGTATATGACAAAGGTCATATGGCACCCGCAGCAGCATTCAATTGTTATGATAGGGAAACACTCAGAGAAACATTTAATTATCTAAATTGTGCATTACAACACGAATCACTAAACAGAGGACCATGGAAAGAACTCGAAAGATTTGAACGAGACTTATCCAAGGTATTTGAAACAGTAAAAGTGAATGTAACAATACACTTTGATAATGAACCCGAATATGTTGAGGGTGGAGCACTTATACCGAGTGGATTCACAAAACAAATATGGGCAGGACAACACGAGTGGACATTCTACTTCGATAATAAAAACCTAAAAGGTAGAGATTGGTCAGACTTTCAAATACCTAATATAAGAAGATAGTGATTATGGATGACAATATAATGCAATCATTTTTGTGGAATAAAAACACAAATAAAATGATAAAGGCAGTAGAAGTGATGATTGTCATGTGTAAGAAATACGACCTACCATTCAACTACAAAGACCTCGGAATAATCCGAGAAGATAGTAAGGACAATGATGAAGATAGTATGTGGGACTTTACTGGACGAGGATAAATTCCTTATAGGTCAGAGATTAGAATCAAACCCAAAATTTCCCAATAAATGGGAACTACCTGGTGGAAAAGTAGAAGAAGGTGAATCTCCCGATGACGCAATCGTGAGAGAATGGAAAGAGGAGTTGGATATAGAGATAAAAACATATTATCTCATTCCAGAAAGAGAACTCCATGGGTTAATGGTATATCCGTATTTAATCAAATACAAGAGTGGTAAACCAAGACTAAATGAACACCAAAAAGTCAAGTGGATTACTTTAGATGAAATAAGTGATTATGACTTTACGCCAATAACAAAAAAAATACTATATATTATTAAAGGAAGTTATCAATTATTTTTAAACAAGAAATCGGAGTAAAAGAAGTGTCATTTAAACAAGTAGGAAACAAGAGCAAGAAAGAAGTTAAAGAAGTAGTATCAGGGTCAATCGTAGATTCTCTATGTGATGTAGGAATGTGGTTTGCACAAAACGCCCAAAGACCCCATATAGGATTCGATATGTCAATCGACATTACCGAAGACGATATATATAAAGACTTACAAACTAACCAAGATTAATAAGGGTACATCGACCTTCCGAGATGGGACGATATCGTGTGTCGAAAGAAAATTTTGAATGAATCCAAAATGTTTCTTATATGCGATTCTCTCTTCTGGCTTTGAGAGATATCCCAACCCAAGACAACCTTGCGGTGACTCAAAACACGATAAAGTAAATATAGCAAACAATGGAACTTAAATCAATCACAATAGATAACGAAGGTATTATAACGATACATACGGATAAGGGTATAAAGAAGATACATTATCACAATCCATTTTATCAAGCGTATCGTACCCAATTGGAGACAATTTCTTTTCAAGCTTACCAATTTGACGATAAGAAGAATAAATTCTATCAGGCGCCTAAATCCCTTTTTAGTGATGATATAATAGACAATAGAGATGAGGTTAAACGCCCAAACGACACTTATTTCAATGATGAATGGAATAAATAATTGTAGGGTGTGAATGTTATGAAGATAATAGATTTACATGGTATAAGACATAAGGACGCTAGTTTAATTTTAGAGCAAAACCTTTTAGGGTACGACAAACCTTATCTTGACACACAAATCATTCATGGTAATTCCCCTGAGATGAGGAGAATAGTTCACGAGTTTCTCGACCTACACGACTTCAGATACCATATAGAGAGCTGGAATCAAGGTAAGACAATTATCGTAGGGTAGAGTCCTTAATTACCCACGAAAGTTTAACAAGGGTAAAATCCCCTAATATTTACTTATATAAGTCATCGAAACAAGTTCTCAGACGAGGACTTTTTTTATGCTCGTTAACCCCTATTTATCTTCAGATATGTTAATCATAAAGATAATTCTTATATTCTTATGCTTTTGGTTTATAATGAACCGATTCTTCCATTACCTTGATAAGTAACCCCCACTTTTCCACCCTTTTCTACCACTTTTTCCCACTTAATGGTAAACACCGAATAATTTTAACCTTATTTAATGCGTCTATTTCTTTATTGGAAGATGAGGGATAAGATGAGGTAAAGGGATTTCAGCGCTAAATCATTAAGATTTCCCACAATTCTGTTAAACTCTACTTAGATAACCCCTATGGGTCTAAATTTACCACAATTATAGACAGGCACAAGTCCGTTTCTCGCGGCAAACCAAAATTTCCTGAGGAAAAAGTATTTTTGGGGTGTATTTTGCCCTTTTTAGCCATAAAAATTCGGTCATATTGTCATGTTCGAGGGATACTTTAAGTAAAAGGGCTTAAAGCGTTGACGCTCAAGGGGTTATGTCACCGCCTGATAAGTCGGACATTATGTCATACTGTTAGCATTTAATTGTTAATAACTTTAAATTGTTAATAAAATTGTTAATAACTTTGCCCTCAACGCAACTGACATCGTGTCATGTTGATAACTTTATTGCCGATTTAACACTTTTTATTTGGCCATTTAAAATATTTTTCGTATCTTTATGGGGGGGCCTGGTTTAAAAAACCCTGCGGTGACACTAAAAGCAAAAGTGATATAAAAAAAAAGTAGCTAAAAAAGCCAGTATATACGGATACATAGGTATAGGGAGAGACACCCAAGCCCGAATTTAACCTTATTTAACCCTATTCAGGCCTCTGAGCCAGATGAGGTAGGACAACCCAAGGGGGAAATCACAGGCCTACGGAGCGAAGGAACGCATGTGACTGAGCGAAGGGGGCGGGTATTTTCGTGTAATCCACTGGTAATCAGCAAGTTACAGTCGCCTGTGAGCCGTTCTTATACCGGGGTCGGTTTTTTAGTCCATAGGAAAGTCCCCTCTGAGCCAGTATTCTACTGAATTAGCCACCTTTCTTTTGCCTCATTCTGTATAATGTTAATAACTTTGTTGAAAACTTAACAATTATTTAACATTAAAAGTTTGGAATTTGGGAATTGTTTGCGTATCTTAGTATTGTTAATGAGTGAGAGTAAAACCTTTAAACGAATGAATATGATAAATTTAAGTATAAGTGACCCTATTGATGGGTTTGATAAGATAGGAGAGTTAAGAGCTGCTATCGGTCAAGACTATTGTGGAGACAATAAGTTGGTTAGTGTGAGTAAGGATGGTAACAGATGTATTGTCCTTAGAGGTGGAGTTAAGGTTAGTGAACCTTCTTGGTTAACTTGGAATAGAATGTTTTATTAGTCTATATACTATACCTTATAATTGTTAGCTGGATTATTATTAGTCTATACCTATGTAGTAGTATTAGTATCTTTGATGTCCACACAATTTTTGTTCTTTGAAATCATGGACGAGTAGCTCAGTTGGATAGAGCATCTGCCTTCTAAGCAGACGGTCACAGGTTCGAATCCTGTCTCGTTCACTATCGTTGTCGTTCTCATAGCTCAGTTGGTTAGAGCACTCCGCTCATAACGGATAGGTCAGAGGTTCGAGTCCTCTTGGGAACACACGAGATGCCGATGTGGTGAAACTGGTAGACACGAAGGACTTAAAATCCTTTGAGCAGTAATGTTCGTGGCGGTTCGAATCCGCCCATCGGTACTAAGGGTATTCATCTCCCCATAATGAGATGTCAATTAATAAATCAATAATATGCTAAAAGGTGTAAATGTAACTTGGAAGCCGAAGTCTAAAAAGGTGGTAATGTATAAGAAGGTAGGTAACATAACAAAGTCCGAAGTGGATGAGGCAACAAAGTATTGTTTCTGGCGATTTGGTGTACCTGCTAAATCTTATAGTTTAAAGTCTAACATTCTTACCTTTAAGATGTAATTAATAAAATTCTCATATTTATCATTATATGAGAAAGCTTATTCAACTTATTTTTATCGTCTTGTTACTAAGTGGTTGTGGATTACAATTTCAATATAGTACTCTTAACACCGCTGGTAACATTGATGGTATTTACAGAACTAACGATTATACTATTGTAGTTCCTGATTCAACAAAGATAGATACTATATCTAATCTATTTCAACTGAGAAGAAAACTAAGAACTGATTTTAACTTTAGATGGGACTTTGCTCAGTATATGAGTAATCAACCTTACTCTATGTATTGGTATAATAGACATCCTCGTTATAATGGTATATGGTATCCTCAAACATCTTTTGATTTTTATTTTAATTCACACCAATACTGGAACGATTGGGCGTTTAACTATCCTTGGTTTGGATACTATCATCCATATCGTGTTAGACATCACCGATACTACCAATGGTATTATCCACATCCACAAGGTTGGTATAGTTGGAATCATTACGGATACTCTCATTATACAGAACCATTGATTGCATCAACTAACTATTCATTTGTAAATGGATATAGAGGTTCTCGAATCCAAAACATCCAAGACACTAATAGAGTTAACAGAGTAAGACCTAACTCAAATGCAAATAGAGAAATCAATAATGTTATCAGATGGAGCAGGGACAATAACATTCCTGTAAACAATTATGTAGTTCCTCAAGATGGGACTCGATATATAAAACCAACTGATACTAATAACAACATCAGAGTTAATCCACCATCGAACAACAATAACAACAATTGGACACCTCGTCAAAATCCAACAAGGATAAACACGAGTACTCCTGTTATAAGAAATAATAGTTCAAGGTCATCAGGTGGGCGTTCAAATGTATCTTCGAGTAAAAGAGGTGGAAACTAATTGTTAATAACCTGTTAATAACTTTTCCATATATTTATTTCTTTATGAGAAACGAGAATGAATATAACGATAGTACCCTACAAGTTGCCCGAGTCTGTACCCACTCCGAAGGACGAGTGTGGATGGATTGCGTTATATAACAATCAAGCTATTGGTTGGAACTCTCTATTATTCTTATCTGACAATACCATCAAGTTCGCAAACGCATATGTAGAAGAGAAGTACCGAGGTAATGGTATTTACAGAATGTTGTGGGATGCAAGATGGGAATGGTGTCAAGAAAATCTAAAAGGATATAAAGTAATTACATATTGCCTTCCTACTACACATCAGTTTTATAAAGATAAAGGATGGGAAGAAGGTCACACCTCAACTTTATTTAAAAGTTTTATCTAAAAAGCTTGCCAGTTAAATTTTATTGTTGTATATTAGTACTAAGTTTGTCAGAAAGGCAGGCGGTTAATTATAAATTTTAATACTTAAATTATGGCTAGAACAGCTAATGGGTGGAATCTCGAACTAATGTTTGACGATACCACAAGGCCCGAAATCTTCTTACGACCTGAAGGGCCTCGTACAAAAAATGGTTGTAACTCTTATGTGTATATGATAGTCAATACACAAGACAAGATGATTTACATTGGTTACCACAAAGAAGGTAACAAACTCTATGGTACATCATCTACTAACAAAGTGTTCAAAGAACTTCTCGCAAGTGACGCAGTTGGTTTATTCGAATACCATATCCTATATTGGGGTTCGGTAGAAGAGTGTAAACAAGTTGAGTATGAGTTGTTGACAAAGGTTGACGCTAAGAACAACCCTAAGTACTACAACAAACACAATGGTCATCCTGGTAAGAAGGAACTGAACATGAAGTTAGTAAATAGGTTGATGGTAGAAATCGATGACTTTCGTAAACACACCAACCTCATCTTAGATTCAGAACTTGAATACATTAACGAGACACACATTGTTGAAATGTCTGTCAAGGATTTGTACCATGTAGGTAAGTGGCAAGTTCGTAAACTTGAGATAGACCACGACAATCTATCAAAGATTGTTGATAGGTTAAGAAACAAAATCGGTAACTACGATATGCCTGTATTATTAAAGGATGTCACTATCAATGGTCAGTTTCATGAGTTAATCCTTATTAGTGGTAATCACACAAGGACTGCATATTGGAAGACGAGAGATGAGAACATCGGTCACACCGAGAACACTATGATAAAGTGTCTCATACTTGATGAGGACATTCACTCTCTGATGCAAGAGACTGAAGTTCAGATGTTAGGTAATAACCTCAACGCAGACTTTAATGTAGGTAAGTCATTCAGTAAACAAGATGCTATTGATGAGTGTATGGAACACCACAAGGCAGGACACTCGTGGAAGACTATTGGTATGAGACAACGATTCATGTTGATGGGATTAACATCAGGACAAGTTGATGGTGTATTTGACAAAGTACAAGACAACCTCGACAAGAAGTTGTTGGAAGATAGTAATCAAATGGTTTATGATTACGAAGACACTCACAAGGATTTAGTCTTGAAGAAAGTTGCAAGACTAACTAACGATGATGTGTTTGTTATCTATGGCGCATCGGGTGCACCGACTCTTGATAGATGGATGGACAAGTACATTAATGAACAAGTTCAGAGAATCGCTAGTGGTAAGTCAGTACAGACTCGAATCAAAGTAGTTGTATATCACAACACGATTAAGAATCAGAAGAACTGGACTAAGTTATGGATGAGGTTAACGAGACCACAACACTTGGACAAGGTTTACTATGACGAGATGGAACACCTACTTAGGTATCCAGAGTTTGGTTATGTAGAGATGCCTCTATCAGGTCCAAAGATTGTAGGCAAAATTTAACAATTTCTTAACATTGAAAATTTGGAAAAGTCAAATGTTTTGCGTACTTTTATATTGTAATAATGATTAAGTCTATGACAGAAAAAAAAGTAAAACAGATAATTGAGGAAATTTATCCTAAGATTGAAAAGCATTATGGCTTTTCCAAGTTTCAAGAATGTACTCCTTATGTAGAACTTCACAAAAACATATACGAAAAGTATAGTGGTGAAGAAGGTGCTCAAGGTGATGAGGATGGTTGTCACGCTGAGTATTGTTCAATGATGAATGAGATTACTATCTACTATCCTAATATGAAAAGTAGAAAGATGATAGTCGAGACTCTGATTCACGAGTACCAACATTATCTACAATCACCAATTTGGTTTAAGAGATATTACAATATGGGTCACGACTATGTGTCTCACCCATATGAGGTAGCGGCTACCAAAGCTGAAAAGGATTACAAATTATTTATTTAATATTATGACAAAATTAATTTGGAAACTATATAACGAAAACATGATTAGTGAAGAGGTCGCTATGATGTTATTAGACGAACACTATAAATAAAAATTAAAAATTATGATTAAAACAATTAAGAATTATATGTTAACTAAACTATTCATGGATTGGATAGAAACGGAAAAGGATGTTGAGAAGTTAGTACTAACTAAACAACTGATTCAGCAACATCAAAACAAGTTGACTGGATACAAACCTGTTATTGGTTTCAAGGTAGATAGGACTGGCCAAGGACAGATAAACGAACTATAAGAATAAACAAACTTTAACTCGAACCCCGTAAGTCGTCACAGGTGATGAAATGATACTACGCGCAGGGGGTAGAGTTTTTATATAAAAAATTTTATATTAACAAATAGTAATAACGAAAAGTGAATATATATAATAAACAAGTTATGGTGAATCTCAAACAAATAGGGGCAATCATCTTGAGAACACTATTCATAATCACACTTATATTATTTATTAAGACCACAATGTTTGGTCAAACAACATACAATCCATTTGTATTGTTAAAAGAAAATGATAAACAATTACACTTTAGTGCAGGGGTAGTTACATCAGCATTAGGTTACACATGGTCTTACAATAAACATCAAGATAAAAAGAGGGCGATGATAACTGGCTTATGTACATCATTGGCTGCAGGAGTTGCAAAAGAATTACTTGATAATATAAGGGGTGGTGATTTCGATGAAAGAGATATATTCGCAACAGGTCTTGGTGGAATAAGTATGTCGGTAACGATACCTATATTCCAACCAAAGAAAAAAAGATACAAAGATTAGATTATGGCAAAAGTAGTATTTATAACATTAGGTGTTATTTGGTTATGGATTTTTTATGAAATGAAAATCGCACCTGAGGTTGACGAGAACGGAAATGTAATTCCAAAAAAGAAAAAGAAATGAAAAAAATATTAGAACGGATACAGAACATAGTTGACCCTAATTATTGGGCAACCAAGATTGGTGAAAGGTCTGGTCTATATGAATGGGCGATGAAGTCACCAATTCGTAAATGGTCATTAGGACTAACAGGATGGAAATGGTGGATGTGGCAAGTAGGAGTAGGAATGTTATTCTTCTGTATATTAGAAACCTTACTAAATAAAATCGGCATGACAATGCTACCTTGGAAATGATTTGGAAAGATAAAGAAGTTTTACATTTAGTTTTGATGAGAGACCCATTTGAAAGAATCATGAATGGGACTAAACCAATAGAGTACAGAGACAACACACCCTATTGGACTAAACGGCTGAAAGATAAACATATCAAGTACATATACTTTCAGTACGCATATCACAAGAACCCCACACATATGGTAGTCGAGTGTATCGATAAAAAACTTACAGACAAGTGGGAACTTCATTTAGGAAAAATAATTCATTTAGAAAATAAACACTTATGAATAAAACAATAGTAGCATACATTCCACCACGAGGTAGGAAGGTTAGAGTAGAGTCATTCGACATTCATGTCGATAAGTTACTGGCTCCTCGTAGTACAAAGATACCAATCGGTAGTAAGATATTAGATGTCGGAGTTGGTGAATCATTCTTAGAAAAATATAAAAAGAAACATGGAATCAAAATTTAATTGTTCCTACTCGGGACTATCATCGGTTATGAGTTACACTTTAGATATAGATAGAATCATAGAAATGGCATGGGAAGATAGGACTCCCTTTGAGGCAATTGAACATCAGTTCGGAATCAAAGAGAATGATGTCCGTAAGATTATGAGAGAGAATCTGAAGAGGAGTTCGTTTGAAAGATGGCGTAAAAGAGTCAAGGGTAGAAAGACTAAACATAGTAAAACATCTGAAGCAAAAAGATTCAAATCAAAAAACCAAAAATAAATTTGGATAAGTCAAAATAAATTTGTATATTACACAATGTAATATAGAATCATGAATAGAATAGATAGTCAATACATAGACCTAATAGATGAAATTTTAGATATCGGTTACGATAAGCCCGACAGAACTGGCTACGGAACTAAATCTTTATTTGATTACACAATCAGACATTGTATGTGTGATGGATTTCCTTTGTTAACTACCAAGAAGATGGCAGTCAAATCTGTAATGACTGAACTTAAATGGTTCTTAAAAGGTAGGACTGATTTGAGATACTTGTTACAAAACAATTGTCACATCTGGACTGGCGATGCATACAAAGTATATGAACGAGTACATCATTGGGACTTAGAAGAACCTGAATATGATGTCAAAGAATTCGAACAAAAAATATTAGAGGATGATGGCTTCTCAAAACAATGGGGTAACCTTGGGTTTATCTATGGTAAACAATGGAAGGATTGGGATGGTCATGACCAAATTAAGAACTTAATTAAATCATTGAAAGAAGACCCACATGGAAGACGACACCTTGTCAGCGCATGGAATGTCTCAGAACTTTCCTTAATGAAACTACCTCCCTGTCATTATGGATTCCAATGTTATGTAGACTCAGAAAACAAGTTATCACTTAAATGGAATCAACGAAGCGTTGATGTCTTCCTTGGGTTACCTTTCAACATAGCATCGTATGGTACACTATTACTATTACTATGTGAAGAAACTGGATACAAACCTGGCCAACTGATTGGTTCGTTGGGTGATGTACACATATACAATAATCATATTGAACAAGCAAAAGAACAAATAACAAGAATTGGTTACGACTTGCCACAACTAAAGGTATCTAATGTAGATATAATGAATGGGGAGTTTGATTATGAATTAATCAACTATCAGTCACACCCAAGAATCAAAGCACCTTTAAACAACTAATGAAGAATCTAATAGTTATAGGACATCCTGATAAGAAGTCATTCTGTTACAATGGTATTCTCAAGACTCTTAAACGAGAACTGAGAAAGCATAAGGATAAGGAAGAGCTAAAAGTAATCGACCTATACCGAGATACTTTCCACTCGGAAGATAGAAAAGAATTAATGAAAGGTTACCAAGACTTGGTAACTTGGTCTGATAGAATTTATTTTATATCACCTGTTTGGTGGTTCAGACTAACACCTCGAATGGAAGTATTCTTTGATGAGGTATTGACTCCAGGATTCGCATACAAGTTTATTAACATTACTAAACTATATGCATATCCTAAACCATTCCTTAAGGATAAGAAAGTAAGAACATACATCACACATGGAGCACCATCTCTACCTGTTAGAACCTTATATCTCAACTCAGTCAAGTTGAGATTGGTGCTAGGTGTATTTACATTTGTATTCGGATGGAAACTTTCAAGATGGCGTAAGACAAGACAATTTTGGTCTGTACCATTTGTGAGTGATAAGAAACGATGGAAGTATTTACAAGTTGTTAAAAAAGATATTAGAAGAGATTTAGGATATGAAATCTAAAAAGAAAAAGACCTTACGAGCAAAAGCATGGCGAAAGTTTTTAGAGACTCTCGTTAAAGAACGAAAGCTTACTGCCGCGGAAAGAATGTCATCAAGAGTTGGATACATGGGAGCAGGATTCTTGATGGCAGGTCAATGGACTGTTGAACCTATATTATTTATCATGGGATTCATTTGTGTATTAGTTCAAGTATTCAGTAGGAAACAATGGAACTTAGTAGCCCTACAACTAAATGGATTAATCGCATGGACGATTCACTTTGTAAAAACACTAATGTAATGAAAAAAGTTTACACATTTATGATTGTATTATTGACACTAACATATTGTCTTAATACACACGCACAGAATGAGAAACCTAAGATGGGTTTCCAATCATCGAATGAAAACATTTATGGAACTTGGTCATCGTGGGATGGGTCAAGTATTCTGTATATGAACTATGGGGATTCGGCTGACACTTTTGTAAGAGTATCACATACAGAAGATGGTAAAGAAACCTCAACAGGAAGATTCACAATAGAAGAAGAGTATCTATATGTCCAAAAAGAAAATGAGGAATATAGATTGATGTTCTTTCTAAAGGGAATGCAAATGGTAGTTATGAAGCCAGACTCCGCAGGTGGGGCAGGTCAAGCATGGCTATTTAGAAAGGTAAGTGATTACGCATTAAATTCAAATTAAAAATTATGAAAAAGAAATTAAAATTAATTATGGACTTTTGGGAAGTATACTATCCAATAGTTTTAGCATTCATATCATTCTTATATTCAGTATCACTATGGTTTAGTGGATTGAAGTTAGAAGGGATATTCGTTGGTATCTGGGTACCATCAATACTGGCAGCATCAGTAGCTATCAGACAGAGAAGAAACGATAACTATAAACGAAGAAGATAATGGTAGGAATGTTTATAATAGGATTCGTAATATTCTCACTATACTTGTTTGGTTTATTATACGCAATACGATGGGGACATAACTCTCAAAGAAGAGATATGGAAAATGACCCTGAGTTGAGAGGTTATTATAATAGACATAACAATTGGGATAAGGAAATTGTAGAATACGATAAAAGAAAAAAAAGAAATGACAAAAGAAGATATAGAACTAAGGCAGGGAAGAAGTCGACAACAATACGAAAGTAGTTTTTTTGGGATTAAGGTTTCTTTAATCGTAATGATTGTTGTTGGGATATCAATATTAATTCATCAATACATGGAATCACTATGAGTTGGAATAACGAAGAACATATAGAAGAGATACTATTCGAAGCACACGCATATGGTATACGATTAGAAGTAATGCAGTTAGCCAGTAAGTTACAAGAAGAAGATAAAGACTTAGGTAAGGTTGACTCATATCAAATAGCATTAACACAAATTAAACAGGCATTAGATGAAGAAGTTTAAAGTAATGTTAGTTAGTGGTGGTTTTGACCCCGTACATAAAGGACATCTCGAAATGATTGAGAGAGCTCATGAGATGGCAGATGAAGTTTGGGTGATTCTAAATAACGACCATTGGTTAACTCAAAAGAAAGGGAAACCTTTTATGGATGAGAAAGAACGAGAATATATTATGTCTCGTATAAAGGGAGTAACTAAAACTATTATATGTAATCCAAGAACACCAACAGACAAATCGGTGTGTGATGGAATTTATTCTGCGGTGAATACCTTCCGTAGAGAATATAAAGATAGAACTAATGATAGATTCATTGGTGATAAACTACCTATGGCATTTGGAAATGGTGGTGATAGAGGACAAGGTAATGTACCAGAAGAGGACTATTGTAATTCTATGGGAGTAGATATGGTATGGAATCTTGGAGATAAAGTTCAATCATCGAGTTGGTTGTTAGAGAAAGCAACGAACTCGGCATACTCATCATCACATGGATAATAGTAAGATAGTAAAACAATTGAAACAAATCGCAGAGTTATGTGAATCGGATTGTTCAATGATGGCAGGTGAGAGATTGAAGTGGTTGATAGATGAGATTGAGTTGACGCCTAAACCATGGTATAAATTTTGGTGAATTCAAAGATATGATACTAATACTCCAGCGTATAGACAAGGTATCGTACCTACGAGTAATCCAAAGTAACCTATGTACAACTATATCCGATTCAGATAATTATAGATAACTAAATTAATAATATGAACACATTAACAACATTTGATTATATATCTATGTATATCATAGTAGGATGTATCAGTACAATCATAATAAATCTTATATTGGATTGGGCAGATAGAAAGGGAGCATTGAGTCAACCTTACAACCCCTCAAACGAACAAAGGGTTTGGGCGTTCCTTCTATGGCCGATAACGGCATGGATATTTTGGTACAACTTTTGGAAATCGTGGTTCGACAATATGAAAAAGTGACTAAGCCGCCAAGGTGCAAAGGTGCAAGGTGGAAACGAAGTTTCCTTTTCACACGAAAAATTTAAAAAAAACACACTATGAAATACAATTTAATTCGAGACAAACAACTAGCGTCCACCTTATGTGATGGGACGAGTAAAAAGGATTATCTTATTGGATGGTCTTATAAACAATTAATTCAAGCATTCGGTGAACCGACATTCAATGAACCAAGTGCTGATGGTAAGGTTCAAAAACAATGGGTCTTTAAAAGAGAAATGGACGGCGCATGTTTTACCATCTATGATTTTAAAACCGACAAACAATATAGAAGTGGGGATGCGTTGACTGTCGCTGAAACATTTAACACTAAGTGGAGTGTTGGTTCTAAGGTTTACGCAGGTGAGTTTGTAACTGATATAATAACACAATTAAAAAAGAAAAACTAAATGAGTGACAAAGAAATCATTGCGAAGATTCTTGAGTTGAAAATGAAAAAACCTCAAACTCAAAAGGACAAACTACAAATTCAGAAACTACAACAGGAGTTACATGACCGAAAAGGCGATAGATAAGATATACATTATTAGTTTAGATTGGAGTGATGAACACATCGCATCTATTCTAAAAGAGATAGACAAGGTTGGACTACCACACGAAGTTCCATTTGAAGTACTTGGTATTGATGGTAGGAAGTTGACAACTCATCATATGCAATTGATGGGGATTGAAGCATATAAAGATTGGAACTTAAATACAAGTGATGTCCATGTAAAAGATAATGCTAATCGTTACTGGCAAAGAGATGTCACATTGGGTGAGATTGGATGTACACTATCTCATATCGCTGTATGGGAAGATGCATACAAGAATGGATATGATAATATACTTGTATATGAAGATGACTTTGTATTTGAAAAACCTATGGATTGGTCACAACTTGATAAAGTAAAATCTATGAACTATGATTTATTTTATTTAGGTAGATTACTTCAAACAGGATTTCAAGGTGTTCAAGATACTCCAATAGATGATATGATATGTAAACCTGGCTACTCATATCAAACTCACGCATTGTTGTTAAGTAAGAACGGAATTAAAAAGTTAGTAGAGAATCATTTAGATAAGTATAAAAAAATGATATTTGTTATTGACGAATTCCTACCTGCATTATATTGTGAAACACCACGAACAGACCTCAACTATATCTTTGAAAAAGACTTGATTACATTCGCATTGAATGAATGTGTCGGTGTACAATACAGAACAGAGATGTATAATAACTCATTAACCCAACCACATGACATATAGACCACTACCAAAAGAAGTTACAATTAAACAATCTGAAATTGAAGGGTTAGGATTGTATTCAACTGAGTCGTTACCACACGCAAGATTCATAGGAGTCACTCATATACCTAACGATAAGTTTGAAAACGGATATATCAGAACACCATTGGGTGGATTCATAAATCATAGTGATACTCCCAATTGTGAAGTAAGACAAGATATCGATGGGAATCTAATGTTGTTTACACTTAGACCAATCCCAAGTGATGAAGAGATAACGCTAAAATATAATCTATATAGCGTTGATTAAAAATAAAATTATATTTATATAAAGTTAACTATTAAAAACAAATTTGTTATGAGTAAATTATCAAGAAGATTATACCAAGCCTTAGAGGCAAAGTATACTGCAGAAATAATGGACGCAAGGGCGACATTATCAATCTACTTTGAATCACCTGTTGCGATAGGTGAACATCCACAACACACAGAAGAAATCGATAAGTTATTAGGTAAGTTAGAATCCGCAACTGGCAAGTTGTCGGTACTTACTAAAAACTTTGGTAAAGAATATGGTCACGACATTCCTGTATCCGAATCGGATGAAAAGGAATTGTTAAAAGGATAAATCTTTATTGGGGAATTAGCTCAGATGGCTAGAGCGCTTCGCTTGCACCGAAGAGGTCATCGGTTCGACTCCGATATTCTCCACTAAAAATTTGGCCATGTCAATTTTATTTTGTATATTGTGTAAACAATCGCGGGAGAAGACTTAAAAGAAAGTCGTTGTACATCCAGTACAAAGGAGTTGGGGCAGTTCCAACCTTCCGCTCTAAGCGGGAAAAGAGTTAAAAGAAACTCGCCACATTACCAATGTGGAGATGGTGGGGCAGTTCCACCTTTCCGCTCTAATATACTGGCCCCTTCGTCTATCGGTTAGGACGCCAGGTTTTCATCCTGGAAAGAGGAGTTCGATTCTCCTAGGGGCTACAATAAAATTTAGTATGTATACTTATAGATTTGATATTATAAACAAACTAATAAAAGAGAACGACTTCAAAAGTTATCTTGAAATTGGTGTATGTAATCCTGTTCATTGTTTTGACCAAGTACAATGTGAACACAAAGAAGGTGTTGACCCTGGCGTTGAGTTTGAAGAGAATCCCGTTGACCATCAAATGACCTCTGATGAGTTTTTTAGATTTATGGATGATAGAAGACCTAACGATAAATTTGATATTATCTTTATAGATGGGTTACACAAATCGTATCAAGTAAAACAAGACATTCACAACTCTCTTAGATATCTAAATCCAAATGGTTATATTCTTTTACACGATTGTAATCCACCATCAGCTCATATGGCAAGAGAAAACTATATGGTAGATGGTGAGTATCAACCATGGAATGGTACGGTATGGAAAGCAATATACGAGTTAAGAACAAGTAGAAGAGATTTAAAAGTTTGTGTAGTAGATACTGATTGGGGTATTGGTATTGTTCAAAATAATTTCTTTATGGATACACCACTCGTACAAAGACACAATCCATTTTATGAGTTTAATATCATGGATGCAAATCGAGAAGAAGACTTAGGTTTAATTCAAGTCGAAGAACTTGACAATTGGTTGTACGAATGATATATTGGTTCTATGGTCAACCCGGCGCAGGTAAGACAACAATAGCAAAACTTTTAAAAGAACACTTCGAGTATAAGACAATTGGTAATCCCGTAATACATATCGATGGTGATTTTATGAGAGAGGTATTTAGTAATACTGATTATAGTGAAGAGGGTCGTAAGAACAATATGAGAAAGGTTACTACTATTGCCAGATTCCTTCACCATAAAAACTTTCATGTAGTCATATCAGTTGTTGGCCCATACAAAGATGTACGAGATGAACTATTAGATTTAAACCCTAAAATGTTTTACTTATTTACACAAGAAGTTAGAGGACGAGAACACTACCATACAGACGCAATGGAAATAGGTACAGACGATATATGGTTATGTACCGATGATAAACTACCAATACAAACATTAAATGAAGTACTCACTATTCATAGGTAGATGGCAACCTTGGCATGATGGTCATCGTTGGTTGATTGACCAAAGATTAAACGAAGGCAAGAATGTATGTATTGCCATTCGTGATGTTGAACCAAATGAGAACCAACCATATACACCACAAGAAGTATACGACAATCTACATATAGAACTTCAAGACCTTATACATGATGGTAGAGTTAGAATAATAATAATACCTGATATTGAATCTGTAAACTATGGTCGTGGTGTTGGTTACGATATAATAGAACACATTCCACCAGGCGATATTCACGATATATCCGCCACCAAAATCCGTAAAAAACTACGAGACGCGGGTAAACTATAATAGTTATTAACATATAGTGTTGAAAACTTTAACAAAATTTTAACATTTAAAGTTTGGCAATACCGATATAATTCACTATCTTTACATAGTAAAGAAAGAGATACGGCAGTATGGGTAAAGAAAAGAAAGATATTAAATTAAAGCAAGTAACGCTTACTTTTCAAGAGTGGAAAGATTCACTCCGAGTCCCAATGCCACATAAAAGCAAAAAACACTATACTCGTAAAGAAAAACATAAAGGCAAAATTTAACAATTTCTTAACATTAGAAATTTGGCAATTAGACAAAAATGTCTTATCTTTATATTGTAAGATTAAAAAATGAGAATTATGCGAAATACAAACCACATGAATTATTCTTCCTTCTGGCTTGACAAGTCAATATGGGATACGGATAATGAACCTAACAAAATTGAGAAGAAGTCTAATGACTTAATGAAGTTGATGGCATACAAAAAGTCAATCAGTAACTTCGTTAGTATCGTTACAGGCCAACCTATTCCCGTTACCTTTAATGGTAGGGGTGATGATAGTTACACCGATGGTAAAGAGGTTGTTATATCAGCTAAAATGAATGACAAAGAATTCGACCCTGTGGTTGGGTTAGCACTTCACGAAGGTTCTCACATCAAACTTACTGACTTCGAAATGTTAAAAACTCTGATGGACAACAATGGTCTTCAAGGGTTTCCAAAATCTATGTTACCTTGGGTAAAAACTTTATCATCATATATTCAAATGGTTGAAGATGGTGATGAGTATTCTACCGCATGGTGGTCAAAAAGAAGAGACATTGTAAGTAAGTTAAAAGATTTACTTAACTATGTTGAGGACAGACGAATTGACAATTACATTTACAAATCAGCGCCTGGTTATAGAGGGTACTATGAGTCAATGTATAACAAGTACTTCCACTCTAATGTAGTGGACAAAGGTCTTAAGTCTTCAGAACATAGAGACGAGACTTGGGATTCTTATATGTTTAGATTGATTAACATCACTAACTCTAACAGAGACCTCAAAGCTCTTAAAGGATTGAAACAGATTTGGAATCTTCTTGACCTTAAAAATATTTCAAGACTAAGAACATCAAATGACGCACTCGAAGTGGCAGGTCAGATTTATATGATTATCCACGAAAATGTACAAGACGCTGAGTATGAGTCTAAGTCATCTGAAAAAGAAATGGGTGGTGATGACAATGATACTAATGGTAAGTCTGAGATGTCTTCTGATGACAAACCAACTTCTGATGGTTCACCAATGGAAGGTAACGGAAGTGGTAAAGGTAAAGACTCTAAGGGTGATGATGGTAAGGATGATGCTTCTACCGAAGAAGGTAGTCCTCAACCAACTGGCCTCGGTAACAAGAATGGTGCTGGCGGTGACTACCAACCTTTGAATGATAAACAAAAGAAAATGTTAGATAACGCTATCAAGAAACAAAAGAAGTTCTTAGATGGTGATATCAAAAAAACTACAATCACTAAGGCTGACAAAAAGAAAATCGATGTTCTTGATAAAGCTGATATCGAAACTGAGGTTACAGGCAAAGGACTTGACCAAGGTTATTGGAGAAATCAATCTCAAGGTGTTCAGACTTATGTAATCAGAAATGTAAATCAATCATTGATTGACTCAGGCATGATTGGTCACTTAGGAAGTTGGAGAGTTGATTCAAACGATAAGGCAGTTAGAAAAGGTATTACACTTGGAACTATCTTAGGTAAGAAACTTAAGACAAGAAACGAAGAGAGAATCGACAACACTCCAAGAATGAAGAGTGGTAAGTTAAATGGTAGAATGTTACACGAGATTGGTTTCGGTAACTTTCAAATCTTTGACCAAATCAATATCAATACGGCGACTCCTTGTTTAGTACACATCTCGATTGACGCAAGTTCTTCTATGGGTGGTGACAAATGGTACAACACTCAAACGGCAGCCGTAGCGATTGCAAAGGCGGCATCGATGACCGACAATATGAATGTAGTGATTTCTTATAGAGGTATCTACTACAATAGTGGAAGTGGATGTCAACCTCTAATGATGATTGCATATGATTCAAGAAAAGATAAGTTTTCTAAAATTGTAAACTTGTTTAAATATATTTCACCAAGTGGAACTACTCCTGAAGGGTTGTGTTTTGAAGCGATTCTAAAAGAGTTGACCAATACAAAAAATGGTGTAGAAAGTTACCTAATCAATTTCTCAGATGGATGGCCTGGCTTTGACAACAAAGAAATTAGTTATGGTGGTGACTACGCAGTAAAACATACGGCTGACCAAGTTAAGAAAGTTAGAAACGCAGGTGTCGGTGTCCTATCTTACTTTATCTCTGATGGATACTATGGAAGTAGTAAGACTCAGTTTGAGGAAATGTATGGTAAGGATTCAGAGTTCATCTCTGTTGATAATATGACTCAGTTAGCCAAAACATTAAATAAAAAGTTCGAGGTGAAAATTTAACAATTTCTTAACATTAGAAATTTGGAATTGTCAAATTAATGTCGTACTTTAGTAGAGTAATAAGTAATAAGAGTAATTAATAATTAAAAAGTAAAAATAATGAAAGCACAAAAATCAGTATTCGGAAAGATTGTTCAAGTAGATGGAAAGTTTCTATTTGAAGATTCGGCAGGAAAGCAGTTCTTGATTCCTGAGTTCAATGAAGAAGGTACTAACCTTTACAAAAGGGTAAGACAATCCTTCAAAAGACCCGACAAGTATGGGTTCAAAGTTAGAGTTAGTGGTAGACTAAGTGATGGTAAGATTGACTTCACAAGAGTTCCGGCATCTAAGGTAGAAGAAAACCTTGAGCCAGTTGGTAACTTCACCGCTCCTAATGGTGGTCTTGTCGCTCTTGAGTATTCTAAACCTGAACCTGTTTCTGTCGCTACTGAAGCGATGACTTCTGATGTTCTTAGTTTCATTCACGAAAAGTCAGAAGGTCTAAAACCTAAGATGTTATTCATGCAGTCCCTAAAGTGGAAGTACTTAGTAAGAAACATTCTTAGAGGTAAAAACATTATGATGACTGGCCCTGCCGGTTGTGGTAAAACTATGGCGGCTAAAGCAGCGGCTAATTCACTCGAAGGTTATAACACCTTCATCATCAACCTTGGTTCTACTCAAGACCCAAGAACAACTCTGATTGGTAACACTCAGTTCGATTCCAAACAAGGTACGGTGTTCAACACTTCACCTTTTGTTAAGGCAATTCAAACACCAAATACTGTTATCATTCTTGATGAGTTGACGAGAGCTCACCCTGAGGCTCACAACATTCTGATGACGGTTCTTGACCAAGGTCAAAGATACTTGAGATTAGATGAGGCGGCTGACGCTCCTGTTGTCAAGGTCGCTGATGGTGTTTCGTTCATCGCATCGGCTAACATCGGTAATGAGTACACCGCTACAAGAGCTCTTGACAGAGCGATGTTAGACAGATTTACTGTTATCGAAATGGACACTCTAACTCACGAAGAGGAAACTCAACTTCTTCAAATGATGTATCCTTCGGTTGATGAAAACATTTTGTCTAATGTTGCTGAGATTACTTCAATGACAAGAAGTGACTTGATGTCTGAAAATCCAAAACTTAGTAACGCATTGTCTACGAGAACGGCAGTTGAGATTGGTTCTCTACTCTACGATGGTTTCGAATTAGGTGAAGCCGCTGAGATTACTATCTACCCAATGTTTGACCAAAGTGGTGGGGCTCAGTCTGAAAGAGTTTATATGAAACAATTCATCCAAAAGTTTTTGGGTGAGGTTCCAGAGAATGAAGATTTGTTTAATACTGATGAAGTAGAAGCTCCTTACTAAGATATGGGATATAACAAATTTAGATGGTGGACAAATGGTAGGAAGAAAAAACTATCAGTAAAAAAATCCTTGATAGAAAGAATTAACAATGGTGATTTCGATTACTCTCATTATTACTCAGAGGCAGAGGCAGCAAGACAGCTGGCCTCTGCCATTTACGATGAGGTGATGGAAGGTTACTATAAGAATCCAAATTCAAATGACTATTGGGGATATGTGAATGAGGCTAGACAAAAGTCTTATATGAAAAATGTCCGAGCAAATAAATTAGATGAGGAAGGTCATCGTGACGAAATAAAAACATTAGACCTTCTCAAAAAAGAATTAGAAAAAGAATTTGGATTTTGTCTTTGGGATAAGGTTATGAAGAGTAGACTAATGGACGCAGAACAAGTCTATGAGTTTTATCTCGTTGAAAAATTGAAGAGACAAAGTTTGGTAAATAAGTAAAATTTTTGTATATTTAAAGTTATGACTACAAAGTACGACCCTGAAAATCCACTTACGGATAAAGAACTTGACGAGATGGCTCAACATAATTTTGATTGGTTCTTAGAATATCTCGATTCAAAATCAGCATATCTAAAAACAAAGAGTCGACCTTTAAATTCACACGAATTAAAAAAGATAAGTTTCCTTGACGCATCACTTAGAGGTGATACTATTGATAAAAAGAAATGGGATTCAATCAAGAAGATGGGAAAAGAAAACGAGAAACATTTTTGGGATAAAAAAAATAAAGATGGGATTTAATAAAGTACATTTACCAACCATAGAAGAACTTAAAAAGATGGTTGAAGATTGGGGCGCCGAGTCGGTGTTGAATAGATACAACGGACCGAAGGTGGATTGTCTAATAGGCAGTTCTGACTCAATGGAATATTTAGATAGTTTAGTAGAATTTAAAGATGAACATGATGAGGTGGAGTGAATCAGAACTTAGAGAGTTTACCTCAACAATAGTCTCAGAACTTATGGAAGGTAACTTTGATATAAACGATTGGGATGTGTTCGCAGACTATATCAAACAAGGTTTAAAAACATCACAATCACAAGACTTTCTTTCTGAAGTTATTGTGGACGCGTACCAATCATATCAAAGATACGAAACTGATATGGCGTTGTCTAATTTAGTAGACAAAGGATTGGTTAGTATGGTAGTCAATGAAGATGGCAAGTTAGCATACAAGACTACCGACAAAGGTAGAGATTTAGGAACATTAATTAAAAAAATGAAAGATGGCAAAATTAAATGAATTCCCAAGGGATGCTAAGTATTGGCAAGACCAAGGTGGGAACTATGGGTATGTAGTGATACCTGCAGGAAAGGTAGATATCGGTGAAGGACACTTCGTGAGTTTCTACCACACTATATATGAAGACGCTCATTCGGAAAATCCAAATGGGGAATATAAACTTGTTGATGAACAAGAATTAGATAATATGTTAAACAATTAAAATTAAATTATGAAGTATTACATCGCAAAAGTAAAAGTACATCACACAGATGACAAAGGTAAAGTAAAAAAGTTAACTGAACAATATGTTGTTAACGCAGTGTCTGTTACAGACGCAGAGGTGAAAGTTACAAAGGATTTCGAAGGTTCAGGAATTGAGTTCGAAGTTGGTTCTGTAATTGAGACAAAAATAATTAAGGTTATAAAGTAATGGTATTCGAAAAAGGAGATAGTGTTATATTAAAAGTAAACGGCCACTTTAGAGTTGGAATGGTGACGAAACGAACTAAACTAAAACGAGGTTTGGTATATGAAGTACTCCTTGAAAATGGTAAGAAGGTTGACAGATGCTCTGTAAATAAGGAGTTGTCAACCTGCCATATTCATAAAGGTCTTACTAAGAATTTAAAAAACAAAGTAAATGGACAAAGTTCAGACGAGGAAGTTTAAGTCATTCCAAAGAAAGGTTAGGAAGAAGTATCCTAACGCAAAGGTTCAAATGAATTCAAGTGGTATGTTTTACATATCGAGTGGTATTGGTACTGTGGTGGGTGAAGAGTTATTTATCCCACCACAATCGAAGGTGTATGATGCATGGTATTGGGCAAGTAGGTCTTGTCAGATAGAGCAACATTTTAACAGAACACACCCACTTAAACAAGACATGAAATTCGATGAAAAAAAGTTTGATAGAATTTCTCGAAGAAATCGTAAGAAAAATTAACTTTATTAGTATTGAGAAAACTATTTATTGGTATATAACCAACAATTAGTTACTTATGAAAAAGTATAATAAAACCAAAGTGAGGCATGGTAATGTAAACCACTCATTTGGAGTTCCTCAAGAAAGACAGGAACGAAACGAAAAGAAGTACGGAAATATCTACAACACTTTAGATTTTCGTGTACACGAACAATTTGATTTCTCAAACCACCCACATGGAGCTACTAAGGTAGGTTACATTCAAATAGACAATAAGGAATTTGAAGTAACAATGGCCGAGTTAAATAAATTAGCCATGACTTGTTTTGAGGCAGTTGAGTTGTCTAAGAAAAAATATAGATTAGGATTATAAAATCTTTTATTAGTGAATGATAAAAATTTACCTTTCTGTTTAGACTCGATAATGGAGTCTCGTAGGCACGACAAGTATTACTTGAACTTCGCGTCATCCGACATATTTGATATGTTGGCAGATGATACGCTTGGTGAGAAGTCTGACCTTGAAACCTATGTCGCATCAGTTAGGGATGTTGTTGTCGCTAAGAAAGAACCCTACTACACAATCGCTAAGAACAAGATTCATTCTCTTATAGACTCAGAGCAGGCGCCTGATACTAACTATGTTGTTAATATGGGGGCAAAACTTAACCAGATGAAGGATAGGTTTACCAGCGAGTTTGTACAAACCATAATTGATATCTACATTGATTTTATAAAAGCAGATAATACGATTATCAATAAAGAAGGTTTAGAATATCTAAATAAATTGTGGAAAGACAAGCCATGAGTCATACTTATAATAAAAGGAGTATCATGGAATGGGACGAGCCAGAATTTAATTACTTCATGAGTTTAGATGATATGACGAAAGTCTATTATATGCATGACTACCTTTATGGTGAACTTGAGGACGATGATTTCGAAGATGAGGATTTCGATGAACCTATGTTCGAATTCATTCCAGAGCCCGAAGACAAACCTAAAACTACAAAGGTTAGTGTTATACTTGATTTCGATTCTCTTTGGATAACTTGTGATAACGAAAAGATGATGAATGATACTATCCGAATGTTTCAAATGGATGGTTTAATGTTAGAACTTGAAGAGAGTTTCGAGGACACAAGAAAGTATCGTGTCATAAAACAAGGGCCAGCTATATCCTTAAACTGACACTTTGTCATACTATAACTGACAAAATTTCCTAAATAGTTGATTGGTACACAATTGGTACTATAATAATCAAAGAAATTAATGTTTAATTAAAAAAAGGTTATTATGACAAATTTATTTTATAGCAATTTTGATACTGTTATGGATTCAATGTTAAATTGGGACACCGATGCAAAAAGTATTTCAACACCAACATCTTGGGTTAAGGATGATGTTTTGAAAATTGAGTTGGAAGTTCCTGGACTATCAAACAAAGATGTTGATGTGAAAACTGAAGACCGATATCTTTTAATCAAAGCTGAAAAGGATAATCGTAAACTTGAAAGAAAGTATAAGATTCACGAGTCTTTCGACTTAGGTTCTACATCAGCCGTTTGTAAGGATGGTCTTCTTAATATTGAGATTCCAAAGTATGAAGATAGGAAAGCAAAGAATATTACAGTAAAAGTTAAGTAGTTTAGATGTCAGCATATTCGTGGTTTAGATATAAGAAGTTACAACATAATGATACGCTATATTTAATCATTCGAAAAATCCATGAAGAAAGAAGACCGATTGTGGAAACATGGAAAGAATATCTAAACTGCGATATGGTACTCAAAGGAAGTGATGGTTACTTCTATTTTCTCCAAGAAGTTACAGATGTAGAGTACGATGAGATTTAACAATTTCTTAACATAGGGGGCTTGCCAGAGTCCCCTTTTTTTATTATCTTTACTATGTAAAGTTTAATAGTATGAAGAACATAGTAATTTTTGATTTAGATGGTACTCTCGCTCTTATCGATGATAGAAGAAAGATATCTACTAAACCAAATGGGAAAATGGATTGGGATAAATTCTTTGACCCAAAAAATATAAATTTAGATAAACCTAATATACCTGTTATAAAGATGGCACAGATGTTGGCGTCTACTGACCACAAGATTATTATCTTTAGTGGTAGAAGTAAAGGTACTATTCACACTACCAAGTCGTGGTTAAACAAACACAAAGTTCCTTGGAGCAGATTGTTTATGAGACCTTTGAAGGATTTTACTCCCGATGATATCTTAAAACAAGATTGGTTAAACGATATTGGTAAAGACAATGTTCTCTGTACATTCGATGATAGAAACAAAGTTGTCGATATGTGGAGAGCAAATGGTATTACTTGTTTTCAAGTTGCAGATGGTAACTTTTAAATTTGGAATTGTAAAATAATTTTCGTATATTGTATAATAATTAAATAATAAAAAATGACAAACTTAGGTTACGCGTGTATCAATATGACACTACGCAAAAACAAGATTACTACAAATCGTAGTATGATTAAACGAACATTCCTTAAGGAAGGAATCACAAGGTCATCAGACCTCGCATTACAAAACACAAGAGACCTTATTGAGATTATCAAGTGGAATCATCAGAACGGATTCAATCTGTTCCGTATGACCTCTGATTTAGTTCCTTGGGCTAGTGAGTTCAAGTTATCAGATATGCCTGATTATCGTAAGATATCTACACTCCTCAAGGGAGCAGGTAATCTGGCAGAAAAGTATGGTCAACGAATCACATCTCATCCTGGCCCATTCAATGTTCTTGTATCACCAAATGAACGAGTAGTAAACAATACTCTTAGAGACTTAACCATTCATGGTGAGATATTTGACTTGATGGGATTGTCTCGTACTCCTTACAACAAAATCAATATTCATTGTAATGGTGTGTATGGTGATAAGATGTCCGCTATGGATAGGTTCTGTAAAAACTTTGAGAAGTTGCCTGAATCTGTTCAGACACGACTTACTGTTGAGAATGATGACAAGGCAAGTATGTATTCTGTCAAGGACTTAATGTATATACACGAAAGGATTGGTATTCCAATTGTCTTTGATTATCACCACCATACATTCAATACAGGTGGGTTATCAGAACAAGAGGCATTGGAGTTGGCGATGTCCACTTGGGGTGATATCAAACCAGTTGTTCATTACTCTGAGTCAAAAACACTTGAGGATGAGACTGCACGAGCACAGGCACATTCAGATTATTTGTACTCTGAAATCAAAACTTATGGTCATGACCTTGATATTGTGGTTGAAGCTAAGGCAAAAGAACTGACAGTTCTAAATTATCTTTCCAATTTTAGTAGACACTAAAGGGCACAACTATGGGGAAAGCTTGTTTTTATTTGTTTTATTATTTTTACTTTTGATATTTATAGAGTACTTAAGTACGGGTGAAGCTTAGCGACTTAGCGACTTTGTCTTATATAAGTACAATTTTAAAAGTTAGTAAAACCAATTTTTAGGAAAAAAAATGAAAAAACTTTTCAACAGGTCAAATGGGTTCATCCTATTAATGATTATCAGTACCTTCTCAGTAGCAGGTTCTGCAGCTTATTATTCAGTATTTGGATTGAGTTCTTTGTTCGCAGGGGCTAAGTTTGAAGTTATCGTTATGGCAGGTGCATTAGAAGTAGCAAAACTTGTTACCGCATCATACCTACATAATAATTGGAGTAAAGCAGGGTGGATGAAATGGTATCTAACTCTTGCAGTTGGTATACTGATGGTGATTACATCATTAGGTATCTACGGATTCTTAACATCAGCATATCAAACAACCGCAGACCAATTGGGAATTGTAGAAAAACAAGTTAAAGTAATTGAGTTAAAGAAAGACCGATTCCAAGAACAACTTGATTATTACAATATAGAAAAAAGTAATTTAACAAAATCTATCCTTGACTTGAGGAATGGTATCTCTAATAACAAAATACAATATACAGATACATTGGGTAGAATTATTACAACACAATCTTCCTCAACTCGAAAGTTGTTAACGAAAGAATTAAATACCGCAGTAGAAACAAGGGCAGGTATAAATGTGAAACTTGAACAATTAACTGACTCAATTACAAAACTTGAATTACAAGTATTAGATATTGAATCAAATAACGAAGTGGCAGCTGAGATAGGTCCACTTAGATATATGGCAGAGTTAACTGAGAAGCCAATGAATGTAATTGTTAATTGGTTTACATTATTAATAGTATTTGTTTTTGACCCATTAGCAATCGCTATGGTAATTGCATTAAATAAATTATTAGGAAGAAAAGATGACAACGGCACAGGCAATATTATACATGATGGGAATGGTGGGACTCCCCCTGATAGTGATTCTCACGAACCCATTGTTGAAGAAGATGAAGAAGATGAGGAAGAACCATCAGAACCTCAACAAGAAGAAGTACAAGAAGTTTTGGAAGAAAGTCAACCAGAAAATCAAGTAAGAACTTTTGATGATAATGAACAAGTTAGATTTGTACCAAACGAAGATGCAAAAGAACTATATGGTGAGAATGAACCACCTGTAATTAAAAAAGTACCTTCTGAAAATATAACTAAGGGTACTTCGAAGACCGCTGCATGGAGAAATCTTTAAATAACATCAATAAGATTTGGTAATTACAAATAAATGTTGTATATTAGTATAAATTATAATTAAACCTATGGACGAATTATACGGAAATGAGACAACTACAAGTCAAGACGAACTTGAAGTTAGATATGATAAAGAGTTAAGTGAGGCTGAAAGAAAACAAGCATCAGCACCAGATAAAGACCCTGACAGAAAACACTTCAGACATTTTGATTATGGAATAGACACTCAAGATAATGTTATTATTATAGAAGGTGAAATCCAATCTGGTATGACATTTGATGTTATATCAAAATCAAGATTACTAAACAAACTCAATGGTGGTGATGTTAAGACATTCAATATCTTATTGAATACACCAGGCGGTGATGTGATTGAAACTCTTGGGTTAATTGACTTTATGAGGTCTCAAGAAAAACAAGGTATCAAATACAATATCATTGTTAGAGGAGCTGCGATGTCCGCAGGAGCATTATTACTGGCGTGTGGTACGGGTACTCGTATGGCATCCAAACACTCAAAGATTATGGTACACCAATTGTCTACTGTTGTAGTAGGTAAACTAAGTGATGTAAAATCAAATGCTAAATTTAGTGAAGAATTAGAAAGTGATTGTAATCAACTTATGGCTGAGTGTACAAAGAAAGATAAAGAACATTGGGAAAGTATATCATCCAATGATTACTTTATATCTTCAGAACAAGCATTAGAACTTGGAATAATAGATAAAATAATATAAAATGACAAACTTTTTTACTGCAGAAGAATTAGTAAGTAATTACGAAAAATTTAGAAAATTAATCAACCAAACATTTACAGGTGAGAGATTAGAATCACTAAACAAAATGTATGACCATTTTGAAGAGAGAATAATTTATACACCTGCATCATCAGTTGAACATTATCATAATGCATTTCCTGGTGGATACATTGACCATGTACTTAGAGTTACAAGAAACGCACTTAGTATATATGACCTACAAGAAAAGTGGGGTCTTGATTTAGAAGGACTCAGTAAGGAGTCTCTTATATTTACGGCGTTACACCACGACTTAGGTAAACTTGGTTCGGTTGAAGAAGACCACTATATTAAAAACGACTCCGAGTGGCATGTTAAAAACCAAGGTAAGATTTACAAAACAAATCCAAACCTAAATTATATGGACCATAGTCTTAGAAGTTTTTATCTTCTAAACTATTTTGGAGTTAAGTGTAGTGAAGAGGAGTGGATAGGAATACAACTTACAGATGGGTTGTATGATGAGTCTAATAAAAAGTATTATATTACTTTCAATAAAGACCAAACCCTTAAAACACCTCTACCTCATATCATGCATCAAGCAGATATCAACGCAGCTAGATATGAGTATGAAAGATGGCAAAAAGAGATGGCGCCAGTAAAGTCAACTCGTAATCCAAACGGAAGACCATCTACAAAAGGAAAATTATCAGATACATTTAATACCTCAAAGACATCGACTGAGGATACTAAAAAAGTATTTGATGCATTTAAAGATATCGTAGAAGATTAAAATTATGGTACAAACAATTATTATATTGTCTTTAACAACAATAGTATTTGCATTCACTACTTGGAATTTACTGAGAAAGAATGAAGCTGCTGAAGAAGTTGTTGAAGAACAAGAAAAATTTATATCTGACTTTGCAAAGGAAATAGATGACTCAATGCAAAAGATGAAGGACTTAGATACTAAAGGAGCATTTGAAAATGATGATGAAACTGGATTTGTATTTAAGCAGTTATATACAATCATAGAAAAACTTGAAAATTATTATGCCGAGGAAACGAAGGAAAAGGAGTAAAAGGTATTTCACGAAGATTACTGAAATAGCTATTAACGCATACAACAATTCAGACGACTACAAGATGAAGAATAAAATCTACAATAGATTTATTCATTATCCATTTGACAAGTTAGCTGAAAATGTTATTCACACATATAAGACATACTATTTCGATGTCCCATATGATGATGTCAAAGCTAATGTTGTTGCGTTCCTAAACCAAAAGATTCATAAATTTAATGGAGCTAATGGTAGGGCGTTTTCTTATTTTACTGTGGTAGCAAGAAACTATTTATTCAATGAGAATAATCAGAACTATCAAAGAATGAAACAAAAGACCGAAGTAAAGTATATTGATAGTTCAAGAAATATAGGTAACGAAGTTTACGATAAGGAGTTAAAAGAATCAATAGCAGACTTTTTTGATTTCTATGTTAGATATGTTGACGCAAATCTATACAAGTTGTTTTCTAAAGATAGAGAACAGAAAATAGCAGACTCAGTTACAGAGTTATTTAGAACAAGACATGATTTATATTCTTACAACAAAAAGGCTCTTTACATACTTATTAGAGAGAGAACTGGTGTTCAAACCCAATATATTACAAAAGTAATTGGTAAATTAAAAAATGTATATAAAGAGTTGTACATCGATTTTGTCTCAAAAGGACACTTAGAAATAAATCATAGAATCGAGGAATTCAATGACCAAAGACGATGAAATTTTTAAAGGTAAATCTTTTTCAGATGTAATGGCTGACATTTATTCTAATCAGAAAAAGAAAGACCGACAAATAAAACTACTGATTGCACAACTTGAACCAATGGTCAAGAATCTAAATGATGCCTCAGTAGTTGTTCCTTTAATAAAGGAGTATCTCGACATATCCGTTAGGAATGATGACGCATTAATAAAACTTGCAGCAATTGTTCAACGAATGATGAAAGATAATAACACCGATGGTGGAAACTATATGTTGTCTGATGAAGAGAAAAGACAATTGATGGACGCCATAGACGAGGTTGAAAAAGACCTACCTAAAGAAGAAACAGGAGAAGTATAATGGCCACAGGTCTCGTTACAGAAGTAAAACTACAAGACTCTGATTCCGATTTACTTTACTCAATTAAGGTTGAGGTAAACATGGCATCAGGTAGAAGTAAGGTCGAAAAAATTGCATGGCCTTTGGATACCAACATAAAAAGAGTACCCGTTGCAGGGGAAATGGTATACCTCATTAATGAAAGAGGTCCTGATTCCAACGCACTATCAAGTAGAACACGAATGTATTATGTAACTCCGTTGTCATTACAAAGGAATACAAATCATAACGCATTACCATCAGGATATACAACACTTGAAGGTGATTCAGCTAACTCGGGTGGATATGCAGAAGCATCTGCAGGTAATCCACAAGCAAGTTCTACTAAACCTTTTCAATTTGATTTTGGATTTGAAGAGGTGGGTGGTGTATCCGCACTACAACCATTTAGTGGTGATGTGATAGTTGAAGGAAGGTTTGGACAATCAATCAGACTTGGATATACTCCACAAGGTGCTAAGACAACTGAAAAACCAAGTTGGAAAGGTGACTCTACATCACCAATTACAATACTAAGAAATACTCAAAATTCAAGTGGTTGGAATAAGTTTGTTATAGAAGAAGTTGATGAGGATGATACTTCATTATATATGACATCCAAACAAACTATATCCTTAAGTCAAGCACATCCATTTTCTTTAGGAGTAACACCTGCTAACCTATGGGGTGACCCACAATTTATGGTTAACTCTGACCGAGTATTATTAAATGCTAAAAAGGATAGAGTTATATTGGCAGGAACAGAAGATGTGAATATATCAACACCAGCATGGAAAGCTGCGATGGATAATATGTTTACACAAATAGACGAAATTAAAAACGAACTCGATGCGTTAAATAATGCGGTTAGTGGATTTGCTTCAAATGGAGCTATTCCAAACATTAGTACAACACCTAACAAATATGTAGGAGTAAACGCCCCACTTGCTTCCGCAGGTGGTGCATTGAAAGGACAATGTACTGGAATCAAAGCAAGAATCGCTAAAATAACGACAGAGTTAAATTTAATGAAAAATTAATTAAAATAAAACTATTTATTATTATGGACACTAATAAATTTGTAAAAGCAATACGATTGTTAATAAAAGAAGAAGTAAAGAAGCAGGTGGCAAAAGAGAAACTTGCCATTCGTGAATCTATTATTCAAGAAATGAGTACACCTCAACCAACAAAAAAGGTTAAGAAGCCAAATGTTAAATTTAAGGGTGGGAAATTCTCAGACCTATTAAATGAAACAGTTGACCATTGGCCAACAATGGGTGGTGGAACTATGACTGCAAATAATGCACAAGGAATGGATAGAGCAACTATGGCATCTATGATGGGACTTAGTAGTCCATCAACACCACAATCAATGATACCAACAAAAGATTCTGATGGTAAAGCAGTTGATGTAAACGCAGTGATGAGTTCTGGTGTAGGAAACGCATTAACAAAAGATTATTCAGGTTTAATGAAAGCAATAAACAAAAAGAAGGGTAGAGTATAATGGCTACAAGACCTACGAAAAAAATAAATCCATTAGATTTAAAAAAGAATACTGCAATTGGGATTCCATTCCCATTGGGTGGTGCTCCAATATTTCGTAGTACGATGACAACAGAAGAACAGGCGTTATCAAATCTTAAAAACTTATTACTTACACGAAAGGGTGAGAGACCCTTTCAACCTTTGTTTGGAACAGACTTACCTTCATTTCTTTTTGAAAATATAACAGACGAATTAATCGAAAGTTTAAAAGGTGGACTTGAAAAAGATATTAAGTTTTGGTTACCTTATATTAAAATGAAAGAAATTAGAGTTGATACTGAAGCAGATAATAACAGAGTAAACTTTTCATTTTCATTTTCAGTAGGAGAAACTGGAGCAAACAAGATAATTATAGTAGGGATAGATGAACAAGGTGGTCTATCAATAGCATAGGGTAATACAACATGGCAGATAAAATTAAAAAAGATGTTAAGTTAATAGGAAGAGAGTTTGGTTCTATAAGACAGAATCTTGTAGACTTTACAAAAACTTATTTCCCTCAAACTTTTAACGACTTTAACGAGTCCTCTCCAGGTATGATGATGTTGGAACTATCTTCATATGTTGGGGATGTACTTTCATATTATACTGATGTTCAACTTAGAGAATCTATATTAGAACAAGCACAAGAAAAGAAAAACATATTTGCAATATCACAGGCGTATGGATACAAACCAAAATTAAATGTACCCGCAACAACAAATATGGCAGTATTCCAATTAGTACCAGCAATTGGTAGTGGTGCAAATGTAAGACCAGATTTTAGATACGCATTAAATATAAAAGAAGGTGCAAAAATAACCGCAGAATCAAATGGTGATATCGAGTTTAGCACAAATCAAAAAGTTAGATTTAATTACTCATCATCGTTTGACCCAACTGAAATATCAGTATACCAAGTAGATGATAATACAAACTTACCTGTAAAATATCTTTTAAAGAAATATGTACAGGCAACAAGTGGTAAAGAAAAGACTCAGACTTTTACATTTGGTTCACCAAAGATTTATGACAAGATAAAACTTCAAGATGAGGATGGGTTAATTGATGTAATCAAAATAACAGACGATGATGGTGAAACTTGGACTAAGGTAGATTACCTTGGACAAGATACTGTATTTACAGAAAGTCCAAATACGGCAGACTACTCATTAACATATTCTGCATTTAGTAATGATACACCCGCTTTACTAAAACTAAAAAGAGTTCCTAAAAGATATATAACTCGTATAAGTGATGAGGGTGAAATCATAGTTCAGTTTGGTGCAGGCGTATCTGCAAACGCAGATGAAGAGTTACTTCCTAATCCAGACAATGTGGGTTCTGCATTATATAACGCAAATGGAAATCTAAATCAAGGATTAGACCCATCAAACTTTTTATATAGTAAAACATATGGAATCGCTCCTGCAAATCAAGAACTAACAGTAACTTACAGAGTTGGTCTTGGTGTAATTGATAATGTAATCGCAGGTGACCTAAACCAAGTAGCCGAGGTTGAAATAGAAACAACAGGCATCGGATTAGATTCAGCGTTGTTTAACGAAATCAAACAATCCATCGCAGTAATAAATGAGAGACCTGCGGTTGGTGGTAAGTTTGAAGAAGAGATTGAAGAGGTAAGAGAAAACGCAAAAGCTTACTTTAGTGCACAGAATAGAAATGTGACACGAGAAGATTACTTAGTAAGAGCATACGCATTACCACCACAATTTGGTTCAATAGCAAAAGCGTTTGTTGCTCCTGATTTTCAAATCAAGACACCACTTGATGATGGTCCGTTAACAAACGAAAGTGTTTTAAATCCATTAGCTATAAACTTTTATTGTTTAGGATATGACGCAAACAAAAAGTTAACAGTTTTAAATCCGGCAACTAAACAAAATTTAAGAAATTATTTATCGTATTATAGAATATTAACTGACGCAATCAATATTAAAGATGGTTACATTGTAAATGTAGGTATTGATTTTGAAATCGTAGTTAAACCTAACTTTAATTCTAATGATGTACTTTTAAAATGTATTCAAAAGATAAAGGACTATTTTGCAATTAATAAAAGAAGTATTAATCAACCGATATTATTATCTGATATATATGTAATGTTAGATGAAGTGGATGGGGTACAAAGTGTGGTACGACCTGATAAAGATGGTCTTGGTGGTTTACAAGTCATTAACAAGTATGGTGGAAGTTATTCCAACAAACGATATGATATTGTAACCGCAACAAGAAAGGGAGTTGTATATCCACCTAAAGACCCATCTATATTTGAGATAAAATTCCCAGAACAAGATATTAGAGGAAAAGTAGTACCACTATTTTAAAGGGTTAAAATATGATTTATAGAATATACGCAAATAAAGATACTACAATTTACGAAGATTCAAATCGTAAGGACCAGAATACAGGTAAAGACCAAATTCTTGAGGTCAATAAATTGTATGACCCATCTAATACTAACTTGTTAGGAAATAGTAGGGCATTGGTTCAATTCGACTTAGCTGAAATCTCAAGTTCAGTTTCAGATGGAACAATAACATCACCTGAATATAGATTACGATTAGAGAATGTTGAAAGTGCAGACTTACAAGAAGATTTCGAATTGTTTGTTTATCCAATCAAACAAGCATGGGTAGAGGGATTAGGACAAGAAGCAGATACACCACATCACGAAGAGGGATGTTCGTGGGTTGAACCTAATACAGGTCAAACTTGGGATGTAACAGGTGCATTGGTCGGTGAGATAAAAGATTCAAGTTTAATAAACTCATTAATATCCTCAATAGACTTTGTATCAGGTCTTGGTGGGTTTGAGTTAGTAGATAAAATTAATGGACAAAATGGTGATGAACCATTGTTATTTGTTTCAGGTGGTAAGATGGCAATGTCGGCATCTGAGTTTAGTGGTGGTACGGCAAACTTATCAGCGTCATTAGATGCAGGACAAATATACAAAGTAGAATTTGATTTCAATAGAGAGTCCTTATCAGGCGTTGACTTCAATGTAGTAAACCCTGCAGGGGATTTATTGAATAACGAGATTGCAGGATTCCAAGAATCACTAATATCAACCGCAACATATAAAATGGCATTTACGGCAAGTGCTTCTGGACTTCATAAATTACAATTTTCTTTCTTTGACCAAAATGGTTCGGATGGGTCAGCAGGTTCAATTGACAATTTCTTATTCTTTAAAGATGAACCTTCATCAACATTGGTAAATGACCAGTTCTCTGTAAATGTAAGTGGATTACCATCTACATATTTTATAAATGAGGGAATAGATAACTCACAAGGAATCACAGGGTCAGCCTTTATAGCTAACGATGTTTTAAATATAAGCGCATCCGATAATGGTGGTGCAACTTTAAATAGAAAGTTTTCATTACAAGAAGGTAGAAACTATACTGCTAGTTTTTCAATAGACACAGGAAGTTTCCCAAGAGTAAATGCAGAAGGTCAATCATTGGGTGTTGAGTTTACAATACAAACACCAACAGGTAGATTAGTTGATGTTAACGATTTTGATAATGCAATAAGATATATTACATCAAGTTTTACACCAACAGTAAAATTCCAAGCAAGAGAATCAGGACAACATTTATTTAGATGGTCATACTTTGCAAGTGGAAGTTCAATACAATCAAGTGCATCTATTGACAACTTTAAAATATTATCAACAGACCACGACCTAACAGGGTCGGCATTCCATGATACATTATGGGAAGCATCGTTTGTTAAAACAAGTGGTGGTGGAACATGGTTCACATCATCTTTTAGTGCAGGCATACATTACAAACAAGTGTTTACAAAATCAACTGACAATTTAGATGTGCCAGTTACAGAGTATGTAAACGAAATGATTAATGGTACAAGGACGAACAACGGACTTATTATTAAAAAGTCTAACAATGATGAAGCATCAGATAAAAAATTCGGTTCAATAAAGTTCTTTTCATCTGATACTCATACAATCTATCCACCTGTATTAGAAGCAAGGTGGGATGATTCTACATTTGTAACAGGGTCTCTAAACGCACTAACAGGCGATGACCTTATATTATATGTGAAGAATCTTTCAACAGAATATAAAGAAAGTTCTAAAGCTAAGATTAGAGTATTTGGTAGAGACCGATATCCAACAAGGACATTTGAATCGTCACCTTTAAAGACGATAAAATATTTACCAACTACATCATATTACTCAGTAGTAGATTCCCAAACCGAACAAGTTATCATTCCATTCGATACAAACTACACAAAGTTAAGTTGTGACGCAAGTGGTAACTATTTCAATTTTTGGTTTAACGGATTACAACCTGAACGATTTTATAAATTCTGTTTTAGGGTTGACCAAGGAAGTGACATAAAATATTACGATGACAACTTTTACTTTAAGGTAGTACGATAATGAGTGTACAAGGAATAAGAGATATAAACAGAAATGTCAGAGGACAGATAGTATCGTACCCCATTGAACAACAAGGGGAACAATATGGTAATATCTACTTTGTTGATAAAGATGATGGTTCAAAAACAAAAGTAGCCAGATATCAACAATCAGATGTTGTTAATAATTTTGACATTGAAATAAAAGAATTAAGTTTTCCAGAAAGAGGAATTGTTCCAAATCAATCAGTTCAACAAAGAGCTAGGATGGGAGCACAATTAGGTTCTATATATTTATCAGGACCTTTTACTGAAATCCAAGGTGACGGGCAAATTCCATGGCCACCGATTGCTCAATTAGATGATGGTACACGAGTTCCAAATGGATATGGGTTTCCACCCGATGCATACCCTACACAAGTCAACTCTTTTGTAGGAACATCAACAGGTGAAACTGCTAACTCTTCTGGAGGTGGTGGTACGAGTGGTGGTGGAGTCGTAACCGATGACGAATTCTCTGCAGGTTCGCCAGCTGGAGCAGGAAGTGGAAATCAAACAACATACAACCCTAACAACCCATATTATAATGGTATGTTTGGTGGTGGTGGATACTTAGATTCATAGGAAAAAATATGTTTTATTTTAAAATAGGAAATATCGAAACTACAACACCATGGGAAAGACCAAGGTACGATAAGTTTAAAGGGTGGTGGAACAACTTTAACAAAGAAGTTGATTTATCAGACTATAAAGTTTATTTGGTTGGTGCATTTGCAGAAAATGTTTATGGTGCAAATATTCCAACTATGGATGTAGATATTGTTTTACGAAATGAAATAAAAAATCATCAATACTTAAAACATATTTTAGATACGGCTATGATTTTAGGATTCCAAAGAAATATGTTTATTGATATTAAATGGTCAAATGAGGCATTATGGCAAGACCACTTAGGTCTTAGAAACAAATGTGAACGACCATCTAAAGCAAGAAACAAGTTTAAAAGAGTTAAGAATCATAAACGAAGTTTAAAAACATTTAACGGGGTTACTCTACAAGAAAGAATATTGCCTGATAGTTTAAATGTAACTGAATTGACAACGGGTCTATACGAAATAGAAGGGTACGATTACTATACAACTTCTAAAGTAAAGAAACGAATGAGAGAAAATATTTATAATGGTAAGTTTTTGGATTTAAAGAATGGCATTAGATAGATTTTATAATCAAGAAGAGGTTTTATCGAAACAACCAGTTACTGGTCAAGTTTTTGATAATGGTGACCAAGCAATACTTGATGGTGGTCAAATCAGAGTGCCTCTTAGAGATGCTGACATTGTTGGTGTTCCAGGAGTATCAACTCCCATAGTTGAAAAACACTTCTACGCAGGTGCAACTCTTGTCGCAAGTACAAATGGAAATATCCAAAAAATTGGTGATGAACAAAATGGTTATACTGTATATGTAAAACCAGAGTCAGATATTAGAGCCGCAGGGTTCAATCAAGGAACATACAACATAGTTTATAATTTCCTTCACAACCTACCAAATGTGAAGATTGTAGAAATATCAGGGGACAGAAAAGAAATTAAAGTAATTGGTGCTCAAGGATTTATTCAAGATGGTCTTTCTGCATTTGCATCATTGTATAGAAAAAATCAAGAAATACAAGCAAACTCATTCACAGACCCAAGTACAACTTACACACCATTGATGCTTAATCTTGGTGAGAATAATTTAATACCAATTATCAACGCCGCATTTGATGGTACAATTGTCGGTGAAGTACAAGACTACTTACCATATCCACCAGGTGATACGCCAGATAGTATTTGGTTTCCAGTTGAATCAGGTGGTATTGAAGCTTCATTGAATTTAGATGGTGAATCGGACTACAATACATTTACTGAAGTACTCGTAAGAAAGAAAACAGAACAAACCGCTCCTGTTACAGGCAACTGGCATTTTGAGGTTACTGGTAGATTTGATGAATTTAAACTTAAACAAAACCCCGACACTACTTTAAGTTGGGTACGAAAGTTTTCTTTAGGAAGTGTATCAACATCAGGGTCGTTACCATTAGATGTTACTGAAGAAGGTATTAGAAAGTCAGTAGAGTTGGCAGGTACTTGGAACAACGGAAGTCCAGGTGGTGGAGTTGGTGTACCATTAAGTGCTCCAAGTTTTTGGAGTATGCAGTACAAAAGACTCGATATGACGGTAACTTCAGTTGACACCGCTATATTAAAACTTTATAGTCCACTACCAGATGAAGTAAATGTAAATGATACAATTGGAACATCTGCACAACTACAAAAATCTTACATAGAACGAGTTATAGTATTTAACCAATTAGGTGAAGACAATACTGAGTTTTTCTCAGACCCAAACTTTAATATAGATTTAGGTGATGGTAGTGGGGCAAGTAGTGACTACGAAACATGGAGTAGTTTATTAGACTCTGGCGCACCTACACAACAAAAAATAATAGATAGATATTTTAGTGGTTCTCTTGGAAATGTAAAATTAAATATAGATTATTCTGATTTTAAAAACTTTGTAAACTTCTCATCAGCAGAAGAACGAGTTAGAAACTTCTATTACAAGTTACAACAAGTTGAAGCATTTGATAGAAGAATTGGTGTATTAAATAATGTAAGTGGTTCTGAGGCATTAACAAACATATCTTCTTCTAACAGAAGAAAGATAGAACTTATAGGTACATTCGATGACTTTGAGTATTGGTTGTATTACAATCATGAAGCACAGATTTATACTCACTTCTCATCTTCAGCATTTACTATTAATCCATATCCAAAAGAAACAAGAAATCCTGATGTATTGTATCATAGTACATCAAGTCAAGGTACTTCGTGGTTAACTGAGACACTATCAAGTGCGTCTTTATATGACGCCCAAAACCCAACAAAATTAAGAAGTGTTATTCCTGTAAATATAAATGATGATAAACTTAATGAAGAGTATCAAACATTTGTAGATATGTTAGGACAACATTTTGACATTTCTTGGAACTACATAAAATCATTGACAACAATCAATGAAAGAGAAGAACACCCGGCAGATGGTTTAGCAAATGACCTAATATCCATAATAGCAGAATCATTTGGTTGGAAACTATACAATGGATACGCAGATACAGGCCTATGGCAATATGAATTTGGTGTTGACCAAAATGGTACTCCACAACAATCAGGGTCGTTGTATTCTAAACCAACTAAAGAAATTGTACAAGAGACTTGGAGACGATTGTTAAATAATGTGCCAGGTATTTACAAGACAAAAGGTACGGCTCGTTCATTTAAAACATTAATATCATCATACGGAATACCAAGTTCATTCTTAAAGATTAGAGAATATGGTGGTCCAAGAATAGAATCTCAAAAGAACATTTATGAACACGATAGATATGTTTACAAATTACAATTAGATGGTAAAAATAGAAGTGAACATATTTGGGATACTATAAACAATATTAGACCAAAGACTATTGAGTATGTTGGTAAACTTCCAACAGATAATCATACGGTATTTAGACTGAATCAAAAAGATGGTGGACAGATTGACTTACATTGGGATTACCAAAAAACAACAAAGAAAGCTAGAGTAAGACTAAGAGGTGGTTCGCCAATAATATCAGTAAGTTCAGACTACTTCCCTTATATACAAGAGAGAGATGTTGTTATAGGATTTTCATCCGCATCGGGTGGATATCATTTAGGAGCTACATATGTAGATGACTTTGGTGATGTATTGGTTCATGCAACCGCATCAACAACTAATAATAATTGGAACTTTATTTGGAACTCAAGTGGTTCATCGGACAACAACAAACTGATGGCGCCTTATCTTGGAACAACCTCAACTGCAAGTATTCAAGAGATTAGATACTACAAAACAAAATTAGCATCCGAGGTTCTCGAAGGACATGCGGCAAATAGAGAAGCATATTACTCTGACGCCAACACAACTGATTTAGACTTAGATACATCATATGAAAATGTTCTTTATAGAATATTCCCTGATAGTGTATTTAATAATGTTAGTGGGTCAATTCAATCAAGACACCCTAACCAACACTTCACATCTTCAGATAGAGGATTTATATTATCAGCGTCATATGAACATGGTCAGCCAGATAATCTTTCTGGTGAAGTTGATACATACTTTGTATCAATCCCATCAGCAGGCGCCTTAAACCTTAGTAATAATAAAGTAAGGGTAGAGTCATCATCATTACAAGGACCATTACAAAGAGATAAGTCAAATGAAGTAAGTCAATACGATAGAGCTCCAAATGATTCAAACTTATTAGGAACTTACTTTTCAACAACTGATACTGTAAACTTTGATATTTATGCATCTGAAGGATATTTTGAGGTTGATGATTTAATTGGTGATACTGATGTTAGAAATATTGATGGATATGATTTATTAGATTTTAGAGCAAGAAACTATTTCCAAAAATATAATAGAGGAACGGCTCTTAATATTATAATAGGAATGTTGTCAAGATATGATATGTCTGTCTTTGATAGTATGAGACAACTTGTACCTGCGAGAGCAGATTGGCATAAAGGTATAATGATTGAACCTCATGTCTTTGAAAGAAACAATTACAAAAGGCCTGATAATATTGATTACACACAACATCAATATGAGGCACCTGGAATTAGTGTACTGAATGTTGTATCAGGTTCTTACTTAACTTATACTTCAAGTATTGAACGAGACCCATTTAAACCATCAATATATAAGTTCACCGACATCGCATTATTTAATACGGCATCTGGTGCATACTTTACAGGTTCAAATGGTTATTGGGAATATTCACCAACAGGTTCAACAATCTTAAATTCAAGACCTTCAAGGTACGCATTAGAACCAAAGTATTTTTATTCTAATGATGTTAGTGCTTCATTAGGAATTAAATTTGCAAGTTCGGCATCATTCCATTTTTCACAAATTCAAGATGATAGATTAACAGGTAATTTAAAGAACTTATTTTTTGAAGGATGTAAAATATCAAGTGATTCATTGACAACCAAATCTCCTGATACTCCTGATAATTCACCCGTTGTTATAGTAACTCAAGTAGAATCAGATGTATTAGTATACAATACTGATAATGTAGTAAAAGGTGATGAAGTTAAAGGTGACTTGCCAGATACAGTTAAAATTGCAGACCCAGATACTTTAGTAAGTGTAAAACAACACATTCTCAGTAACAATAATAATGAGGTAAAGTCTAAAGGGAAAACAGTTGTATTAGAAAATAATATATTTAGAAGTTTACCTGGTTTAGGTTTAGGTACAACAAACCCTGTTGTAAGGGCAAGACCGAGAGGTACACAAACAACCACGACAGTTACACCAAATGGTAGTGCAGTTCGTATTAACACAAATGCTGCTAATGATATGATAAACAGAAATCGTGGCAGACAACAACGACCAAACCAACAAGGTGGATTTTTTAATCAAACCAATCCTAATTCAACAGGGGCTGCAAGTCCAAATACAACTTTAGGTGGGTTTATAAGAAACAATCGCCGAGGTGGTTAAAATAGATAAAATTAGAATCATATTAGAAAAATGATTTAAAAATAAAAAAAACTATATTTATATAAGTAAAAGAGGAAACAACTATGGGATTTTTAGATAATTCATCTGTAACAGTAGACGCAATACTTACCAAGAAGGGTAGAGAGCTATTAGCTGAAGGCAGAGACAAATTTGCAATAACACAATTTGCATTGGCTGACGATGAGGTTGATTACGACCTTTGGAATCCAGCACACTCATTAGGTAGTGATTTTTATGGTATCGTTATAGAGAATATGCCTGTGTTAGAGGCAATTACTGATGAATCATATCTAATGAAATATAAATTATTATCATTACCAAAGAGTACTATTAAGTTACCTTTCTTAGAAACATCTATCACATCGATTAATGTTAGTGAGGAAAGTATTCTTGTACCAATCAATGTAACAACTAAAAATGGTGGTAATGAAAACTTAGGATATACTGCAATACTATTAAATAGTGATGTCGGTACTATCGCAGGATTAGGGGCAGTACCTGGTAAACAATCTGCAATTATTAATATTAACACTTACGCAACCGCAAAAGCAATTTCTGTAACAGGAACTGCATTTCAATTTCAACCAACTACAAACTTACCAATCAATCAAACAACTTCTACAAGAATTGTTATCATTGGTAATGAAACAGGTGGTAGAGCTGAGATTGATGTAACGGTAACGCCTAAAGTAACATCAAACGCATAGAGGAATAAATTATGGCATTATTAAATTTTTATGGTGGTGGTTTTGGTAACAACTTAGGTGGCAGTAGTTTACTCGGTGGAAACACATCAGCATTTGACGGAATGTTAGGATATGGTGGTGGTTTTGGTAACTTCGGTATGGGTGGAGACCAACCTTATTATGGTAACCTCGGCCTCGGTGGTAATGTCCTCATGCAAAATGGAGGCGGCGGTGGCGGTGGTTCATCCGTATCTGTCGGTGTAACAAGTGGAAACACAGGTGGTGGTTCAGTAGTAGTTACAGACCCCGTTGTAGATATAGTAAGAGACGACAACCAAAATAACACAACACCAGTAATCGGAGCAGGTGCATACGACTTCGGTAGTGGTAAAGTATATACCGCATTTACAAATGAAGACATTGTAGAAGGTGGGACTAAAAGAGTAACACGAGGATTGTGGAGTGGTAATAGTGGAGAACTAACAGTATTCCATACATCATCATTTCAATCAGCTACTCAAAAAGCATATTATTATGAAATCTATAATGGCGACCCGACTGTATCAACAAACGAACCTCAGTTCTCAATCTCATATGGTCACTACGCTGGTAGTGGGTCAGCAGGAACGAATGAAGATTCACCTTCATCAGCGATTTACTCACAACTACAACAAGTCTTATTACCATCTTCTCAAAAGTTCTTTAGATTTAATGACACGAACCAAAACGATGTCTACGCAATCGCAATAAACAGAGCAAGATTAAAAGATAGACTTGACCCTGGAAATTGGGAACTATGTATCTCAGGTTCTGGCGGAAACGATATGTTAAGGTTAATTGACGATAGTGGTGATAGAGACCAATCAGGTAACGCAAGACAAACTAAATACAATATTGTAAGTGGTTCTTTACTAAATGGTATTCAAAACTCAAGTAGAGTATTTGGTGAAGTTTATCCACAACATGGTATCATTGTATTAAGTGCAGCATTACTTGACACATCAGCATCTTTAGGAACAGTTAGAACACAAGCAGATAATCAAAACCACAATAGATTGTTTACCGCAATTAGTGGGGCTGCGGCTGCAGATGCTGCAAACGGATTCCAAGCAAGAAATGAAGAAGAGATAAAGTCTACATTTTATTTTGTTAGAGCTAAAAATGCAGAGTATAACTTTAGTAATAACCCAACATATATTTCAGGTTCAGAAGGTAAGTTAGCACAAACTACTTATATTGGTGACCCTAAAACTTATATCACAAGTGTTGGTTTATATAATAACGACAACGCGTTGTTGGCAATTGCTAAACTTTCTAAACCTCTATTGAAATCTTTCTCTAATGAAATTTTAATAAAAGTTAAATTAGATTTCTAATAAAGCGATGAAGTATGAGTCAAGTTTTCAAAAGGATATTCAACCAAGGGATAACCAAGTATCCCTATACGGCATATAAAAATTATGTGGTGACTGATACTAATCATTCATCATCTTTTGAAATATCTACATTTAGAGCAATATCACCAAATGGTATTCGAACAGAAGTTTCTGAATCTAAACATCAAGGTATACAATTTGATAGTGACTTACTTACTCAATCAAGAGCAGTAGTTCCTGTTATGAATAAGATTCCACAGAAAATTATGTGGGACACTATTAATACCTCATGTTTTAAACATGGACATGGTGGTCACTTGTTACACCCAACGGCATCTATTATATCGATACCTCAAAATAAATTTGGGTTGGGAATAAAGCCAGGTTCAGTAACAGTAACAGACCATTCTAAATTAGCCGCATCTGCTTCTTTATTCTTAAGTGAATCAAAACATACAAACGAATGTGGTATCCTACGAGATACAGTAATAGACGATACTAACTTTGTACCTAAAAAGAATTTAAAGTTTTACTTAGGATTTCAAGATGGTACATTTAATACATTTTATAAAAAGTCTAAAGACGATGGGCCTGATGGAAGAGATGTTTACATAAGTAAAGCAAAAGTTGTTCCTGGTATTACTACAACAGGAGAAGTTAGTTCAAGTGGGTATGGTGTACATATGACACAACAATCCCATTTATACTCAACAATGGGAACTTCCTATTATACTTTCTTTACACCACAAAATGACTTTGGTATTTCTTTATGGGTAAAGTTACCACCAAGTCAATCTTTTACAGATAATACTACTAATACTCTTATAAAGAAATCAAATCAAAAAGTAGACCCGTATTCAACCGACCCGTCAATGACGAGACGATTAGATACTTCAACAGATGGACAATTCCCATTTGATATTAGTGTACACAATCAAACGGCAGGTGCAAAAAACGGACAGATAGTTTTTCAGTACAGTGATGGTAGGGAAGACAAAAAACCTATAATGACTTTAAGTTCATCTACAAAGTATAATGATAATAACTGGCATAATATTATAGTAACTCATAACAATTCCAAGGTAGCATCTCAGAATAGATTTAACTTTTATATAGATGGTACTTTAGTTGGAAATGTACAAACATCAACAAGACGAACATTTGCAAATGAAGCTGATATTACTATAATGTGTGACAATGGGGGATTAAGAAAATTCACAGGAACAAGTGGGTCAGTAGATGAGGTTAGAATTTATAATAGACATTTAACACCTGCGCATGTAGGTTCTTTATCAAACAATCATGTGATAAGTGGGTCGGCATATCAAACACGAGATGTTGGTTATGTATATTATCAAAAAGGAATAATAGTAGTAACAGACCCAAGACCCAAATATCAAAATTGTTTCTTAGGAAATGGTGACTTTGATTATACAAACAAGGGATACGAGTTTACATATAAGTCAACAAAGAAAATAGAAATGCAATCCATATTATGTGAGATTGGAAAAAATGAATATAATGTATCACAAAATAACACTTTAAGAAAAGGTGGTACAGAAGATAATCACGAATTAAAAGCGTTTGTAACAGGGTCAGATTTCAGACCATATATAACATCAGTAGGTTTATACAATGATACGGGTGATTTACTCGCAATAGGTAAATTAGGTTCGCCATTAAAGAAACGACAAGATGTTGATGTAACGATTGATGTTCGATTAGATTTTGAATAGTTATGAATAAAAAAGGCAATTGGAGTCACATCCAAAAACAAAAAGGACATAAGTCCGGCCTTGAGACACGAATTGATGAACAACTTCAAGCTCAAGGTATCGATGGTGAATATGAAAAACACGAAGTATCATATACAATACCAGCAACACACCATACTTACAAACCAGATTTTAAATTACCAAATGGAATCTATATAGAATCGAAAGGGTGGTTTTTACCTGAAGATAGAAAAAAACATTTATTAATAAAAGAACAAAATCCAGAGATGGATTTAAGGTTTGTATTACAATCACCGAATGGTAAAATATACAAAGGTTCTAAAACTACTTACGCCGAGTGGTGTGAGAAGAATGGGTTCAAATGGGCAAAGAAGGAAATCCCACAAGAATGGATAGATGAAAAACCTTCACAAAATTTCTTTGCATTCTCGAAATAATTTCGTATATTAAGGTAACTTTATATTAAATGGAAGATAGACTACTGCAATTATTGGAGTCCGTTCTTGGTAAATCCAAGAGAACATCAGGTGATAACTATGCGTTTTACTCACCATTTGTTGACCACTATAAACCCAAGTTAGAAGTAAATATTAAAATTACTTCTGATGGTAAGAATCCATGGCATTGTTGGATATCGGATGAAAAGGGTCGTACAATTAAAACCTTATTCAAGAAACTTCGTGTATCCAAATCAACATGGGATGAGTACAATAGTATATTCAGCAGGGTAAATCGATACAATTCAGATTATCAAACTGATACTATCGTAGAGCAAGTAGAATTACCAAAGGAATTTAAACCACTTTATAAGAAGTCAGATTCTTTCAAGTATAAACACGCATTAAATTATTTGTTAAAACGGGGATTGAGACCCGAAGATATAATTAAATACAATATTGGATATTGTGAAACAGGAGAATATGAAGATAAGATTATTATACCATCGTATGATGACAGAGGGCGGCTAAACTTTTTTGTAGGTAGGTCATTCTATCAAAGCAAATTTAAACATAAGAATCCAAAGGTATCTAAAAACATTATAGGGTTTGACCTTTTAATAAATTGGGATACACCATTGGTATTATGTGAGGGGGCGTTTGACGCAATCGCAATACGAAGAAACGCAATACCATTATTCGGAAAATCAATCCAATCGGAATTAGAAAAGAAAATAGTTGCAAATAAAGTAAAAAAGTTGTATATTTGTTTAGATTCCGATGCTCTATCTAATGCCATAGGTCTTTCAAAGAAGTTTATGTCGTATGGGATAGATACGCATTTGGTTGATATGGGTGAGGAAGACGCATCCGATATGGGTTATGAAAATATAAACCAAAAAATTTATGATACACCATCATTAGACTTAAGAAAGTTAATGGAGTATCAGCTTTTTAATGTATGAGAAAAATAAAATACATCGACATCGGTGTTGAGAAAATTGATAAGATATATCATATTGCCGATGTTCATATTAGAAATCTAAAAAGACATAAAGAGTATCGTGAGGTATTCTCACAATTGTACGGACACATATTATCTACTATGGGTGAAAATGATATCATCTATATTGCAGGTGATATTGTTCACGCAAAAACAGATATGTCACCTGAGGTTGTAGATTTAACTCAAGAATTCTTTTGTAAGTTAGCAGACTTATTACCAACTATTGTAATTCCTGGTAATCACGATGCAAATCTAAACAACACATCAAGACTTGATGCACTCAGTCCAATCATGAAAGCATTAGACCACAAAAACCTTTACTACCTAAGAGATACAGGTGGTTATGGTATTGGTGGTTATACATTTATACATAAATCAATATGGGATACTTCTGAAGGATTCCCACAAGCAAAAGACTATAAAAAGAATAATGGTAGAATTGGTGTATTCCATGGCCCCGTAGATAATATAGAAACGGAACATGGATTTGTGATTCAAAACAAAAATGTTAAAGTATCTCACTTTACTGATTTTGATTTAGTTTTATTAGGTGATATTCATAAACCTAATAATTCAGTAATGGGTAATTCACATATAAAATATCCAGGTTCTCTTATAGTTCAAAATCATGGTGAGGCTAAATATCCAAAGCATGGTATTTTAGTTTGGGACATGGAAACTTTACAAAGTAAGTTTATCGAAGTTCACAATGATTATGGTTATGTTACTATTGATATTGAGAATGGTAAGATAGTATCTGATAACTACATTCCAAATAAACCAAGAATAAGAGTAAGGGTAAAAGATACTAAGACATCACAACTAAACAAACTTATAGCAGAAATAAAAAAAGGTAGGGATGTTCAAGAACTAACAGTACAGAAAGTTCTTACTCGAAAAAGAGATGTAGAACACCAATCAATAGTTTTACAAAATGTAAGAGATACAGGATTTCAAAACAAATTAATTTCTGAATATTTAGAAGAGACTGACCATCTTACAAAAGAACAACTTGAAGTAGTTACTCAGATTAATAATGACATAAACGATAAACTTGGTAAACATAATGTTATTAGTAATTCAACTTGGATTCCAAGAAGATTTGAGTTTTCTAATATGTTCTCATATGGAACTAACAATGTAATTGACTTTACAAACATGAAAGGTGCATATGGAATCTTCGCACCAAACGCAAGTGGTAAGTCAACTCTATGGGACGCATTGTCTTTTTGTATGTTTGATAAATGTTCAAGGACAATCAGAGCAGAGGATGTTCTAAACTATTCTAAAATGGGATTTGATTGTAAGTTCCAATTTGAATTAAATAATGTACAATACTTTATAGAACGAAAAGCAAAGAAAAGTCCAAAAAGAGGAACTGTAAAAGTTGATGTGGAGTTTTATCGTATTGTAGATGGTGAAAGACAATCACTTAATGGTGAACAAAGAAGAGAGACCAACGCAATCATTCGTGAGTACATTGGAACATATGAAGACTTTGTTTTAACTGCGATGTCAACACAATCTAATAGTAGTGGGTTCATAGAAAAATCTCAAAAGGAAAGAAAAGAACTATTAGCACAATTTTTGGATATGGATGTATTCGAAGATTTATGGGCGATAGCAAGTGAAGAGATTAGAGAGTTAAACACATTACTTAGAGAATATAAGAAAGAAGACTTTCCAAGTCAGTTAATTGAAGCAGAACAATCTCTAACATCAATCACAGGTTCTTTAGATGAGTTACAAGAAAGAAAAGATGAACTCGAATTAAAGTTAGATAACACCAATATGAAAATGGAGTTTGAAATGAGAACTTTAAAACCAGTCGAGGATATCGGTGATATAGAAACCTTAGAATCTAAGTTAGACGAGGTCAAAGTTCTTTTAGACAATCAAAACTCAGAATGTGATTTCAATAAATTACAGATTAATGATATCGAAGCCAAACAAAAAGATATAGAATCTAAATTAAAGAAATTAAATATCAAAGAACTTAAAGGTAAGAATATTAAGTATGAAACTTTAAATGTAAAATTTAATGATTTAGAAAAACAATCTCAGACCATTGAGTTAGACTTAAAACATATGAGGTCTCACTTAGATGGTATTGGGCAATTAACCTTTGACGACAATTGTGAACATTGTGTACAGAATAAAAATACACCATTCGCCAAACAAGCAGAACAATTACAGAAAGACATTAAGAGTCAAAATACAAAATATGAAAAGTTAATTAAAACTAAAATAAAAGTATTAGAAGACCGAAATGACTTTGATGTTAGAAATCAACTACAAGACTATGAATCCTTGGTAGATGAACAATTGGATTTGGGTAAAGAGTGGTTAGATGCAACAAAGGTTTATGATGAGTGTATTAAGTTAGTAGATAAATACAACTCCGAAATACAGACTTTATCTAAAACAATTGACAAAGCAAATAAGCAACAACAAGCAGTTGAGCACAACAAGCTAGTAAATGAAAGAATTGATTCTTTTAAAAACACACGAGAAAGTTTAAAAGACAAAATATCCGAGGTTAACGAAGAAGTAATGTCGATTAACTCTGATATAAAATTAGCAGAAAAGTCTATACAACAAGTTAATGAATCAATAGAAAAACTTCGTGATATGGAAATCAAGTACGATGGATATGAGTTTTATCTTAAGTGTGTTAGACGAGATGGAATTCCGTATCAACTAATATCCGAAGTATTACCAAAATTAGAAATAGAAATAAACAACATACTACAACCGATAGTAGACTTCCAAGTATTACTAAATACAGATGGTAAAAACATCAATTCATATATCGCATATGGTACTGATGAATACTGGCCTCTTGAATTAACAAGTGGTATGGAAAAGTTTATATCTTCTATCGCAATAAGAACTGCGTTAATAAATGTATCTAATTTACCAAGACCAAACTTTATCGCCATTGACGAAGGATTCGGTTCTTTAGATACTGATAACTTTAATTCTCTATATTTATTATTTGATTACCTTAAGACACAATTTGATTTTATTGTAACAATAAGTCATATTGACAAAACGAGAGACATGGTAGACCAAATAATAGATATCAGTAAAGTTCGTGGGTTCTCAAAAGTTTCATATTTATAGTTATATATGGAGAGTATAAATGGCAATACCATTCAGAAGAAGAGGTAAGAAAAATCTAAACAAACAATTCGCACCAAGAACAAGTGCGAGTTTGAGAGATGCAAGGTCTGGACCGACCCCACGATTTTCACCTGCGAAACCGCCTGTTGTAGAGGATACCAATCCAACCTCAACATTTTTTAATGTAACGGAAGTGCCCGAATTCTTTGGGTCAGGTAAAAACACAATACGACTAACAGGTTCCAACTCACTTAAAAGAAACTCTGAAATACAAATAGAGGTTCTTGATTCAAAAGGAAATCCAATCTATTTTGAGATAATGAATGGAAAGGAACGAGATGGAAGTAAGATAGTTAGTATTTGGGTTTATACAGATAGAACAGACCCATCAGAAAATACCGCATCTGGAACTGCAAAAGTAACAATTGTAGGTACGGCTAGAAATGGAAACGCAGTAAGATGGAATAGAGATATTCCTGTAAGAGTAAATCAAGGGTCTTCTTCCGATATTATTTTTGATGAAAAGATTTTACCACTCGCATCAATATCTGCAAGTTTACAACCATTTAGTACATTTGAATTAAATCAAGAAACTGAAGATGAATTGGGTCAGGGTAGAAACGCAACCCTAACATTAACAACAGATACACATAGTGTCAAGTATCAAAGGTCAACTTTTGGTGATGATGTAATTCTAACCAAAACGACTGGTACTGGATTTAATAGTATGATGATTGGTGGTGAAGTAAGATTAGATTTATCATCACAAACTATTTTCCCAAGACAAAAAGGTGTTGCACAACCAACAAACTTTACATCATCTATCTTAAGTGTATCAAGTAGTGACATATTACAAATAAAAGACCCTATAACGGGTAGTCGAGACCACCAGTACAGATTTAGTGATGCAGCAACAATTCCTGCTCACATTGAATATTTTTCATCGGCATCGGTAGGAACATCACAAAACCTACAAACAGTATCTACATTTACAATCACAAGTGCCGACCCAGTTGCAGGTAAAATTGAATTACTAAGAACCTCTGTTAAATCACAAGGACTTGGTACTGATTTCGAAACAATTGCAACAACACGATATATAGAACCAACTGATGGTTCAGACTTCATATTTACAATACCAATACCATCTCAACATATTGGTGACCCCAAGACTATTAGAATAGAATTCTTAAATAGTAAAAACGAACCATCGGAAACTTTCATTATAATAGAAGATGTAGTATTTCCAGGTTCTACTACTTTCATTGGTGGTAAGGGTTCTTTAATAACAGGTTCTATTTTTATATCAAACGCATTAGGTAGTGGTATTGAAATCGGTGGAGCAAGTAGTGGATTCTTAAGGTCTGTTGGATATAAAGGATTTACATCCGCATCCGAAGGAAAAGGGCCAGGTGGATTTTTAATATATTCTGGTAGTGGTAACTTGGTAGTTGGTAGTGACTTAATGGAAGGTGTCGGATTTGAGTTCGTATCTGAGAATGATAAGAGTCACCTTATATTCACAACATCAGGTAGTGGTTTATTAGATGTAAAAGCAGAGAAGTTTTTTATAGGTACGCCGGGTAGTCAATTTATGAGTGGTTCGGATGGTAAGATTGAAATTAGTTCATCTGACTTTCACTTAGACCCAAACACAGGTCAATTGATAATTGGTACAAACGCAACAATAAAATCATCACTTACAGTAAATCAAATTAGGACTCCTGCCGTAGTTAATGGAGCTCCTTCAACTAAAGCAAACGCATCATCGTCAATTGACCAAGATGGTTTTGCAAGATTTGCATCTGCATCTATTGCAGGATTTGAGGTTGTTTCAGATGAGATTAGGTCATCAGACAATTCATTAAGATTAAAAGCTCAAGGTGATATAACCGCATCAAAAGTATTAATAGAAGGTGGTACGATTACAGATGGTGTAACTATCTTAGGGGCAGTTACTGCAAACAACATTCGTACTCCTGCACAAATTAGTGGAAACCCTTCTACAAGACAAAACGCCTCGTCATCTATTGACGCTGATGGATTTGCTATATTCCAATCGGCATCTATTGGTGGATGGGACATTACAACATCATCCATTGAGGGTGGTAATCTTATAATGAAACCAGAAGGTATTTTACAGACAAAAGATTTCGCAAGTAATTTTAAAGGATGGAAAATATCTTCAGAAGGTAATGGAACTGCAGAGTTTGAAAATGTAAGAATTAGAGGTACTCTAAGAACAACTACATTTGAAAAAGAATCTGTAAACGCAGTTGGTGGTCAACTATGGGTTACTAACGCAACAACATTAACAGGGTCAAACATTACTGCAAATGACACAACAATGTCAGTTAAGAACGCAAGTGGGTTTACTGTTGGTGAAATTCTATTAGCTAAAAAAGTAGATAGTACAGGATTCCAAACAGAATATATTTTAGTAAACTCGGCATCACTTGATGGTGATAATTCTGGCGCAGACGAAGTACATGGTAGACTATATGTAACAAGAGGATATGGAAGTGGGTCACAAGGTGACTTTGTTGGTGATTTAGCATCAGCAGCTCAACCATACGATGAAGGTCAAGTGATAGTATCAACTGGACTGAGTGGTAGTGGTTACATTAAAATGAATGCAAATCCACGAGACACCAATACTCCGTTTATGGATATTGTTGAAAGAACAGGTAGTGGATTATATGATGTTGGATTAAAAGTTCGATTGGGTGACTTAAGTGGGTTGGCTAACTCATCTTATGTATTCGGTAATTCAAATCCAGGATTTGGATTGGCAACTGATAATGTATTCCTTCAAGGTGGTATAATAGCAAACACAGGTTCTATTGGTGGAATCAAAATGCAAGATTCCAAATTGTTTACAGGTGTCGGAACACATGGTAATACAAACACAGGATTCTTTTTAGGTTCAGATTCAAAATTCTCATTAGGTGATAAATTTACATGGGATGGTACTAACTTAGTAGTAAAAGGTACTATTCAAATAACTGCACCAGAAGGTGGATTTCAATCAGTAGAAGAAGCAATTAACGCCGTAACGGAATCTGCAACTGCAAAGTCATTACAAATAACAACCGACTCATCGGTATACGCATTTGATGATTCAACGGATGATTCCGCAACTCCGAATGTAATCAACTTTACAATCAGTCAACAAAACCTGTCAGCTACAATCGCAGGAAGTGATATCACAATCACTAAAGCAGGTGGTTCGCCAATATCAACACCATCATTAGGTGGGACTTCGGGAGTAGTATCGGGGTCAGGACAACAAAGTGGTAGTTTATCTTTTAGTGGATTGACATTAAGTAAAACTGATTTACCATTAACACTATCGGTTACTAAAGATGATATAACTGATAGTACAACAATATTTAAAGTACAAGGTGGTGCAGATGGAACGCCTGGTACGGATGGTCAAGATGCAGTAACGGCATTCTTAACCAATGAATCACACACATTCCCTGCAAACCCATCAGGAACAGTATCTGACTTCACTCAAGGTGTTACTGATATGGTTGTCTTTGAAGGTATCACCAACAAGACATCAAACTATTCATTTAGTGGTACAGGTTCATTGGGTGTTAGTTTTAGTCAAGATACAGATACATTTAGTATAACCGCAATGGGACACGATAGTGGGTCATTGACAGTAACCGCAGTTAGTGCAAGTACTCAATTAGTTAAAACTATGTCACTTGCAAAATCAACCGCAGGTGCTGCAGGTGCAAAAGGTGCAGATGGTCTCGCAGGTTCTAATGCTAAAACATTAGTAGCAAGTTTAGATTCACAAGTGATGGCATTTGATAGTGCATCAGATAATACGGCTACACCTACAAATGTTATATTCTCATTTAACCAACAAAACTTAAACGCCGCAATTGGAAGTAGTGATATTACAATCACAACTCAAGGTGATGATGCTATTACAAACTTTGCTTTCAACAATACTAATGTAACTTCTACTGATGGAAAGTTTAGTGGTATAGCAAGTGGTAGTATTGTGTTTGGAAATAATCTAAATGCAGGTGGTATAGAAGGAACTAAATCACATTTCCCAATTACAATATCAGCAACTAAAAATGGATTAACCGATACAATAAAATTATTTAAGGTAGAGGGTGGTTCAGATGGTTCACCAGGTTCTGATGGTACTGACGCAGTAACGGCATTCTTAACTAATGAAGCACATACCTTCGCTGCACAATCAGACGGAACTATTGTTAGTTTTACTGACGCAAGTTCTTCAATGCAAGTATTTGAAGGTACTACAAATGTAACTGCAAACTACACTTATAGTAGAACAGGTAGTCTTCAAACAGAATCAACTTTAAGTGGTACAAACGGAAATATAGTTTCAATATCAGCCATGGTACACGATAGTGGTTCGATAATAATCACCGCAGTTAGTGCAAGTACACAACTTGCAAAAACAATGTCCTTGGTTAAATCAAAACAAGGTACTGCAGGTCTCGCAGGTTCTAATGCTAAAACATTACAAGTTACTGTTGATTCTCAAGTTTACGCTTTTGATACATCTGCAGATACTACTGCAACACCAAGTTCAATATCGTTTATTATCAATCAACAAAATTTAAGTGGGGCACTTTCAACAGGTAATGTTACCATTACTAAGAATGGTGGTGGAACAATCACAACACCATCATTAGGTGGTAATGTAAGTGATGGTTCTGGTTTATTAAGTGGTAGTATTACATTTGATAATGGGGCAACTCCGGCGGCAGGTAAAGTCGTATCTAAAACTCATTTACCAATTACAATTGAAGTAAGTAAAGACACATTTACAGATAGTATAAAAGTATTTAAAGTAGAAGGTGGAACATCTGGTACAGATGGAACAGATGCAGTTACCGCTTTCTTAACAAATGAGAATCATAACTTCCCTGCAGATTCGGGTGGTAGTATTGCATCATTCGCAGGTGGTGTAACTGATGTAAAAGTATTCGAAGGTGTTACAGACAAATCATCTAATTACTTATTCTCTGCTACGGCATCGACAGGAACAACATTTTCACATTTACAATCAGCAGGTGGTTCGTCAGGTAATGCAACAACGGCAGGTCATAATCATTTTAGTATAACAGGCCTAAATGCTGATTCGGGGTCACTAACAATTAACGCAGTTAGTTCAAGTACACGATTGATTAAAACAATGTCACTTACACGAACTAAACAAGGTGCAGATGGTAATCCCGGTACATCCGCTAAATTACTAATTGGTAGTTTAGATTCGCCTGTATTTGCTTTTGATGATTCTTCTGATAACGACCCTACACCATCTAATATTATATTTAGTTTCCAACAACAAAATCTTACAGGTACTATTGGAGCAAGTGATATTACAATTACAAGAAATGGTGGTTCGGTAGTAACGGGATTTGATTTTGATAATAGTGATGTTTCAAATGGAACTGGTATTGTAAGTGGTAGTTTAAAGTGGGTCGGGGGACAATCCGCAGGTGGGATGCAACAAACTAAAGGATTTTTACCTGTTGAAATTTCTTGTACCAAAGATGGGTTAACTGATTCAGTAAAAATATTTAAAGTCGAAGGTGGTTCAGATGGTTCGCCAGGTTCAGATGGTACATCCGCAGTTTCAGCGCTTTTAACAAACGATTCTCATACACTTCCATTAAGTTCATCTGATGAAGTTATTTCATTCGCAGGCGCAAGTACTGAGATGATAGTATTTGAGGGTGTGACTGATAGTACAAGTGATTATAGTATATCTGTTACTAAATCAGCACATATAACAACGAGTGGTACTAATCCAGTAACCATTACAAATACAACTTCACCATTTAGTGGTTCTATTGTATTGACGGCAGTAAGTGCAAGTACTCAAATTGCAAAAACTATGTCGGTTGCAGTAGCAAGACAAGGTGATGATGGTTTAGATGGTTCAACGGCAAGGTCACTAACTTTACTTTCGGATTCTCAAACCTTTGCGTTTGATGACTCAAGTGATACAACTTCAACTCCTACTACAATTACTATGAGTGTAGTTCAGCAGAACTTAGCACATACAATCGATAAGAATGATATTACAATCACTAAAGGTGGTGGTAATTCGATTACTACTCCAAATTTAAGTGGTACGGTAACAAATGGTACAGGTACTCAAACATTTACATTAACATTTGACAATGGTGCATCCAATGCAGCAGGGAAAGTTACCAATAAAAATCAATTTCCAATTACAATTGAGGTATCGAACAATGCAAGTGATTTATCTGATTCAATTACAATATTCAAAGTAGAAGGTGGTTCGGATGGAACGCCAGGTGCAGATGGTTCTGACGCAGTAACAGGTTTCCTTACAAATGAATCACATACAATTCCTGCAAACGCAGCAGGTTCGATTGCATCTGGAGGATTGAATGGTGCAATTACCGATATGATTGTATTTGAAGGTATTACTGATAAAACTAATTCATACAAGTACGCAGGTACAGGTTCATCTGGAGTTTCATTTAGTCAACTTCAAAACGCAGGTGGGTCATCGGGTAATGCAACAACAAACGGACATAATCACTTTACTATAACAGGCCTAACACAAGATTCTGGTTCATTAGAAATTAATGCAATTAGTGGTAGTGGTTCACAGAAAGTAATAATTGCAAAAACCATGTCGTTCTCTAAATCTAAACAAGGTTCGGCAGGTGCTCAAGGTGGAAAAGGTGCTCAAGGTGGTCAAGGTGCTCAAGGTGGAAAAGGTGCTAAAGGTGGAAAAGGTTCGGCAGGTTCGAATGGTACGAATGGTGCAAAAGGAGCTACAGGAGCTCAAGGTGCAGACAATCAAGACTTTAGTTTCTTAGGTGATACATTATCCGCAATTCCATTCCCTGCGCCAGCTGGGTTGGTAATGAATAGTGAAGTTCTTGGATACCATAATGCATTAACTTCCGCAGCTACAATAAACGACATGAGTGCGTTTATGGATAATGATGGTAACTTCTATTTAGGTAGTGGTTCGGGTGCATTAGGAGCAGGTTACTTCGCATGGGACAATGGGTCTAAAACATTATTGATATCAGGTTCAGGTGTTGACTTCGCAGTACAAGAATTTTATTTTGGTAGAGGACTAACATCTATTAGTGGTTCTAATGGTAATATTAAAATTAGTGGTGATGTTGAACTTGTAGGTAGAAATCAACCAGAAGCATTATACTTTGAAGACTTTAACGCAGCAACACGAGAAGCAAGACCCTCATATATAGACCAAGGAAAAAATCCAAAATTAGATGGTTCAGGTGTAGGAATGGCCATTGTTGGTGGAGCTATCACCGCAAACGATTCAATTACAGATACAGACTACGGACAATTCTTTGGGCCAGTCGCTATAATTGGTAATAATTCTGGTACTGACGACATGGCCTGGCTTAGTTCAAATACTGTTATGCCATTTAATCCAAACTCATTATATGAAATAGAAGTTAGAGTACAGAGAGCTGCAGGTGCTTATAATTACCTTTACGCAGGTATAACCGCCTTCTCATCTTCATTACATACAGATGGTAGTACGAAACTTACCGCAATTAATGCTGCAGGTAATACTACTGGTACGGGGGGTAATTATGGTAGTCAACACTACTTTGCTGCAAGTGGTGCACAACCAGCGATTGGTGAATGGGTAATATACAAAGGTTACTTTAAGGGTACTGCAGGATATTACCAGACTGGTGGCGTTCACCCAAACATTCATGACCCAGGTCAAGTTTGGACTACAACAAACGCATTTGCACCAATGATTCTTGTAAACTATAATGGCGCAGCAGGTAAGACATATATAGATTATATAAAAGTTACCGAGTTCGCAGGTGGTGGTGGTTCTACTACAATTAGTGGTGATTCAATTAAGACAGGAACAATTAGGTCTAACAATTTAAGTACTACCCAAGGTTCTATAATAAGTCTTGATAAAGGAACATTTAAAATGGGTGGTACAAGTTCACCAAAACTTGAATTTGATGGAACTACATTATCCATTGATGGTACAGTAACCGCAGGAGCTGGTTCTATTGGTGGGTGGACAATTGGTTCATCGCATATTGGAATAAAAGGAACTGCAACCTCAAATGATACTTATGGTGATTTTACATTAGGTTCTTCAGGATATATTTCAGCACCTCAATTTAAAATTGCACAAGATGGTACTGCAACATTTAAAGGAATTCTTGAAGATACCGCAACTTTCAAGTCTGGTAGTACAACAAAAGCATTTAATACCATGTTTGGTGTAGACTCAACTGGTTTAATTCTAAAAGTACCAAGATTTAGAGATAGTGATGGAACTGTTAGAAATGCTGCTACAAGATTTACAGACCTTGAAGATGATATTGATACTGAATTGACTTCTATTTCATCTGCGATTTCATCGGGTGGAAGTTATAGTTGTGTATTGCCTGGTACTAAAATAATTACTAAAAGAGGTGAGATAAATATAGAAGATACCAAAAACGATGATATAATAAAAGTATTTAACTTTGAAACTAAAGAATGGGGATGGTCACCTATTGATGAAATTACTACTAATAAAGTTAAAGGGTGGAGTTTGATAAAAACAGAATCAGACAAAGAATTAAAATGTTCTAACTCACATTTACTATATCATCCTGATTATCCAAATTCTGAAATTGCAATAGATGAACTTGGAGTTGGTGGTGAGTTATATGTTGTCGATGGTGAAAAAATATTCATTGATAAAATAAAAAGTGTAGAAACTTTTGACGAAGAAGTTGAGGTTTGGAATTATGAATTGGATATAGTTCACAACTATGTTTCAAATGGGATACTTTCACACAACACACTTTCAAAATTATCACCCGCACCAAGTGGACTTTCCGGTCAGGAAACAACACTTGGACACCAATACAAAAAAGATATAACATCAGATATTAATTCTGGTGACTTGGTTAAATTAGGTGCAAATAATGAACTTCATAAAGTCACAACTGCAAAAGACACTAATGTTGTTGGAATTCTGTGGGAAAAACTTGAATTAAACTATGTTCAGAAATTTGAAGGATTTGCGTTAGGAAAAAATAAAACAAGTGATTCAGACGAACTTACCCCACCTGAGGAATATTACTCCGCATCAAGAAAAGATTCATTTGGCGATTATATTCCTGTAAGTCAAACAGGTTCTAAAGAAATTTGGAAAGTGGCTTCGATTGGGGATAGTGTAACGCAGGATGAATCAGGTTCATTTGTTTTACCTGGTTTTAAATTGTGTAACCAAGGTGGTGATGTAAGTAAAGGAGATTTACTATGTTCATCAGATACGCCTGGTTATCTAATGAAACAACCATCAGAGTGGGTGGTAACTTCATTTAGTGGTTCAAGTCCAGTTTACGAAGAAAGACAATCACATACCTCATATACAGTTGCTAAGTGTATGATATCCTCTTCATGGGATTCTAATGGTAGAATGGAAAATGTATATGGATACTTGTATTGTGGATAAAAAATAACTAATTAATAAATCTAAGATACTTATAGATATGGGAAAGACTTTAACAAATTGGGTAGTAGACTCTATACTGAGTGAAGATATAAAAAAAGAGGTAGTAGTTTACTCAGGTAGATTTCAACCCTTCCATTCTGGACACGCAAAAGTTTACGAACATCTTGTCAGTAAGTTTGGTAAGAATAATGTATTCATAGGTACATCAAACAAACAAGGTGGTCCAAGACATCCATTTAACTTCAGAGAAAAAAGAGAAGTTATGACTACGATGTTTAAAATCCCTTCTAATAAAATTGTTCAAGTTAAAAACCCATATTCACCATCAGAGGTGATGGATAAGTTTCCAGAAAAAACAACGGCATTTATTACTGTCGTAGGAAAAAAAGATGCAAACAGATTAGCAAGTCCTGGTTATCAAAAATATTTTTCAATGTATAAAAAGGGAAATGTTGATACAGGTTACAAAGATAAGGGATATGTTTATGTATCACCATCTTTTGGTAATATAAGTGGTACTGATGTTCGTAAGGGAATGTCGAGGGGGAGTGATTCTCAAAGAAAATCATTCTTTAAAAAAGTATATGGTAAATTCAATCCAAAAATATTTAACTTAGTATCAGGCAGATTAATCTCAGTAGAATCCGTAATGGAATCTTTTTTACAATCAATTAACATTAATAGTTTAATCAATGAAGCTTCACAAATTCCAACAAGTGGTAAAGGTATTGTAGATGATGGGCCAGGTGCATTCTATGGTAATATGAAATCTTATAAAGCAGAGATGGAAGAAGTTGTTGGGGACTTGGGTTGGGATATTGTAAACTACTTAATGGACGAAGACTCAATGGAATCGTTTAACACCCATTATCCAAATGGACCTGGTAGATATCAAGTATCATTCTTTCCAAGTGGTGATACTATGGATGGGCAGAAAAAGAGATATGGTAAAGATATAACTGGTAGACCTGCTTATAGAAAATGGGCAAAACATATTAAAAGAGTTGCATTGAGATTGGGTATGGAATTTGTTAAATTCGCTGAACCAAAAGATTTAGATAACCTTACTCCTAAAACTAAAACAAAAAAACAACAAGGTAAAGCCGCTTCACTAAAAGAATCTATTGAAAGATATGATTTAATAAATGAGGCAAAACAATTACTAAAAATACCATCTGATATTTTAAAGATTCACAAAGCATTCAAAAAGAATAGTAAGAAACTTTATGTAGTGGGTGGTGCAGTAAGAGACGCAATACTTGGTAAGTCACCAAAAGATTATGATTTAGCAACAGACGCAAAACCTGATGAAGTTCTAAAGATTGCAAAGGACGCAGGAATGAAAACTGTTGAAGTCGGAAAATCATTCGGAGTTGTAATGGTTGGTGGACACGAGATTGCAACATTTAGAAAAGATATCGGTAAAGGTCGTAGACCCGACTCAGTTGATTATACAGATATAGAAGGTGATGTAAGAAGAAGAGATTTAACTATCAATGCATTGTTCTACGATATCGATAAAAAAGAAATCGTAGATTTAGTTGGTGGTATTGCAGACCTTAAAAAGAAAAACATTAGAACAGTTGGTAACGCATCAGAAAGATTTGATGAAGACCCACTTAGAAAATTAAGAGCATTAAGATTCCAAGCAAGTACAGGTGGTAAACTTGACAAAGAACTACATGACGCACTTCAAAGTGACCCATCACTAAAAGGTGTAAGTGCAGAAAGAATCAGAGATGAGTTTGTTAAGTCTATAAAGAAAGCAAAGAATCCTTCTAAGTATTTAGAGATGTGTGACAAACTTGGATTTACACAACAGATACTTCCAAATCTAAAAGTATCAAAACCATATCCAACTGATAATGATTACATTTTATTTTTATCAGTAGTATTATCCAAAAACTCTCCAGTAGTATTATCAAAAGCATTAAACAAACTTACATACTCAAACGAAGAAAAAAACAATATAGTATTCTTAGTATCACTTCAGTCATTTAGAGCCGATGATATTGTTGTTTATAAAAACGCACAAAAGAAAACAACTTTATCGGATGACCAAATTAAACAATATGGTAAACTTATGTTAGGTCCTAAATCAGATGGAAAAGACATGAGTAAGTTTGTTAACTTTAATTTATCAGTTGGTGGGAAAGATGTACCTAACGATATTAAAGGTCCTGAAATAGGATTATGGATTAAGAATAAAGAAAAAGAAAACTTCTTAAGTGAAAAGAAAAAACCAAAGAAGAAAGTAAAAAGTAAAAAAGCATCTCTAATGAAACAAAAGAGAAAGTTTTACTTAAAACCTGATAATGCAAAAAAAGAACTTGATAGTTCAGGCAAAGAAGGACAAGTACTTTCTAAAAAAGTTGGTAAACAAAGATTGTATTTTGTTTCTTATGTAGGAAACGCAGGAACACAAAATATATTTAATGAAAGTATGATTATGGAAGGTGGCGCATATGGACATATGAATCACCCATTTGATACTGAAATTAATTTAACTTTTGGTGATTTGAAAACAATCATATCAAAAGCTCTCGAAGGAACATTAGAGTTTGCAAGAGAGAAAACAGATGGACAGGCGTTAGCAATCTCATATCGTAAAGATAGAGGTATTATCGCTGCCAGAAATAAAGGACACCTCAAAGACAGAGGACTTAACGCATTAGACATCAAAGGTGTCGCCGATAAGTTTGCTAATAGGGGTGGGTTGACCGATGCGTATAATTTCGCAATGAGAGATTTAGAATCAGCCATTTCAAAACTCTCCGATGCGCAAAGAAGTAAAATATTCAAGGATGGCTCAAAATTTATGAACCTTGAAGTTATATGGCCGGAGTCAGTAAATGTAATACCATATGGTCAACCTCTATTAGTCTTTCATGGAACGATGGAGTATAATGAAGATGGAAAAGCAATCGGTGCTGATACATCAGACGCTAAAGTATTAGCGGGTATGATAAAGCAGGTAAATGCCGATGTTCAAGATAATTATACTATCCAAGGACCACCAGTTGTTAAGATACCGAGGAGTCAAGATTTATCAAACAAGAAATCAATTTATTCATCGAAGGTAAGTAAACTTCAAAAAGAATTTAAACTAAAAGATTCTAATGGAGTTGCAGATTACCATCAAGCATGGTGGAGTGATTTTGTAGATAAAAACTCACCAACCACATTAGATAATAAAACTAAAATGGGGTTAGTAAAACGATGGGCGTTTTATGATAAATCATTTAGATTAGATAAGAAAAACATTTCTGATTCTAAAACAAGAGATTGGGCAAACAAGACAGATAAAATAGACCACTCAAAAATGGCTAAGAATAATATGAAACCATTCGAAGATATATTTTTAGGTCTTGGTGCAGAAGTACTTTCATTTATGTCATCAGCACTTACTGTTAATCCTGATAAATCACTTCGTGATATTCAGAAGCAATTAGACAAAGTAATCAAAGATGTTCAGAAATCAGGTGACCCAAAAAAGATTGCAAAATTAAAAATGGAATTAGAAAGATTAAAGAGTATTGGTGGAAGAGATAAGATAGTACCAAACGAGGGTATTGTATTCCTATATAAAGGTGGTACATATAAGTTAACAGGTACATTCGCACCTCTTAATCAAATCCTTGGCCTTTTCTATTAATTTTTGTATATTTATATAAAGTATTAAACAAGTGTTATGTCAAAAAAGTTAAAAAATGTAAAAGCAGTCACCGAAATGATTGCCGGAACACATAAAAGTCAAACAAAAACTAATGTTAGTTTTGGTGAGACTAAATCCTTTGTCAAAAGAGAAGTTGGTGACCAATGGACTGATGATGAAGGTACACTTTGGGAACAAAAGAAAGGATACAAGGTTAAACTTGGTAAACTTTCAAAGTTAAGAGAAGACTTAACAAAGTTTCCAAATTGTAAAAAAGGTTGTAACTCGTACTTAAAGCCAACACGAAACGATATATACATGAGAGGAATCCATGGTATGTGTTTCGATTGTGTTATTGAAATGGAACATCAAATGAGAATTGATGGAACATACGAAGAGTACGAAAGAAAAAAGATTTATGCTAATATGAAGTCTTGGTTAAAACAAGCCGAGATTGAAAAGCAGGCAGTTAAAACGGCATTAAAGGCGAAATTCGTTAATGAAGATGGTTCAATAGAAGAATGGAACGAGATGTCGTGGGAAGATGTTGAAGAGAAGATTGATAACGAGTTTCGTCTTTTTAAAGAAAACTATCTAAAAAAATGGGAAGTTAAAAAATGAAGTCCTTTATAAAAGAAACTTACGAGTCATACAAGACAGATGGTGTACCTCATATGTTAGCATTGGAGTATACCATTTCTGATGTATATCAAAGATTAGTATCAGAGAATCTAATGAACGAAGACCTTCGTAAGTGGTTTGGTAAAGGAAAGACTGGCACCTCATCAGGTGGTGGTTGGGACAGATATGGTTCAGATGGACAGAAGTTAGGTAAGTGTGGTGATGGTAAAGAAGGTGGTGCTTACGCCGCATGTCTATCACAAGAGAAAGCCAATAAGTTAGGACCAAAAGGTAGGGCAGCATTTGTAAGAAGAAAAAGAGCGGCACAGAAAAAAGGTGGTGACGCAAAAAAAGGTGGAAACAGAACTAAAGGTAAAAAACCTACAAATAGTAAAACAGGGGCATAACAATGAATCCAAGATTAAATAAAAAAGTAAAAAAAGACTTAGACGCATATTTTAAAGGAACAAGTGCGTCCTCACCAGAAGCACATCACGCTATTATGTTTATTTTGAAAGGTGCATTAACAGATGCAAACTTTCATAGTACATCTAAGAAAGTAGATAAACTTTTTCCAAAAGCTAAAGGTGCAAAATACTTTGGTAAGAGAGAGTGGGAAGATAGTCTTGAGTCTAAAGGAATGGACATCGCCGCAGCCGCAAAATGGGATGGACACGACATTCTTGATGCAATCGGATTCTTTGTATCAATGTATGTAGGTAGACCTCTTGGTTCAAAAATTGAAGACCTTAAAAATGAATCTCTAAATAAAGAACACAAATTATTAGAAAACTTATCTGTTCTTGTTGAAAAGAATGTCCCTACAAATCCATCTAAATGGTCTTACTACAAATCACAAGCTAAAAAGAAGTTTGATGTATATCCATCAGCATACGCAAACGCATGGGCGGCAAAACAATATAAAGCCGCAGGTGGTGGTTGGAGAACTACAAAAGAAAATGTAGAAGAGACTATTGAAGAAAAGGTATCTGTATTTGATGAAAGGCATGTTGGTAAAAATGGTATTATCATTATGATTGATGATAACGGAAAGAAAGTATCAGCAATTTTCAAAAACAAAAAGAACGCAGATAAATTCAACAGAAATAATCCTGAAGACTTAAAAAAACTTTTAGATTTAGCTAAGAAAACTAAGTTTCCAAAAACAATAGACTAAGGGACATCATGAATAAAAAACAACTCAAGAGTATTATAAAAGAAGAATATCAAAATGTTAAGTCATTCATGGAATACAAATATGGATTCACACCTGAGTTAGGTAAAGTGATTTCTAATCCCTATGCAAAATCATTTGTAAACGAAGTTAAAGAACCTGAGGTAATTTCTCAATTAAGAGATATTCTTAAGAATAAACAAAACGCAAAAATCAAAGACCCAGTAAGTGGTAAAAAGATGAGAGTTGATTCATTCTCAGCATCAGCAGTAATTGCAGTATATGACGCAATCAATGATTCAAACAAGAAAAACTTCGGAAAGCTTTCTTTACCTAAAATGGTTAATGTTGCATTTAAAGTAGCTAAGGTTAGAAAAGAATCAGTAAACGAATTATTAGTGATAGTAGATAAGTTTGATAAAAACAAACAAGACTATGGTAAAATCTATTACCGAGATGGTGGTAGCAGACCAGGCGATGGTGATATCAACAAAGCAAAAAAAGAATTAGCTAAGTTAAGTAAGAAACACAAAGATTTAACTCTTGTATCAATTGGTAGAAATAGTAAGATGTATGATGTAATGGATGAATCAGTAAACGAAGCTAAATTTTACATTACTCGTAACTTAGGTAGAGGACAAGGTAAATCTTTAGTTGGTGGATATGATTTAAAAAGAGATAAAAAATTACCACCTAAAGTATTCAAATCTTACAAAGATGCTCAAAAAGAAATTGAAAAACTGGAGAGAGGTGGTTCAATGGGTGGACAGATGACTGCATATTATGTAACTGATAAAGATATGAATCCTATAAAAGAATCAGTAAACGAAGCTAAATCTATGGATATGAAAAAAAGATTAAAGGTTTACGATAAACTCAAAAAAGGTGATAAGATTACGATTAAGTATGGTTCATCAATGAGGGGTGGAGTTGAAAAGGAATTTGTAGTATCCAAAGGAAAAACTTTAGTTGGTAAACAAAAAGTAGAAAGAATCATTCTACAAAATCCGGCGAATCCAAAAGGTGTTAAGTATTATCTATATCAAAGAAACGGAAATGTAACTATGGCTATTGGTGATATGGCAGCTACCATCGAAGATATGCATGAATCAATAGATGAATCAACAGGCCTTGCAATCATACATAAAGCAGCTAAAAAAGGAAGTTATCCTGTTAGTATTGTGGCAACTATGTTAGGTAAGGTTGTAAAACAAGAATTAGTAAAAACACCAATGGCAGTCCCAGCAGCATTTAGAATGATGCAAGGTGGATACCCACGAGCAACTATCGCAATTGAAGATAGAACAGGTAAAATTTTATTCAAAGAAGGATTTGTAAAAGAATCAGTAAACGAAGGTATGTTTAAAGTAATCGACCAAATTAGACAAGATTCTAAAGACGCGAGAGATTTTATCAAGAATGTATTTTCAGACCCAGACTTTAAAGACATGAGAAAAGACAAAGAGTTTTTAAAGTATCTTAAATCTATCTACGAGGGATTTTCATCAGACGCTCAAAGAAAAGCGGCATTCGCAAATGGATATGAAGAAAAGGGTAAAAAGAAAAAAGAATCAATTGAAGAATATGATGTAGAAAATTATCAAGATGTCAAAGAGTTTATAGAATTCATGAAGGAACAGAATAGTGACATTTACGCACTTAACCCAACTTTACAAGAAGCAGAGTATCAGGGTAGAGATGTCAAGCTTGGTAAAATAATGCAAGGTGATGTTAAAAAGTTTAAAGTCTATGTTAAGAATCCAAAAGGAAATGTAGTGAAAGTAAACTTTGGTCACAAAGGTAAGGGAAATGAAAAGACAATGTCTATCAAAAAAAATAATCCTGAAAGAAGAAAAGCATTTAGAGCAAGACACAATTGTGATAATCCTGGACCGAGACATAAAGCAAGATATTGGTCTTGTAAAAAATGGTAATCAATTTCATTAAATTAATTTACATATTTATATAAAACTAAAAAACAAGTTATGAAGTACATTCACACTTATAAGCTCGAAGAGGGTAAATCCTTTAACGACTTAGAACTCCTAACACAATTACTTAGTGTTGTAAAACTCAGGGTATCAAGTCCCTCTGAAAAAATCATGTTGTATGTAGACACTTATACTTTAAACGAGTATAAAAAATTTGGTATGGATACTTTATATGATGAAGTCAATACTGAGGTACTTGACAAATATCCAAGTGATAAGATTTCTAAAGATTATTGGTCTTCGCCAAAGTTATGGGTAATGAAACACCAAGAAGAACCTTTCCTTATGTTAGATACTGATTTAGTACTACACAACATAACACCTGATATATTAGAAAGAGCACAAGTATCATTCTTACATACAGAATCACCAACAACATACGCATTTCCATCAGTCTTAAATAAACCAAACGCTTTTAAGTGGACTGATTGGGATGTGATGGCATTTATAAACACAATGCCTGCAAATTGTGCAGCTATTTGTTTTACAGATATTGAATTTTTAAAAAAGTATACAGACAAGTACTTTAGATTTGTTCTAAATAATAAAGGTGGTTATTCTGAAAAGTTTTTCGAAAAATCGGAGTTTACAGATAGTACTGCACCACAAATTACAATCGAACAATGGTTACTAAGTGCTATGATGTTCCAAGAAGAATATGATAATACTGGTGCACGAATATCAAGAGAAACCCCATTTCAGTCTCAGTCATTAACTAACGCATTATCAACGCCATTAGGATTTCAACACCAAATTTGGAATATACCATCAGCACAAGTTATGAAAGAGTTGGGTGCACAGATATTTCATCTATGGGGTGCAAAAACATTTTATGACAAAGCTGAAAAAGAAAACAAACCCGAACTATATGAAGTTTGGAATAAAATTAAAGAAGATTTGATTGGAGCAAATAACGATTTCATTCAACTTCTTAAAAAAGATGAGTACTACGATATCTTAGAAAAGTTAGAAGATAATTGTAGAGAAATCCCAAAATCAACTAATTAAATTAATTTACATATTTATATTAGTAATCAAAGTTTAATTAATAATCAAATAAAACGGAAAAATTATGACTACAATTTTTATTATTTTAGGTGTACTACTTGTCGGAGCAGGTGTATACTATTACTTTTACAAGCAAGGTAAAATTAACGACAGAGATGGTGACTACATTCCAGATGAAGTAGAAGATACTATCGAAGACGCTAAAAAAGTTGCTAAAGAAGTAAAGAGAAGAGCAAAAAGAGTTAAAGAAGAGCTCGGTGATGTTGCTGACGCAGTAAAAGAAGTCGGTAAACAAACTAAAGATGTTGTCTCAGCTGCAAAAGGTAAAAACCGAAAAGGTAGAAAACCTCGTAAAGCAAGTTCAGGTTCAGGTTCAGGTAGAGGAAGAGGAAGAAAATCTTCAGGTTCAGGTTCAGGTAGAGGACGCGGAAAAAAATAAACTCATAGGAGTACATAGTAATGGGACTATTTAAAAAGGCTGGAACAAAACTCCAAAACTTAATAATTATTGTCCTCTGTATACTTGTCTTACTCAAAACTTGTGGTGGTGGTGACGATGTTACTACTGAAAAGATTGTTACTAAAATCGAAACACGATATGACACTCTAACAGTAGAAAAAAAAGTTTATGTACCAAAATACAAAACAAGAATAGAGACAAAGACTGTTACAGATACAGTAGTATTAAAAACTAAAATCGACACCCTCGAAATCTTAAAAGATTATTATAGCAAATATGTCTATCAAGATACTCTTAAGTTAGATTCGTTGGGTTACATTACTATTATAGATACAATATCTCAAAACAAGATATTTAGTAGAAACTTTGACTCCCAAGTATTAATACCAACTACAACCATTACTAATGACATTTACCTCAATAAACCAAAATTGTTTGGTGGGGTAAGTGTCGGTGGTAATTCTAAGCAAATAAACTTTTTATCTGGAGACTTACTTTACAAATCTAAAAAAGATAATGTATATGGAGTAGGGCTTGGTGTTAATCAGAACTTCCAACCAATAGTAATCGGTAGAGTCTATTGGAAAATCTCGTTCAAGGGGAAAAAGTAAATGTATGCAAAAGAATATCAAACAAATCATAAAGGAAGAGTACTTAAAGTGTGCTAAAGACCCCGTCTATTTTTTTAGAAAGTATTGTTATATTCAACACCCATCTCGTGGTAAAATTCTTTTTAATTTATACGACTTCCAAGAAGACTTAATGTCGGCAGTTTCCGATAATAGATTTAATGTAATTCTTAAATCACGACAATTAGGTATATCAACACTATCAGCCGGATATTCTCTCTGGCTTATGTTATTTCATGAAGATAAAAATGTATTAGTAATTGCAACTAAACAAGAGGTTGCAAAAAACTTAGTTACCAAAGTTAGATTCATGCATCAGAACTTACCATCTTGGTTAAGAGGTAATACTGAGGAAGATAACAAGTTATCATTAAGACTTAGAAATGGTTCTCAGATAAAAGCAACATCTGCTGCAGGTGACGCAGGTCGTTCTGAAGCATTATCTTTATTGGTAATTGATGAAGCTGCGTTTATCGATAATGTAGAAGAAATTTGGACATCTGCACAATCAACACTATCAACTGGTGGTGGGGCAATCGTATTATCTACACCAAATGGTGTCGGTAACTTTTTTCACAAAATATGGTTACAAGGACAAGCAGGTGAACAATGGAATCCGATAGAACTACATTGGAGTGTTCATCCAGAAAGAGATGAAGCATGGAGAGAACAACAAACAAAGTTACTTGGTGAAAAGGGAGCAGCACAAGAATGTGATTGTGATTTTATCAGTTCTGGTTATACAGTAGTAGAAGGTTCAACATTAAAATGGTATGAAGAGACGCATGTTAAAGACCCTATTGAAAAAAGAGGTTTTGATGGTAATTATTGGTTATGGGATTACCCTAACTATTCTCGTGATTATGTTGTTGTGGCTGATGTTGCTCGTGGGGATTCTACTGACTATTCTGCGTTTCATGTCTTTGATGTTGAGACTGTGGAACAAGTTGCTGAATATAAAGGTAAAATTGAAACAAAACAATATGGTGCATTTTTAACATCGGTTGCAACTGATTGGAACAATGCATTACTTGTAATTGAAAACGCAAACATTGGTTGGGCAGTAATTCAAGAAGTTATAGATAGAAACTACCAAAACCTATATTATTCATACAGAGATTTAGGTTATGTTGATGAAGATATTCATCTCAGAAAAGGTTTTGATTTAAAAAGAAAAGACGATATGGTTCCTGGGTTCTCAATGACAAGTAGAACTCGTCCATTGGTTATATCTAAATTAGATACTTATATGAGAGAACGAACACCATTGATTAGGTCAAAAAGATTAATCGATGAGTTGTTTGTTTTTATATGGAATGGTAGTAGAGCAGAAGCTCAACGAGGTTATAATGATGACTTAGTAATATCTTTCTCAACAGGTCTTTGGGTTAGAGATACGGCATTGAAGTTAAGACAACAAGGTATGGACTTAACAAGAACTACATTAACCCACATAAAAAGGAATCAACCAGGTGCTTATAACAATAGAAACCTTGGAATAGACCCTTGGAAACAGAAAGACCAGCATGGTAATGACCAAGATTTAACTTGGTTGTTATAAAATTTGGAAATAAACTATTTTTTTTGTATATTTATAGAATGTATAAGTATACAATATAATTAGAAGTAGAAAATATGGCAGATAAATCATTATTTGGTAGACTAAAGAAATTATTCAACACCCAAGTTGTTGTTCGTAGAATTGGTAAAGGTAACACACAAGCTATCGATACTCAAAGACTACAATCACAAGGTAACTTGAGGAGTTCGTCCTATTATGATAGGTTCGGTAGATTACACACTACAAGAAAGCATTGGGAAACTTACAATAACCAATTCAACTACCATTCAAATAAATTAGAATTATATACAGATTATGAAGCGATGGATAAAGATTCAATCATCGCATCTGTATTAGATATATACTCGGATGAATGTACCCTAAAAAATGATATGGGTGATGTTCTTAGAATTAAGACGAATGACGAGAATGTAAAAAAGATATTACAAAACCTTTTCTATGATGTACTGAATATAGAGTTTAACCTTTGGTCTTGGATTAGAGGTATGAATAAATATGGTGATTACTTTTTACATCTTGATATTGAAGAAGGTGTGGGTATTGTAAACGCATCACCAATGTCAGCATATGAAATAGAAAGAGAAGAAGGTTTTAATCCAGAGAATCCTTATGAAGTTAGATTTAAGTTAGGTTCAGCTGGCGCAGCTCATGGTGTCGCATCTAACAAACAAGCAGACTATATGGAGTTTTATCAAATGGCACACTTTAGATTAATGTCAGATACAAACTTCCTTCCATATGGTCGTTCTCTAATTGAAGGTGCAAGAAAAACTTGGAAACAATTAACTCTTATGGAAGACGCAATGATGATTCATAGAATTATGAGAGCGCCTGAGAAAAGAGTATTCAAAATTGATGTAGGTAACATTCCACCTAATGAAGTTGATAATCACATGAGAAGTATTATTGACCAAATGAAGAAAGTTCCTTACCTCGACCAAAATACAGGTGACTACAATCTTAAGTTCAACCTTCAAAATATGTTAGAAGATTACTATCTACCTGTTAGAGGTGGACAAAGTGGTACTGAGATTGATTCCCTAAGTGGAATGGAGTTCGGTGGTATTGATGATATTGAATATCTAAAGAATAGAATGATGGCGGCACTTAAAGTTCCAAAAGCATTTATTGGATATGAAGAAGGTGTTGAAGGTAAAGCAACATTAGCACAAGAAGATATTAGATTCGCAAGAACTGTTGAGAGATTACAAAAAATTGTACTATCTGAATTAACAAAGATTGCAATCATTCACTTATACTCACAAGGATATGAAAATGCAGACTTAGTTAACTTTGAATTAGAGTTGACTAACCCATCAATCATATACGAACAAGAGAAAGCAAATCTTTGGACTGAAAAAACAAGACTTGCAAGTGATTTAAAAGACCTTAAGATGGTATCTCAAGAATGGGTGTATAAAAACATCTTTAATATGTCAGACGATGAATGGAAACTTGAACAAGGTAAGGTAATAAACGACCTTAAGTTAGGTTTCAGACATGAACAGATAGAATCTGAAGGTAATGACCCAATAAAATCAGGTGAGTCGTTTGGTACTCCACATGATTTAGCTATGATACAACAAAATGGTGATGGTGAAGAAGGTTCACAAAACGAATATGGTAATTCGGGTGTTCCAAGTAACCCTCCTGGTGCACCAGATGGTGGATTTGATGGAGCGGGAAGACCACCAAAGGCAGGGAACTACAAAACGGATGATAATCCATTTGGAAGAGACCCAATTGGACAGAAAATGAATAGAAGAGCGTCCAAGCCAGATACATCTTATAGTAAACATAAGATATCACCATTGGCATATGAACAAGCCGAAGCTATGAAAAGTAGTCTTAGTAAGATGAAGAGAAAAACAAGAAGTGTAATACTTGAATCTTTGAAAGATGACTCCAAACCTAATGATAAAGGTGGGTTGTTAGACGAGAACAATTTAATAGATGACACGATTTAGTTTTTTTTTAGATATTTATAGTGTAGTTGTTAATAATTAAGGTAATAAAAATGGGAAAATTAAAACATAGTAAATTTAAAAACACAGGAATTCTGTTTGAACTATTAGTTCGACAAATTGCCTCTGATACTTTATCAGATAATACCTGCTATGCAACTCAGATTATAAAAAAACACTTTAGAAAAGGTTCTCAACTCGCAACAGAGCTAAAATTATATCAAGCTCTTACAAAAGAGAACTTTGACTCTCAATATAAAGCACAAGAGTTCTTAAACATTGTTTTAAAAGAACGAGCTAAGTTAATTGAAGGTACTTTAAAAAGAGAAAAGTACAATTTAATCAAATCTATAAAAGATTCATATCTTATTGAAGACTTTTTTAAATATAGAGTTTCAAATTATAAAGAATTAGCATCTGCATACAAATTATTTGAAAATAGTGAATCACAATCACCAAAAGAATATGTAGAGTGTAAGAATACAATCTTTGAATCAATAACAACAGATAAAGTTGTAATAACAGAGGATGTATCTAACAAAGAATATCAGAAACAACCAAAAGAGGTTAGACTATTAGCATATAAGTTCTTAGTAGACTCGTTTAATTCAAAATACTCAACTCTTTCAGAATCTCAAAAACTTATATTGAAAAATTACATCAATAACATTGACAATTCTCAAAATTTAAGAAAATTTGTTGTTTCTGAGGTAGCTAGATTGAAAAGAGAATTAAAATCTATTAAGATTTCCGATAAAGTTACTAATATTAAACTTAATGAAACAATAAATCTTATAAAAGAGTTAACTAAGCATAAAGTAGTTAACGAAAATCAAATATTAGCTCTATTAAGATATAATCAATTACTTGACGAATTAAGGAGAAGATAAATGTCTAAATTTTTACTTGAACAACTCGATAAAAGATTCGAGGAATTGGAAGAAAAGAAAACTGTTCTACTTGGACAAGAAGAAGAGGAAGAAGAAACTAAAGATGAAGCCAATGTTACAGGTAATTTAGATGGTGGTGCAGGTCCACCAAAAACTCCTTATGCGTTTGCAAAAAGTGAGGACGATATGGACAATGACCACATAGAAGTATTTGGATACAAGAAATCTAAGAAGTCAAATAAGAATATTAAGAAATTAGAATCTGTTAGTAAGATTGAAGCTAAGTTAGAAAAAATAGTTGAGGCTAGTTATCGTGATTACAAACGAGATGACTCTATGAAAGCTCATCAAAAAGTAAATACTTCAATTAAAGAGATTAATAGATTGATGTGGGAAATTACAAAGATTGTAAATCAGAACTCTAAACTAAAAACTGAAACGGGTGTACATACTGGTCAGTATTGGAAGTCTACTCAAAAAAGATTTGGTAAGATTTCTGAAAGAATGTTAAAAGTTGCACGACAATTAAAAGAATTGAGTGCTTAATATGTCTTGTGGGTGTGAAAATACAAAGGTGACCTTGAAAGAGGAGTTGGAAATCACAGATATCCAACAAATACGAAAGTTAATTCGTCATGAATTAGCCAGAGTATTCTTTGATTTATATCGTAAGAAAAAACAATGGGAAGGCTAGATGAAATCACTTTTAATTGATACAATGATATTTGAAGTAACTCCTACTATGTTGGCAGAGGCTAAATCTGAACATGGTAGATTTCTGGTAGATGGTGTTTTACAAAGAGCAAACGCTAAAAACCAAAATGGACGAGTATATCCAAAAGATATATTAAGAAGAGAAGTTACTAAGTACTTAGGAAAAGAAATCGCAGAGAATAGAGCGTATGGTGAATTAGACCATCCAGAATCATCAGTAGTTGAATTAAAAAACACTTCACACATTGTAAGAAATGTAAAGTGGAGAGGTGATGATGTAATCGGAACAGTAGAAATTCTAAATACACCATCAGGAAAAATATTACAAGAAATTATAAAAGCAGGTTGTACTGTTGGTATCTCTTCAAGAGGTATGGGTTCTGTAAAACAGATAAGTGAAGATGGGACTGTTGCAGTAGAACAAGACTTTGAATTAATTTGTTGGGACTTTGTATCTAACCCATCAACTCATGGGGCATTTATGTCGCCAAAGAATGAAGGTGTTATAAATGAAGGTATTAGTAGAAAACAAGATACTTATAAGTATAATAAAGCACAAGACATTATGAGAGACATCATCTGTGAAGTTGGTGGCTATTGTGAATGTTTTTAGATTAGGGATATATTATGAAATTAAAAGATTTACTTAACGAATCATCAAAGTCTTACCAAAGATTAAACATTGGTGAAGAAGAACAAGAAGAAAAGAAAATGACTTCTGAAGAAAAGAGAGCATTTCTTGAAGCAGTATCTGCATATAAAAAGTTTGGTGAAACAATTTATCGTAATGGTGACCTTATGGAAACATATGGTGCAATTAAGAACATTGTTGAGAATGCAAACAAAGTAACACTCGAAGAAACGGGTGATTGGTTTGATAGAGTTACTGTTAACAGACATATGAAATCAATGAACGAGTCATTTAAAGTTTTTCAAAAAACATTAAGTGAAGTTCACACACTACAACAAAGAATGGAGTCTACTTATGATGAAATCGGTGAAGTACTTTCGAAATATTATGAAATTAAAGAAGGAAATGAATTCGGTGCTGAAAGAGCTAAAGCAATCGCTAAAGGCAAAGATGAGTTCGAAGTAGATGGAAAAAAATATCCTGTAAAATCAGTTGACAAAGATGATAAAGAAAATGCAAAAGAATTTACTAATGAATCTAAGTCAATGAAACTAACAAGTTTATTAAACGAGTCATTTGGATTGGGCGAATTACCATCATCTAAATTAAAGAAGATGAAAGTATCTGCTAAAGAAATGATGGATTCAGTTAACCCAAAAAATAAAGCAATCGTTGAATCATTCTCTACTGAAGAAAAAAGAATCGTAATGATGGCAGTTAGAAAGATTGCTAAATATATGAACAGAGACCTTGCAACTGCATTGCGTTATGTAATTGGTGCAGCACAAGAATTAGAAAGAAGTGGTAAGGTAAAGTAATGATTAAATTAAAAGACATACTAACGGAAATCTCAGCAATCGGTGGATTAAAGCAAGTTGTAAAAGGTAATACTGATAGAGTAGAAGGAATCAAAGTATCAAAAGAAATGGCACAAGCTATGATTGATTGGTTTAACTCTTCACCTTATGGTAGAAAATATCCAAATGCTAAAAAAGGTAGATTACATTTATCAATAGGTATTATGATGTCTTTTGGTTTAGATAGATATGCTAAACACAAAGGTGCTAAAGAAGAATTGAAACACTTGAAAACATTAGCAAAAGCAATGAGAGGTGACTAATGGATAAGACAGAAATCTTACAAGATATTTCAGTAGACCTTTCTTTTATGTACAAGAAAGCACTTAAGAATATTAAAAAGTTAGACCCTAAGACAAGACAACAATTTGCAAAGTTGTTTGTTGACTTTAAAAATAAAGTGGATGACTTATCTGAAGGTGTTGGAATGAATCGTAGACTTCATATGGGTATAAACGAAGCTAACTACAATACCAAACAAGATGCGATGAACGCATATATGAAAGGTAAAGTAACTGCACAAGAATTAGATAAGATTGCAAAAAATGATTTCAAATCATCAGTTGCAACTAAAAAAGAATTACAAAACTTTATGAACTCAGGATACATGAAAGAGTTGATGGCCAATACATATGGACTCAAAGTACCTGCTATGGAAAAGAAAGTTAAAGAATTAATGAAGTACGCGAGTTAAGGAACATTATGATAAAACTAAAAAACTTATTAAGTGAAAAAGCTGACCCAGCATTAAAAGATGGTGAGAAAAAAATCATCGCAAAGGCAATGAGTAAAGCTATTGGTAATGATGTCCAAGTTAACGGAGACGATGTTGAATACCATACAGGCACAAGTACATTCTACGCAGGTAATGGTGGCGAAACACAATTATTCGTTGGATATTACGAAGATGAAGACAAACCATACAATGTTAGTATTGAAGATGGTTCAAAGCAATACGCTCAAGTAGATGCAAAAAATATTAAGGATGTTGTAAAGGCAGTAGTTACATTATCAAAGAAATTCAAAAATAAACTATTAGAATCAGTAGTAGTAGAAGATTACTCATCACATTACAGTCCTCAAGTTGGTTTATTTTATCTTGAAGGTGTTCCATTCACAAAGGAAAGAATTGTAGAAGTAATTAAATATTTTAGAAGTGCTAAAATAAAATCTGCAGTTAGTCAATTTGAATACCGACCAACGCTTCTTATAAAAGATAAAGAAAATAATGAATCAGTAACTATTGATGCTAGACGATTAAAAACATTAATTGACTTCTACAAAAAAGATAGTGCTAAGTTAGCATCTGATAAAGATTTCAAATAATTTATATTTACTAAAATAATTTCTATATTTATTAACATCGGTCACTAATGGCCGGTGTTTAATTTTTTATATATGCAAAAAAGATACAAAAAAGTAAGAAGGGAACAAATGATTATCCCTGGTAAATTCAAAGCCGCAAAAGTAATCAACGGAAATATTGAAGCCGCACTTAAGTTTTGGAAACGACAAGTTAAAGAATCAAATGTCTTACAAGAACTTAAGGATAGAAAAGAGTTTATAAAACCATCCGCAGTTAAAAGAAAACAAAAGATGGATGCTATCAGAAAAGAATATATAAGAAGAATTAGGTCAAACGATTAAATAAAATAGTAAACACTTACTGTTTTTGGTTTTAGACCTATATTTATAAACCGAACACAATACCACTCCCCAATGAGTGGTCACTTATTTTTATAATAGTAATCACTATTAAGATTCCAAATAATCTTATTATCCAAAATTTAATTAAGGAGAGACAGAAATGGCTAAATCTGATTTATTAAAAGAAGCTATCGCTGACGCAAAGGCAGTAAAAGAAACTGCATTAGCAAACGCAAAGATGGCCTTAGAAGAAGCCTTCACTCCAAAACTTCAATCAATGTTATCTCACAAGATTGCTGAAGAATTAGACGAAGACGATATCGAAGAAGATGAAGTTGCTGACGAAATGGCAATGAAATCTGATGAGGAAGTTGCTGACGAAACCTATGAAGGTGAAGAAGTAGCTGACGAAATGAAAGATATGGACGAGACTGATGATGAAGTATCTGAAGAGGAAGTAGCTGACGAGGAATTAGATACAGAAGATAAAGAAGAAGTCGAAGACATCGCATCTGATGTTGTTGATGGACATGAAGACGAAATGCATGACGAAGAAGAAGCTGCTGAAGAAGCAGAAGAAGAAGCGCCTGCAGACGAAATGAAGGACATGGACGAAACAGAAATGGATGAAACAGAAATGGACGAAGACGAACTTGATTTAGAATCTGTAATTAAAGAATTAGAAGCTTCTATCAACGAAGAAGAAGTTGAAGAGGAAGAAGAAGTAAAAGAAGAACTTGACTCATCTGATTTAGGTGCTGGCGATAACGCTGAACCATCTGATGACGCTAGTGATTCATCTGAAGTGGAAAACGATGACGAGTTAAATATTGACGAAATCATTGAGACATTAAAAGAAATGTCAAATGAAATGGACGAAGAAGAAGTAGATGAAAACGAAGACGAAGTTGAAGAATCTGTTGTAAACGAAGAAGAAGAAGTTGAAGAGACTGAAGAAGTTGAAGAAGAAAATAAAGAGTTGGAAGAAGCATACGCTACTATCGAATCTTTAAAAGGAACTATCAACGAAGTTAATCTTTTAAACGCTAAACTACTTTACACCAACAAATTATTCAGAACTTTTGATTTGAATGAGTCACAAAAAGTTAAAGTTATCGAGAACTTTGATAGAGCTGCAAACTTAAGAGAAGTTAAGCTTGTTTTTGCTACATTAGGTGAAAACTTAAATGTTGCAAGAAAAAAGAAAACTGTTGTTAAAGAAGGAATCGCTTCTAAACCAACTGCAAGTACTGCACCTAACAAATCAATAATCTCTGAAGGTAACGAAGTTGCTAACAGATTTAAGAAGTTAGCAGGACTAATAAAATAATTTAAAAACGGAGAAATCAAAATGGATACAAATTCATTATTAAACGAATCCGCTGGGTATACTAAGAAAATGTCTGATGAGGCAAAAGGATTAGTAACTAAGTGGGACAAGACTGGCCTTTTAGAAGGTATCGAGTCTGATTTTGAAAGAAGTACTATTGCTACTCTACTTGAAAACCAAGCAAGAGAATTAGTAAAAGAAGCTTCTTCAACAGGTACATCCGCAAACTCTGAAGAGTGGGCAGGTGTAGCACTTCCATTGGTTAGAAGAATTTTCAGCGAAATCGCTGCAAAAGAATTCGTTAGCGTACAACCAATGAACTTACCATCAGGTCTGGTATTTTACTTAGACTTTAAGTATGGTACTGCACAACCAGGATTTGAAACTGGTGCAGGTAAAGATTCACAAACTGACTCAGTATTCGGTGTAACTGAAACTGCAAACGAAGCAAGTGAAGGTCTTTACGGAGCAGGAAGATTTGCATATTCAATCAACGAGACTGAATCTGCAGCATTATCTCAAGCAGCAGCCGGAGCAGCCGCAGCAGCTACTACATTTACATCTGAATCATTCGCAAATGGTGTCGCTTTAGACCCAGCAATCGATTATGATTCAAGTTTCTCACAATCTTTATCAGCAGCTGATAGAGCATTGTTAAGAAGAGTAACAGTAACTACTGGTGACGCAAGTGCATTAGTTGGAGCTGATTTAGAAGGCGTAAGAGCATTCGAAATTAGTGGTTCTAACATCGCAGCTTACTATCCTGCATACACTAAAGCAAATGTTTCTGGGTCTAACTCAGTATCATTCATGGTTAAATTAGTAGGTGCTACTAACGCAATCGCTGGTGTTAAAGTAAAATACCAAAAGCAACCAACTGACATTACAAGAGGTGACTTTGAAGACACAACTTCAGGTGGTTCAGACTTAGGTATTCCAGAATTGAATGTTGAACTTAGAAGTGTTCCAATCGTAGCTAAGACAAGAAAGTTGAAAGCACAATGGACGCCTGAGTTCGCACAAGATTTAAACGCTTATCACTCAATTGACGCTGAAGCAGAATTAACTTCTATGTTATCTGAGTACATCTCACAAGAGATTGACTTAGAAATCTTAGATATGTTATTAGAAAACGCTTTAACTGAAGCTAAGTGGTCTGCTAGAATCGGATTTTCTTGGGATGGTACTAAATTCACTTCAAGTGGTCTTAACGCAGCAGTTGAGAGATATACTCAACAACAATGGTTCCAGACTTTAGGTACTCAGTTACAGAGAGTTTCTAACCAAATCCACGCTAAGACAATGAGAGGTGGAGCAAACTTTATGGTAGTATCTCCTGATGTTGCTACTATCATCGAGTCTATTCCAGGTTATCAGTCAAATGGTACAGGTAACGAAATGCAATTTGCGTTTGGTGTAAGCCAAGTAGGTTCTTTCGCTAACAGATACCAAGTGTACAAAAACCCATACATGAAAGAGAATGTAATCCTATTAGGATTCAAAGGTTCTCAATTCTTGGAAACTGGTGCAGTTTACGCTCCATACATTCCATTAATTATGACTCCTCTTGTGTATGACCCAACTAACTTCCAACCAAGAAAAGGTGTAATGACTCGTTACGCTAAACAAATGGTAAGAGGTGAGTTCTATGGTAAAGTATTTTGTCATGGTTTAGAGGCAATAAGCGGATAATCATAAGATTATAACTTAATGTTATTAAAAGGGTGGCTTCGGTCACCCTTTTTTTATGCCTACTGATATTTATAATAAACCAAAAGAGGATTGTCTATGGCAGAGAATATCGCGAAGAAAGCTCCAAAGGGAAATGTTAGATTTTCAATAAGTTTATCAGAAGAGCAAAAACAAGCAAAAGCACAAATAAGAAATCACCCATTCAATTTTATATTAGGAAAAGCAGGTAGTGGTAAAACATTATTAGCAGTTCAGATTGCACTTGATAGTTTTTTTAAACGAGAAGTTAATAAAATAGTTATAACAAGACCTACCATATCAAATGAAGACAACGGATTCTTACCTGGCTCATTAGATGAAAAAATGGAACCCTGGTTAGTTCCAATTCGTTCTAATATGAGAAAGGTTTATAACAAACCTACAATCTTAGAAAAAATGGAAAAAGATGAAAATATCGAATTAGTGTCTTTATCACACTTTAGAGGCAGAACTTTCGATAATTCAATAGTTATAGTAGACGAGTTTCAAAACTTAACTAAACAACAATTAGCTATGGTCTTGGGTCGTTTGGGTAAACACTCTACAATGATGTTATGTGGTGACCCTCAACAAATAGATTTAAAATTTGCAAATGACTCAGCGGTACACGAAGTTCATAAACTGAAGGAATCGTTATTTGTTTTTAATGTAAACTTAAAAGACAACCATAGACACGAATCTTTGGATGAAGTCTTAAAATTATTATTTTCATATGATTAATTTCAGTTATTGAAAATAATAAACTATTTATATAGGTAAAAGTATTTTAATTGGAGAAAAAATAGATGCCATTCGACTATTCAGGTTCATTTAGCGGTTCATTCTTTGGGGATATAACATCATCTAATGGTGTAATATCATCATCTGCGCAAGTAACATATAATTCTATACAGAATAGACCTCAAACAATAACTGCATTTCAAAAGAATTCGATAACTGCAGCAAATAACTTTAGGCAAAAAGTATTCCCAATTACATCAGGTTCTATTTCTACAAGAATCACATCATTAGAAGCAAGAAATAATTACACAAAAGCAGAAATATCAGGAGCATTTGGTACTACCTCATCATCTTTAGCAACAAGATTAACAAATGTTGAAGGTGCAGGGTATTTAACATCTGCAAGTGCTGCAGCTGCAGGATTTGGTAGTGGTGGTGATACACTTCCTGATGGAACGATATCATCATCTGCACAAATAACGGCATTAGGATTCTCAACCACAGATAGTACAGGTTCAGAACAAACATTAACATTTAATGATGGAAACAACTCATTAAGTATTTCAGGTGGAAATTCAGTAGACTTATCATCACTTTCAGGTGGTGGTGGCGGTGGAGCCGGATTAAATATAACTGCATCCGATGAAGGAACTGCATTAAGTAAAATAGTTCGTAGTTTTGATTTTGTAGGTAACGCAGTTACGGCAACCAATGATGGTAACGCAGTTACAGTTACAATCAATACAAGTTCGGTATCATTACCAAGTGGGTTAATATCATCTTCGGTACAATTACCAAGTGGATTGATATCATCTTCAATAACAAGTGTTGATTCCTCTTCAGTATCCGAACTAAGTAACTATACTTCACAATGGACATTAGGTGCAGATGGTTCTAATCATTACACATTTACTGGTCCAGGTCTAATAGGTGCAGAAAATGACCCAACTCTTTATTTAACAAGAGGTCAAAAGTATAAATTTATAAATAATATGGGAGCTCACCCATTTAGGATTCAATCAACTCCTAATGGTTCTGCAGGTTCTGAGTATAATGATGGTATAACAAACAATAATGTTTCAAATGGAACATTAACTTGGAATGTACAATTTGATTCACCAAGAGTTTTATATTATCAATGTACTGCTCATGCAAATATGGGTGGAGTTATCTATATTGATAACGCAAATACAGGTAGTAGTAGCGGTGGTGGTTCAACCGACATTAGTGCATTGAATACTTTTACAGGGTCAGCTATATCTAATAATCAGACTTCTTCAATGTCGGTAGCTACCGCATCTTTTGTTTCATTTGATGGAAATAGAGTCGTATCAAATACAGACTTACCATCAGGTGTTTACAATAATAACTTTGGAACAACTACCTCTTTATCAGATTTTGTTGAAAAGGTATTCTTTCCAAATACAGTACCATCAATTAGTACAACTGGATTTACAATTGGTGAATTTGTAGCAAGTGGGTCTTCTGTTGGAACTGTTAGCGCAACAGACGCAGAAGGACAATCGATTACATTTAGAACTGCAAGTTCTTATACGGCAGATAAATTTAGAATAGCATCAAATGGAGCTATAACACTAAATACAAAATCAACGGCATCATTGAATACTGATAATACACCAGGTAGTGGTTCACATCCATTCTTAGTAGAGGCAGTAGATACATTCGCAGGTGTTGGTTCAAAAACAATATACATTAGGGTAACACCTAACACTCCACCGAAGTGGAGACAAACATCAGTCGGTGGTTCTGTGGTAACTACATTTACACAATCACTAAATGAGAACTCAGTAGCGGCAAGTAACAAAGTTAGAGTTTATTTCACCGATGATGAGAGTGATACAATCACAATTGGTAGTGGTTCAGTCCCAAGTGGATTTACAATTACTAAAGCAAGTACATATATTCAGTTAAATCAGACAACATCATCATTAGATTATGAAACTACACCAAAATATGAGTTAGTTTTAACTGCAAGTGATGAACACTATGTAAGTGGTGATGATACTGAAGCAATTGCATACTTACCATTCCAAATAAAAGTTGTTGATAACATCAGTCCAACAGTAAATGACCAAACATTAGGTAGTATTAATGAAAATAGTAGTAATGGTGCAAGTGTTGGTACGATAACCGCAACAGACCCAACGAGTGATACTATTGTATTTAGTAATTTTACATTAAAAGAAGCAAATTTAGATGGTGGTTCAAATATTACCTCATCTTTAGGTGGTAATTCACTATATGACCCACATTCTAATCCATTCCAATGTAGTTCTGCAGGTGTTGTAACAAGAAAGAATGGAGTTTATCTAAATTCTGATGTTGCAAATAGATATTTTTACCAAGTAACAGTAAAAGACGCATTTAATACAACATCTGATACAGGTTTAATCAGAATTAACATCGCAGATGACGCGGCAAGTTCAATATCTGACAATTGGGACAATTTATATATCATAGAATCCGCAACAAGTGGTAATGAAATAAAAATAGGTTCAAATGGTAGAACAGGAACAAGTGGATTATGGTCATCAGGCGCATCTCAACGATGGGAAATCAAATCAACGGGTAATTTAATTGGATTGTCTGCAACAACAGGTTCAAGTACTACTTTAAGGTTAGCAAGTAACCTAAGTGGTTCGGCATATTCAAGTGGAAGTACAATTGCAGTAGAATTAACCGCATCAGAGCATGGATTTGAAACAACTAAACAATATGTAAACCAAAATATAGCAGTTGTTATCAATAACGCACCTGTTCCAAGTTTCAGTAACACATCTGCAAACTTAAATACAAATGGTGCAAGAAGTGGTAGTACAATTACAACAATATCATTTACAGATACAGAAAGTGATTCACTAAACCATGGTTCATTTACTTTTACAGACCCAAGTGGTCAATTAAATGCATACAAATCTGGTGATACTTACTTAGTACAACCAAAAAATAATTTAAGTGGTTCTACTTATCCAATGACCGCATCTATAAAAGATACTCATGGATTTAGGGTAGGTACTACTAAACATAGTGTAACAATCGCATCAGCACCAAATGGTACTTTAACTACAAATGGTACATTTAGAATAATAGAGAGTGCAGAGAGTGGAGCACATATAAAAATTAACGCTGATGGTAGAACGGGAACACAAGGTGACTTAGGAGTTACTTATTCACCTCAATATAATTCCGCAGCAGTACAAGCATTTACTTCATCTAACGCAGCCATAGCAGTAAACAGTAATGGTAAACTAACAATAGGTGTAAATATAAGTGGTTCAAGTACAGGTAGTGGTGATACAATTACATCAACTATAACATATCAAGACCAATTTAATAATATAGGTTCAGATAGTATATCAGTAAGTGTAGTCGCAAATCAAGCACCAACTGCAACATTTAATGAAGTAGGTGCAAATATGACCGCATCAGTAGCGGCATCAACAAATCTTACAACGATTACTATAACAGATACAGAATCGGATACACCATTCTCAGCTTCATTAGGTGGAACAGATGCAGGTAATTTAAAACTTGTACCACAAAATGCAAACTCATCATCATATCAACTACAAAGTGTAGGAACAATTAGTAATGGTGTGACTTACAACTATAGCGCATCAGTATTTGACAACTTTGATAAGTCAACAAGTTACAATAGAAGTATAACAATTCTTAACCCCGTAGCTAAGACATATGTTTATGGATGGGATGGTGGTTCTGCGGCAAGTGAAGCAGCGGCAATCGCATCTATGGGTGATAGTGGTGGTGATGGAGTAGGAATCGAAGCAGGTTCAGTAATTGCAAAATTACAAAGTGGTTCACTTGGTACAACATTCAGTCCAACATATGTTGGTGGTACAATGCAATTATTTGGAAGTAGTTCAAAAACAACACTATCAGATAGTAACGCAACAGGTCTATCAAGTTTTGGATATATAAACTTTAGTAGTGGTGGTTCAAAAAGATTAGTAGTAGTATTCCCATCAGCATCGAATCAAGGTGGTAAACCTGTAAGTATGTATGATGGAGTACCGCCGGATAGTACGGGTACTGCAAACGAATACTATGTATATGCAAAAGACGCATCAATACCTGGTACAATTGGAACGGGTGTATATTATTTCAATACTGAAAATGCAGTAGAAGGATATACAAGATGGGGAATGATTTTTGCAGAAGGTGAAAATACAAATAACTCAAGATATTATTTAATGCCTGACTCAGCGTCAGCACCATAATAAAAGGAAGAAGATAAATGGCAACAACGGCAGGTGATATTTATGTAAGAAGTGGGGCTTCGGGCTCATTCACATCAGTACAATATGTACAAGGTGGTTGGACTACTGTACCCTCTGCTTCAGACATGACAGGCATATATCACGACAGACTTAAAGATGGACAGATAATTTGGGTAGAACATACCGAACAATTATATGTTACAAGAAAGTTTGTTGCATTTTCTACGCCGGGTTATGATGGAACGGATGATTCCGCATCATTCCATACAACTAATTTAGGTATTAGTGGTGGTGGCGGTGGTGGTGCCGGTGATATTACAAGTGTAGTAGCAGGAAATGGTTTAAGTGGTGGTGCAACAAGTGGTGCAGCAACTGTTACATTAGATACTAACTCAACTACATTTAAAGGTGGTGTTAGTAGTGTAATCACACCACTAAATAACTTTACAGGTTCAGCAAATACAAGTATTGCTGCATTGAATACTTTTACGGGTTCAAGTTTTGGTGGAATCTTTACAACAACAGGTTCTTTCAAATCAACTACTAATAATTTAGATATAACAGGTTCCGTTAGAGTTAGTAATGTAATTAAGTTTAAAGAATTAAGTTCTACACCTACATATGAAGAAGGTGGAATGTTTTATTCAGCATCTAACTTTTATATGGGGATAGGTAATTAATAAAAAAATAATCTATATTTATTGTATATAGATTTAAGAAGTTTCGCTATTGATGCATTGGTTGTGTATCATAATGTTTAAAAAATAAATTAAAAGGGAAAACAAAATGGCAACATGGAAAAAAGTCATTGTCTCGGGTTCGATAGCTAGTTTAGCCGAAGTTTCTGCATCAGTAGGATTCAAAGGTAATTTAGCCGGAAACGCAACAACGGCAACAACAGCAACTCAAGTTGGAAATAGTCTTACAGTAGATAATTCGACAATCCAACTTAACTCGGGTACCACATATGATGGTGCGGCGGGAAAAACTATTAGTATAAAAGATAGTGGTGTATCACTCGCAAAAATAGCAAATATTGCAGACAATACAATCTTAGGTAATATAACAGGAGGAGCTGCAGCTCCATCAGCATTAACTAAAGCAAATGTATTAGAACTGATTAATGTTACAGATGGTGCAAATCCAACTTCAGCAGCAAATATTAGAGCATTAGGTGCAGGAATTGTATCATCATCAGCACAGGTATCTGCATTAGGTGGTGTTCAAGATTCAACAATCACAGTAACTGCAGGTAATGGTTTATCAGGTGGTGGTTCATTTACTACTAACACAGGAAGTAATACAACTATTACATTAGCAGTAGGTGTTGATAGTGATACAATAGAAATTAACTCAGACGCACTAAGAATTAAAGATGATGGTGTAACATACGCTAAAATCCAAAATGTAAGTGCAACAAATAGAATCTTAGGTAGAGATTCAGCAGGTGCAGGTGTAATTGAAGAAATTACTCCAGCTAACCTTAGAACAATGATTAATGTTGCAGATGGTGCAAACGCATTTACACTTACGGCAGCAGGTGTTAGAGGATTGGGTGCAGGAATACATTCAGGTTCAATCTCCGCAGCATCAATAACTGAAATCAGTAACTTAACTTCAGACGAAGGTGCACAATTAGAGAACATCGGTACAACAACAATCTCAGCAACTCAATGGGGTTACTTAGGTGCAATGAACCAAGGTGTAGCAAATAATTCTAATGTACAATTTGCAAATATGGTAGTAACAGGTGATTTAACTGTTGAAGGTACAAGAACAGAATTACAAGTAGCTAACTTAAATGTTGAAGACCAATTCATACTTATCAATTCTGGTTCAACTGGTGCTGATACTGGTATTATATTTGGTGGTTCAAGTGGTACTGCACAAGCAGGTAACGCAATTTATTGGGAAAGAACTGGCGCAGGTACTGGTGTCTTCGGATTTGTCGAAGAATTAGCACATAATGCAACAACTGCAGATATAGATTCTAAATTAGGTAATATTCAGACTTCAACGGGTGCAAATCCAACAACCGCTCCAACATTCCAAGGAGTAGGTACTATTAATGTAAGAACTGATGATGAAACTATTTGGATTTATTCTTAATAATTAAAAAAAAGTTATGTCGAATCACAAAAACATTAGTAAAACTACACAACCACAAAAAAAAGAGACAAACCTCAAGCTTAGTAAAAATGAGCTTGAGGTTCTCTTGTTTTTAATATCCAATGGAACTTTCCAAGGACGAGATATTGAACGAATCTATAAATTAGCAGTAAAATTACAAAACGAACACGATAAATTATAAAGTTATGCAACAATATGATGGATTAACAGAGCCAGATTTAAAAATAATTCAAATCGCTCTAAGTAAACTACAAATTACAGGTGCTGAAGCATCTATGATGGTAAATCTTCAACAAAAAATTCAAATGGAGATTGAATTACTCAAAACTCCTAAAGCAAAAAAGTCAAAAGGGTAATTCTTTCTTTTTTTCTTGATACTTATATACAAGGAATAAATTAAAGAACCTGGTTGTTGGCCCCGAAAAGGGGAAGTGGGCTCAATAGTTGAGTTACCAACCGCAAAGAGGATTAGAATATGCCAAATTGGAAAAAATTAATAACTTCTGGCAGTAATGCCGTATTAAACAAAGTAACCGCCTCATCGGATGTATTATTCGAAGGTGGTTTTCAACTTGAAGGGCAATTTAACGCAGGAGCGAATATTGTCCCACAAACCGACAATATAGGGTCGGTTGGTACAAATGCACTAACATTTAACAATGGTAGATTTACGAGTTTTACCGTAGATAATACATTAACGAGTAAATCAAGCTTGTCTGCCGTTGATATTACCGCATCTGGTCTAATAGAAATACCAACATTCATTGAACATAAAGGTGATACAAATACTAAACTTGGATTTAGTGCAAATGATACAATAGTACTCACAACAGGTGGGTCAACACGACTAAGAGCAAGTAATAGTGGTGTAGAGGTTTTTGGAGCTCTTGATTCATCAAAAGAAAAACAAATCATTATAACAAATGGTGAGGTACTAAAAGCAGCTAAAACAAATGGTTATGTACCATTTGCAAATATAAACCAAATGGATGATGAAGTTCAAACTGGTTATTGGCAATATGTAGTTCCAGCTCAAGGATATGTAGAACAAGTAATTGTAAGCCCACATCAATCTGCAACGAGTGGTACTGTTGGGTTAACATGGAAAAATCAAGATGGAAACTTAGGAAATGAAGTAACTGGAACAATTTCAGCAACCGCAGGTGTTTCAACAACATATACTTTTGGTTCAACTTATGAATTTGATAGTGGTGATAGATTAAACTTATTTGTAGATAGAAATGCATCTGCAAGGTCGAGAGGATTTGGATTCACAATAATATTAAGACTTGATTTTGTTAGTTAAAGGGTAGAATATGGAACATATACATGGATTACATAAAGATACCTTAATAGACATCAAAGGACGAGTAAATAATAGACAAGGCGTTCCAATCAATTTGTCTAATATCGAACTTGGTGACTATATAAAAGGTTATGATGTTGAAAATGGGGTTATTAGGTACAATAAGGTTGTAACCAAATGGGAAAGAACTCTCGACTCCTACTTACAAATTAAACTTTCAGACGGAACTGAGCTAAAAACTTCTGTCGATATAAAAATATACAAAGATGGTGAATGGGTTTCACCAGTCGGTAACGAATCATGTGGTTGTGGTGATTGTAAATGTGGTACTACACCATTTTTCAATGGAATAAAGATAACTTCAGTAAAATTAGTTGAAAAACCAATAGAACTTATAAGTATCGAGGTAGAACCAGACCATAATTACTTTGTAGGTGAGTTACTAATACACAATACAGGTCCTCAAGGTGCAAAAGGACAAAAAGGACAAAAAGGTTCATCAGGTTCAGGAGGTTCATCAGGTTCAAAAGGTGCTACGGGTGCTCAAGGTGCAAGTTCTCAAGGTGCACAAGGGCCAAAAGGTTCTCAAGGTGCTCAAGGTACTTCAGGTTCATCCGCACAAGGTGCACAAGGGCCAAAAGGAAGTACAGGTGCTCAAGGTGCAAGTCCTACGGGTGCTCAAGGGCCAAAAGGTTCACAAGGTGCACAAGGTTCAAGTCCACAAGGTGCTCAAGGTGCTAAAGGACCAAAAGGAGCAGGGGGTGCACAAGGTTCAAGTCCACAAGGTGCTCAAGGTGCTCAAGGGCCAAAAGGAAGTACAGGTGCACAAGGAGCTAGTCCCAAAGGTGATACAGGTGCACAAGGGCCAAAGGGAAGTACGGGTGCTCAAGGTGCAAGTCCACAAGGTGCTACAGGTGCTCAAGGGCCAAAAGGAAGTACAGGTGCTCAAGGAGCCAGTCCAACAGGTGCACAAGGTGCACAAGGGCCAAAAGGAAGTACAGGTGCTCAAGGTGCAAGTCCAAAAGGTGATACAGGTGCTCAAGGGCCGAAAGGAAGTACAGGTGCTCAAGGTGCAAGTCCTACGGGTGCTCAAGGTGCTCAAGGGCCGAAAGGTTCTCAAGGTGCTCAAGGAGCCAGTCCAACAGGTGCTCAAGGTGCTCAAGGAAATCAAGGTGCACAAGGTGCTCAAGGTGCAAGTCCAAAAGGAAGTACAGGTGCTCAAGGGCCGAAAGGTTCACAAGGTGCACAAGGTTCAAGTCCAACTGGCGCTCAAGGTGCTCAAGGGCCGAAAGGTTCTCAAGGTGCTCAAGGAGCCAGTCCAACAGGTGCTCAAGGTGCTCAAGGGCCAAAAGGTTCACAAGGTGCTCAAGGTGCAAGTCCAAAAGGTGATACAGGTGCACAAGGACCAAAAGGTTCTCAAGGTGCTCAAGGAGCCAGTCCTAAAGGTGACCAAGGTGCTCAAGGGCCTAAAGGTTCTCAAGGTGCTCAAGGTGCAAGTCCAACTGGCGCTCAAGGTGCACAAGGACCAAAAGGTTCTCAAGGTGCTCAAGGTGCAAGTCCAAAAGGTGATACAGGTGCTCAAGGGCCAAAAGGTTCACAAGGTGCTCAAGGAGCTAGTCCAAAAGGTTCACAAGGTGCACAAGGACCAAAAGGTTCACAAGGTGCTCAAGGTGCAAGTCCTACGGGTGCTCAAGGTGCTCAAGGGCCAAAAGGTTCTCAAGGAGCTCAAGGAGCCAGTCCAACAGGTGCTCAAGGTGCACAAGGTCCTCAAGGTAACCAAGGTGCTCAAGGTGCAAGTCCTAAAGGTGATACAGGCGCTCAAGGTGCTCAAGGTCCTAAAGGAAGTACAGGTGCACAAGGTGCAAGTCCTCAAGGTGCTCAAGGTGCTCAAGGGCCAAAAGGTTCACAAGGTGCTCAAGGAGCCAGTCCAACTGGAGCACAAGGTCCTAAAGGTGACCAAGGTGCTCAAGGTGCTCAAGGTTCAAGTCCTAAAGGTGATACAGGTGCACAAGGGCCAAAAGGTGATACAGGTGCACAAGGAGCCAGTCCTACGGGTGCTCAAGGTGCTCAAGGGCCAAAAGGTTCTCAAGGTGCTCAAGGTGCTAGTCCTACGGGAGCTCAAGGTCCTAAAGGTGATGTAGGTGCTCAAGGTGCTCAAGGTTCAAGTCCTAAAGGTGATACAGGTGCACAAGGTCCTAAAGGTGATGTAGGTGCACAAGGAGCCAGTCCAACTGGCGCACAAGGTGCTCAAGGGCCAAAAGGTTCTCAAGGTGCTCAAGGTGCAAGTCCAACTGGCGCTCAAGGTGCACAAGGTCCTCAAGGTGACCAAGGTGCTCAAGGTGCTAGTCCTAAAGGTGATACAGGGGCTCAAGGGCCAAAAGGTTCACAAGGTGCTCAAGGTGCAAGTCCAACTGGTGCACAAGGTGCTCAAGGGCCAAAAGGTTCTCAAGGTGCTCAAGGAGCCAGTCCAACTGGCGCACAAGGTGCACAAGGTCCTCAAGGTGACACAGGTGCACAAGGGTCGAGTCCAAAGGGTGACCAAGGTGCACAAGGTCCTCAAGGTGACCAAGGTGCTCAAGGTGCAAGTCCTACGGGTGCTCAAGGTGCTCAAGGGCCAAAAGGTTCTCAAGGTGCTCAAGG